TGGGAAGATTTATGTATGTCCACTTTGGCGATGATGTTCCCCGTAACATCGAGAAAGAGTACAACAAGCTCTTGCGAAAAGAACGATACCTTGAGGAGTTGGATGCAAAAAACGGAAAGATCTATCCCGATTTTGACGATGTTCTATCTTCAAATCCCGATCCTGCGAGTATTCCCATAAGCGAGGAAGAAGAAAAGGATCAAATCAGGCACCGGAACAGGCTTGATTATCTGCCTGATGCCTTAGAACTGCTGAAATCGGATTTTCCTGAAGGGTATGAGCTTATACGGGACTACTTTCTGAGAGAGGATAAGGTGACGATGTGGTATCTCGTTGAGAAATACGGTTTATCAATTGACATGGTACGATACCGAATCAAGATTGCAAAGCAGAAGCTCAAGGAGTATATCATCTTGCACGAAAACGAATAAAGAAATATGTGCAGAACGCTGATTTTTTCTTTTTGGAGAAAGAAACATGGGAAAAACCTTCCCGATTTTGCAAAATCCTCGGTTGATATATAGAGGGGTTCATACCGCTGATGGCTGAAAAGGGTACGGATCACTCGCTGACATATCCTATCCTCCGTGATGAGGGACGGTACGGTTCTTCCATTTGCCGCACCGTCCCATACTTTCAACTATGCTTTCATGTTAATTTCTTTTATTATTCTGTCAACAGCAGAGATGCTGTTGGGAGTGTACGTCCTTCGGAGCGTACATTGCCAAAGGCATCTCACACATTCCTCTTAGTTTTGTTTGACGGCTGATATGCTGTCGGGAGCTTCCTCTCGATTTGAGGGGAAGCTGCCAACAGTACATCAAATATCAGGCATAAAAATAACTGACAACGATGCACTTAGTATCTTGACAATAGAATATGGAACATCTACGCTTTTTCAGTTTCTTTTCTTCTGATAGGAAGGAGGTTATGTCCTATGGATTCAATACCGCTTGAAGTTGTATATAAGAATATGTATAGCGAATATCCTGAGATACTGGAAGTAAAGGACTTATGTGAAATTCTCGGCTATGGAAAGAAAAAGGTTTATCAGCTTATCAAGGAAGGACAACTCAAAAAAATTCCTTGTGGTAGAACAATCAAGGTCGCAAAAGCTACGGTTATAGATTTCGTTCTGCAATGCGCACAAAAATAACTGGTAGAAATGTCCCTTGTGTCAAATTTTGTAGAAGTGGTAGGAAAACGCTTGCAAATGACTTTGTTTCGCGCTACAATATAGTTATGAGGTCAATAGCGCAGACCACCGCTTTCGACATAAGGAGGATAATATAATGAAAGCAAGTCTGCCTTTTAAGTACATTATTGCCGAAAAGAAGGGCAAAAACTATGTTGTCTTTGATTTCAAGGACGATAGTGGCAAGCGTAAGAGAAAATGGGTTACAACCGACTTGCCTGTTGACTGTTCTTATAAAGCACTGACAGCAAAGGTGAACGTAATAGTAGCAAAGTTCTATGAGGAGTTTCTCACAGGCAGCTTAACAAAAGTCAAGGAAACCCCAAAGGAAAAGACAGAACTCAGCGAGGAGGTTCTCAGTGATGATGCTGTATGCAAGACAGGTTTTGAGTTCACAGCATTTCTTGACTACTGGCTTGAAACAATCAGACCGACAATCGCACGAACCTCTTATGAAAGCTACAATCGCTATATCACCAGGATCAAAAACTATTTTGACGAGCGTTATCCGCATCTTCTTCTTGGCAACCTGACAGCTTTACAGCTTCAGCAGTTCTATAACGATAAGTTCAACAGCGGTCTTTCGGGCAATTCGGTAAAGCATTACCATGCCAATATCCACAAAGCACTAAAATATGCTGTAAAAATGGATATGCTCGATGTAAACGTCGCAGATAAGGTTGAACTGCCGAAAATCCAGAAGTTTGAAGCCAATTTCTACAACAAGGACGAGTTGGAACAGCTCTTTGAAGTATTCAAGGGCGATAGACTTGAACTTGTGGTACATATTGCAGCCTACTACGGACTTCGCAAGAGCGAGATTATTGGTTTGAAGTGGGATTCCGTCAACTTTGAGGAAAAGAAACTCACGGTTCGCCGTAAGGTTTCCAGCACTTATGGCGGCGGCAAAGAAATGATTTTTGTCGAAAATCAGCTTAAAACTGAGTCCAGTGTAAGAACTTTTCCCTTGATTCCTCATATTGAGCAGATGCTAATAGAACGCAAAACCCTTGAAGAATACTACTCGAAGCTCCTCGGTAAAGACTTTGACAGGGAATATGACGGCTTTGTGTGCCGTGACAACTTCGGTAAGCTGATTACGCCAAACTTTGTAACTACTCACTTCAAGTACATCATTAAGAAAAATAAGCTCAAACACATTCGATTCCATGATCTTCGTCATTCATGTGCCAGTCTGTTGCTGGCAAACGGAGTATCCATGAAGGCGATCCAGGAGTGGCTCGGACATTCAACATTTAATGTTACAGCCAATTTTTATAGTCACCTCGACTTTCATTCCAAAGTGGAGTCTGCGGAGACTATCGCCAAAGTGTTGGGTGGAGACAGTACAGATACGGAACAGGCTATCCATGATAAAGGTTCAGAGGACGAAAAAAATCGCAAGTCCTCAACCTGAGAACCTGCGATAATAGTGTGCCGATCGTCTACCCATTCTACCACGGCGGCATTATAAAAAAAGTAAAAAAAGTTAATCAAGTCAACTTGACACGGGGGATAAAAATCTTTTGTGCTAAGACCAAAAATGAAAGTGAAATTGAAAAAAGCAGCGATTTTGGTAGAAAATTTGGTAGAAATCCGGTAGAAAAAAGCTCATACACAAGAAACTTTTCTACCAAATCAGTCAGAAAACAAGAAAAGAATGCCGTAAAATCGACATTCTTTCAATGGTGCCGCTAACCGGACTTGAACCGGTACGGGTTTTACCCCGAGGGATTTTAAGTCCCTTTGGTGTATTTGATAAAACTGCGTAAATACGAGGTTTTAATGCGGTTATTATTATAAAAGTGTGTAAAAGTGTGTAAAAATATTTTGAGTGTGTGTTACCAATTTAGCTTTGTACTGATTGTATTTTGTAATTTTTATGTTATAAAATATTATTTATTGTTTTCTCTTGCTTGACAATTTAGATTATTTATGTTATAATAAAAAAATACCCTAAAAGGAGATAATCATATGGCAAATGTCGGAAACAAAAAAACTAGACACATTAAAAATTTAGGTTCAGTTTATTATGACAACAATCGTGCAAAGTGGATAGGACAAATTACTATTGGCAAGTATAATAATGGTAGAGTTAAGGTAAAACGTTTTGTTGGCTCAAATCAGAATGACGTAATAGACAAAATGCGAAAATATAATAAAACTCATGCTAATAATATGATTTTAGACGAAATAAAAAATTCTTCAGGAGATATTCTTGTAAGTGAGTATTTTCATAATTATATGCTCACAGTAAAAAAAATTCGTCTGAAAAGAGCAAGCTATACTAGGGAACTTGGAACACTGAATAATCATGTCATTCCGTATATAGGTGAATATCGAATGAATGAACTAACAACCGAAATTATTCAAAACGAAGTTTTAAACAAGCTAATTTATAGAGGATATAGCTTCTCAACTATTCATAAAGCATATGTTTTAATAAACCAATGTCTAAAATACGCTTATCATCAACACATTATTTCAAACAATCCTTGTGATTTTGTGGCTGAACCTTCAAAAAAGATATTTGCTCGGAAACCCATTCGCTTTTTTACTGACGAGGAAATTGCCAAATTTATTGATTGTGCAACATTAAAAGATAGTAATAATCAATATAAATACACAAATGGTATTGCTTTAGTCATATTGATGTACACAGGACTTCGTGCAGGAGAGCTTATGGCATTACAGTGGCAAGATGTAAATTTGAAGTCAAATTACTTAAACATACACAAGAATGTTGTAACTTATTATGACGATAATAATGAACGCAAGGTTGCCAATCAGGAAGATACAAAAACACAAACACATCGTTTTGTATATTTAACGAAATCTGCAAAATCATATTTAAAACATTTGTATTTAACTCGTAAACCTCATTCAAACGACTATCTTGTTATTACTACGAGTAAACGCTCGATTGACTCTTTGGAAACAACATATCGTTCCATTTGTAAAAGAGCCGATATTTTAAATCCACAAGGTTTGCACACGCTCAGGCACACTTATGCTAGTCTTTTAATTCGCAAAAAAGTAGATATCAAGATCATAAGTGAAACATTGGGACACACCAGTGTTGCCTTTACCTATAACACTTATGTACATCTAATTGAAGAAGAAAAGGCTAAAACCATTAAAGAAATAGACATATAAGACGAAAAGGACAGAAATCAACTTTCTGTCCTTTTTATTTATTAAAGTGTTATATTTCTATCTATGTATCGTTGTAATCTATCTACGACAACATATGTTTTATTGCCTATTCGTATTGTAGGTACTTCATTATTATTAACGAGATGGTATGCTTTATTTTTACCGATATGCAGATAATTTTGCAGCTCCTTAATAGTCATTAAATTAGATAAATTGTAATCTTTAAATTTGCAATTCATTAATTATCCTACCTCAAATCTTACTTTCCACTGCTACCAAGGCGACCTGTACCCCTTTCTGACGGAATGGTTTTAAGCTCCTTGTAGGTATATTCTTCCATCTCAACTTCTGGAACAGGAAGCACAAGAGCCTGACAAATGGCTTTTTCATATGGATATAAAATGTAATTAGCTTTTTCGTATGGAAGCAACAAAATACTAGCAAAATCGTTAAAGGTAGTAATAGACTCTTTCTTGCAAATAACTATCGGTACGTCATTTGTATTAGTAATTGGAACACCCCACTCGCCACGATAGCCACTGTCGATTATTCCACACCTCTGTGCCATGCCCTTAGTGCCTGTTGAACTTCTCTCGTGCAATACGAAACAGTAATCTGTATCACAAGCTGAAGCTATGCCTGTCGGTATTATAACTGTAGTATGTGGTTTTATTATTATGTAATCTTCGTCAAAACAAGGATAAACGTCATAGCCTGCATCTTCTAGTCTTTTGGTTGGAATGATTGCATTTGGTTTTGTCTTTGCAAATTTTACTGTTGTTATCATTTTTTATCTCCTTTTTTTACATTATTTCTTTTGATTTACATTTCATCTTTCCCATATGGAATATTTATAAAATCAAGGACTCTACCTATACCCAAACTGCCTTTATCAATTACTCTAACAATACTTCCACTAACAAATTTTATATAACTTACCTTTTCTTTCTCATAACAACAAAAACTGTTGTCACTAAATTGCCCTGCAATTTCAATTTCGCAGTTATCATGATGTGTGCAATCCTTATGTCTTATAATTTCCTGCACATTTTACTACTGGTTTTATTTGCTCAATACTGTGAAACACATCGTAATATATATTAGCTGTTTCGCAACTAATATATAATAGAGGGCTAAGTTCTTCATCAAGTATATTGAGTACATCTTGTTTTTTTATATAGTCTTCATTATCTTTATCTTTCATTATTACCTCTTTCCTCATTTAAAATGTTGCAAACCTTTTGTGCAATTTTAGATGTTGGAAAATACACAGTGGCAACGTTCATTTTAGTAACGCTAACAAAATTCCACCTTTTAGCTTTTTCGTCATAGTAGATATAATGTTTATGATCTTTATCGTTACTCCAATCAGGTTTATGATTGGGACAATAGGTATCGTGCAGTCTCTCCAGTTTTAGCAAAAAATTGACTTTGTCAGCTACTTCCTCTGCACGCTTTCTTGTGTGAAAATAGTTATTGTTATTATAATAGTAGTTGTCATATATGCCGTTGTTTTCAGTTCTACTATAATAATTTATTCGTCCGTTTGGATTGTTGCTTATGTAATAATATGGTGCAGCGGTTTTCACTCTTTTAAATTTTGGTTCTTCCTCGACCTTTGGAATTTCAATTTCCCTCAGTCTTGCGTAGGCGATAGCAATGCCCGTCTTGCAGTCAAATACATCTTCTGGGCGACATTTTGCGATAGCCGATTTAACAGTTGCTGTGTCATAAACAATGACACAGCTATGGCTACCGAAGTACGCAATCGCCTGCTTATCGTTTTGGAAATCGCCGTATGTCTTTTTGACCCACTGTTCAAATCCCTTTTTGTCCATTTTATTATATTTTCCTTTCTTTTTTATCAAAGTACCCGTTAAGGTGCTAAGTTCCGATGTTTGCTCAGTCTATTGTCTGCCAATCTTCCGACAGCATATCTGCTTGACTTGCAAGCCAACCAAGTTGTACACCCGAAGTTCCCACAAATGCCAATGCTTTATTGCCCATATCCTTATGGTTTACATTTGTCACAGTACCATTGGGGGATTTATAACTAACATTAGTGGCAAGCTCAACATACTGTTCTTTGCCGTTCCAGCCTTTTCTTGCTATTTTCTTGCCTCTCTTTACTTCTTCGATTGCCTGTCCAAAATCCATGTTCATCTGTCCTTTCTGTTTTATAACAAAATTGTCCCGCTTTTTATACACATCAATGTACGTTTCATTTTTATCACCATTATGTGTGATTTCAAAATACATTCCGTTTGGAAGCGTTGTTGATACAAGTGCCTTCCAGTTCTGCAATGTTTTACAACTCCATACAACGTAAACATCATCTGTTGAAATCTTCACATTGCCGGTTTTGTCAATGCGCTTGCTCACATAATCAGCAATTACTTCCTTGCAGAGTTTGATAAATTCTGTGTCCTGTTTAATCTCCATAATATCTTCCTTTCTATTCGCAATACAATCTTACTGTATTGTCAGCAAGACTTTTCTGCACATCAATAACTCTCTGATTGCTTGAACCTCGCCATTTTAATGTTATGTCACGTTTGTCATCTTCATATTGACCGTCAATGACTACATCAAGATAGTCCATAATGGGTAAGTCTTTAATTTCTTCCCACTTATAACCTGTGTAAAGCCATTGTGTTTTTGTGGGATAATATTCTTTTATTACCGCAGATATTGCCCATACTATTTCACGATTATCAGGAAACAAAGGATCGCCGCCTGAAAATGTTATACCTGAAATATACGACTTGTCTAACTGGTTACATATTTCAAAGATAGTATCAAGATCAAATGGTATACCACTATCTTTATTCCATGTTTGAGGGTTTTGGCAGTTTTTACAATGATGATTACAGCCTGATACCCAAAGGACAGTTCTAAGCCCGTCACCATTTAACATATCATCCTTGGTTATATTATGATAGTTCATTACATACTCACCCTATCCTTTATCTCTGCAACCTTTGCGGCATTGTATCTACTTTTACCATGTATTCTAGTAAAGCCTAAATAGCCATTCATTCGATCAATCTGAGTTATATTTTCCGACCCACACTTCGGGCATTTATCCATTTCTAGTTGCTCATAACCGCAATCCTCACAATATGATAATGCTAAATTTATACCCTCATAAAATCCGTAATCCATAGCACGTCTTACAAGTGTTTTTATAGCTTCCTTATTATACGATATAGGATAACGACAATACTGTATCTTTCCGCCATTGAACAAATTCCAAAAACGCTTTTCAGTATCTTGTTTCTGAACTGGGGTAATATGTTCCCATACGCCACAATGGAATGAGTTGGAAACGTATGGTCTGTCTGATACGCCCTCTATTATACCATACTTCTTGCGGAACTGTTCAACTTGAAGCCCACACAGACTCTCGGCAGGAGTACCGTAAATTGCGTATAGTATATGGTCTTGTTCTTTAAATTCATTTGCCTTGTCATTTATGTATTGCATTACTTCATAGGCGAAATCACTATCTTCTACAAGTGACTTACCATTATACAAATGCTGTAATTCGTTTAAAGCAGTGATACCAAAACTCATAGTCATAGCTGGAAGTATTGGTTTTATTTTATCATTAGGGTTGAGATTACCACCAAGAAAACCACCTTGAGTAAATCCCATTGGATTTGTTGATGCCTTTTTCTCTCCTAAAAATTCATATGTTCTTTTGTGCAGATTTCTTATAAGTTCGAGGTAATAATCAAGAACTTCATAAAAATCTTTATTCTCCTGCCTTGCCTTTGCTAATATCATCGGCAAATGTAATGATATTGCACCAAGATTAAATCTACCCTCAAAGACAGGGTAATCATTTTCGTCTTTTGGTTTCATGCCGCCCCTTGCAAACCAAGGCGATAGTGATGCCCGGCATCCCATCAAACTGACAACTTTTCCGTACTTCTTATACATCTCAGGAATATAACCATCCCCTGTCAAGGATAAAAAATCTGGATACATCGCTTTACTGCTACAATCAATGGCAACATCAAAAAGCCATTCTAACTTTTTACCTTTACCATGTAAATTTTCATCGTACAAAAACGTCAGCTTTGGAAATAGTACAGGTCTTTTAAAGCCCTCTTTTCCTTGTCCGCCCATTCGTGTTTTTAATGCTACCTCGCTTGCCATGGTTTCCCACCTGCTTGTACCTATGCCGAAACTAATAGCGATGAAAGGATAATCGCCTCTTGACGATCCTACAGAATTAAATTCCATTTCCCATGATTGAAAACCCTGCTCAAAATCTCGATAGACTTTTTTGGTCGCATATTCATCGGCTTTATTCTTGTCGCCGTTATCACATATGCTTAAATATTCGTCAACATATTTCTGATAACTTTTTTTGGCATATGGGGCTAAAAGAGTATCAACTCTAGGTATTGTAAAACCCAATGCAGATGTATATTTCTATACTGGATACCGCACTGCAACATATCTTCACAACCGCTAATTGTGCCTACTGTTTCAATTATGTGCCAATCTCATAATCTACTCTACTCGATTACTTTCATAATAAAAGCTGTAATATTATGATATTCTTTCGATGTCCTCTACACTCTCTAAATTCCATTTATATTAAATTCCATTGATAACCTTGAAGTAATAATTGCTTTTTATTGTTTGTATCTTGATAGAAGTCTTTACCTTTTAATCCAATATTTTTTCCCAATTCTTTTCTATCAAATGTTCCAACATAAATATTGTTTTTGTATAATTGATACATAAATCTTTTTGGCGATTTTTTATTTTTTAATGCTTTTCTCGTATTATTTTCTCTAGTTAATATTTGCAAATTTTCTATTGAATTATTTTGAGGATTTGCATCTATGTGATCGATCGTCAATTCCTGCGGAATATCCCCCATCAGTGTTTCATATACCAATCTATGTACTCGGTAATATTTCCTTATATGCCGATTATTTTCTATAAAAGAAAGGCACACTTCTAAATATCCATCTTTATCCACTTTATAACAATGTTCTCTTGGTTGAAATATATTTATTCGCCCTTGTCCACCTTTAACTTTAGTAGTTATTACTTTGCCACTTTTGGTAACATAGTATCCGTCATATTTAGTTTTATAAGCAATTTCATTTTCAAAAATTATTTCCTCCATAATTAAACCTCTCACTAATTTTATTATGGAAATTAGATAGCACGGTATTACCATATCAATTATGACTTAGGTTTCACCGTTAGCAACTTTCGTCACACCCTTTAGCAAGGTTAAGTAGGTTTTATTACGGCAATATTACTTACCGTATTGTTGACTAGCTGCCGACATTGTTACATCACTTATAACATCGAAGGCAACGTCAAGTGTCTTAGGCTCGTTATAATGAATATTACCCATTTCAAAGCCACCAGACAAAACATTTGCCATATCGAAAATACAACAGTTTATGCCGTCAAGTCTGTCTTTCTTATCATGAATATAGATATAACCGTCTCTAGCCGCCTGTCTTTCTTCAACATTCAAGAAGAATTTATCATACAGGTTCTTGTTCAACTCACCATAAATCAAACTGCGCTGTGTGCTAGTCATAGTAGAATCAGTGTTGGCATTTGAAACGTCGCCAATATAGCGAATGCCCTGAGACTTGGTATATACATCGTCCATCATATGAACAAAGTCTTTTTTGTAATTTCTATACTGCCTATAACATTCACCTGATTTCGGGTAAAGGTCAAGCAAGGTGCGCTCGACTATTGCATGTATCGCCTCAACCGAAATACAATCATTTTCTAGATCTTCTTCCATTATGTAATCCATAACAGCAGAGCAAATTTTTTCATAATCTTTATCTGAAAGATTTTCCAATGCCCTGTTAGCTGATTTGCTACAGGCATTGATTATTTTTTGATAATCAAAATCTTCTAATGTTCCGTCCTTTTTTATTACTTTCATTTTATCACTCCTTATTGTCACTTAAAACAAAATCTATTTTTGTTCGTTTTCTATACTATCTATGTTCTCTGACTTCAAGTCTAATTCTATTTCTGTACCCACATCAGTTTCCATAATAGTATTAATTGCCTTGTCAATATCGTTCCAATTCTTACAACGATATTTTTGGTGTAACATATGAATATTGCTTTCATATGACTCAAACCCATGTCTGTTCCACGGATAATCAAATAAGATTTTATGGTAATAGCCACCAACTAAATTGTCTACACAATCATCAATTAAAATATCAATATCCCCACTGAGCATTTGCTTATTCTTTATAATTATTAGACTATCATACATATTTAAAAATGGAAGTTGTTCTTGTAACCACGCTGCTTTATTAGAAACATTCTGTGGATCTGTAGCCGTCACTATGTAAATTTCACAACCTAAATCATGATATTTTTTCAATGTAGCAACACAATTTTCAAGCACTTTTATATTTTTCCATACTCTCTTATCCGTGAAATAGTCATAGAACTTATCCTGAGAAACATTTTTAAAGAACTGCCTCATATTATAGGTAGTTATATCGGCAACAGACAAATTGTCATTATAGTCCTTATTATAAACATCAATAATACTCTCTGCTAAATTATTAATGACATTATCACAATCCACACCAATACGCCACGGTCTAGGTCTTATCAGATTTGCTTTCAGTTCCATTGGCATTTTCCTCTTTATCATTCTCGTCTAATTCATCCAGCATTTCGGTTACTGTTCTATAGGCTATTAGAAAACCAAGTACAAGTCCAACCAAAGCACCAATAATAAAATTAGCCATTTTTATCATGTTCCTTTCTGTATTTTTCGTATTCATCTCTAATTTGCTCCAAAGTATAAATTTTATACGGTATATGTCTGTTCTCACAATACACAACCTCCGTGCGACAGCCTTTAGAGGATCGCCAATCATTTGAAAGAACACTTGAACAAATAATCATTTCATCTGCAAGTTCTTCAAGTAACAACAGAGTCATGTTCAACCCTTGCTCATAAGCGGTGCAATCGTAAAGGTTACCAAACATTGCAATGGGATTGAGATACAAATTCTCAGGGTGCATTATAGTTAATAGTTTTTGGCACTCATTTATTTTACTTAAATTTTCTTGCTTGCCACCATATGGGTGAGATAAGTAAACAATACTATTATAATGTTCTCTGTTAATTATGTTCGGTTTCGGTATCATTGTCTCCCTCCTGCTTAGTTGTAAGTCCTACTACATACTTTCTTAGATTTTTATAAGCTGTGTTGATATTTTCATCATTATTGATAATGTAATCAACAGATGATTTGCAGTTTTTAAATTCTATCTTGTCCCGTTCAGTACGTTTGCAGGTTTCTTTAAGTGCTTTTTCAAAATTCTTGTACATTTTATGGTAACGTCCAAACAAACGCTTGTACCGATTGATATACGAGCAATCTATAAAGATAGAATAAATTTTTCTATTGCCTTTGTATTTTTTATGTAATTCATTAAGCCCTGTTTGGTCTACAACATAAAGATTATATGTATCATCGTCAATTTGACTTGCCGTTATTCCATAATGATTATCAAGATAATAGTTATAAGCCACGATATCATTAAGTGCCTTAAATTCCTTTTCTGAAACAAAGGTATGACCTGCTTCACCTTCGTATCTCGGAGAACGAGTTGTGTAAGAGGGTATCTGCTTCATATTAAATTCTTTTTCAAGCATTTGTACAAGTGTTGATTTGCCACTTGCCGAAGCTCCAAGTATACAAAATAATGGTTTACTCATTTTTATTTTTTTATTCTCCTTTAAATAGCATGGAAACATTTCTTTACACTCTCCAACGTACTTGCACATAGGAACGAGAAAATCTTTCCAAATATTATCAAGTTCAATAATTTTATTGCACATTTCTTTTATAACTTCTCTTGTTTCTTTGGCAGCCTGATTACACAATCTTTTATTGGCAATGTTCATGAGTTCTTCGCCATTAAAGTCCCATATCATATTGACAGGTGTGTCCTGTGGAGCTTTAGTCCTATCATAATCAGATTGCCTATCGTTTCTCTGAGATTTAACATAAGGTTGTGCGTGAATGTGTCTCACAAGATGTACCGCTACCCAATTAGGAATATCTTCAAATAGTACCGAAAATCTTAATCTACGTATCGGTGAATGTCTTGCTTTTAATATTTTATATTTCCATTCGTCTGTCGGTGGCGTTTTAGCCTTTAGCCCTACTGTCACCAATGCTCTTTGTTTTACTGCAATCCAATCTTCATTAGTTGGATATTCAAGTATTGTTACTTTCATCGTCTTTCCTCTACTTTATAATAAATTCTGCGAACATTTTTTCTGCGTTCTTTTCGTGTTCTGTTGGCACAAACATTATTACCTCGTTTTCAAGGTCAAGTGCAAATATGCCCACTATACTACTTGCATTTACGCAATAATGGCTCTGCTTCAGGTCTATAGTATAGTCAACCATGTTCGCAAGTCTAATAAACTGCTGTACTTCTTTTACTGTAGTAAATCTAATTTTATATGCTGTATACTCCGTTACCATTTTCATCTGTCCTTTCTTTGTTTAATTTGTTGCCATAGCAATCATATAAGCTCTTTGTACGATTGCTTTATTTTTAGCTTTTGTTATCCTCTGTCTTTCTTTGGCTTGAATGAGTTCGTCCTCACTCATAAAATATGTATCTAGTTCTCTACACTCTGACTTGTAGCGTTTTAGCTGTCTATTTTCCTCCTCTCTAGCTAAACGCTTTCTTTTTCCTGCTTTCTTGTCGTATGCCAATTTTTAAATTCACCTCTTTTCTAACTAAGTTTCTGAATTGATACAATATTACCAGAATAATTGTCATAAGTACCAATGTTGCCACTGCTCATAACATCAGGATCAAGTGCATATGTATCAACTATAAATTCAACCACGTTCTTAAAACCATAGCCTGTATCTCGATACTGATTATTATAGTCAGTATGAATATCAGCTTTACAATCGGCTAAAACAGCGGTGAATGAATTACCTGTGTCGGTTGTAATTAGATAGCGTGTACCTATTTCTGTACCGTAATAACTTCCTAAAGCAATACAAACATCATCACCTTGTCTGCGTATTCCCTGACTATCCGTCCAACAATTCAGTTGTAACTGATATTGTAAAGAATTGATGTCCGTAATATAAGCATAATCCATATAGCCGTGAAATGAAGTATCACCTGTTGGAATATCGTAAGAAACAAGTTCTATTTCTGGCTCTGCTTCAGACTTGGTAACTATCGTTGTAGTTTCAGTTACTTTATGGCTATACGGCTTTGTAGTTCTTGTTTCTTTGGTGGTTGTAGTAGATTTAGTATTTGTTTTTACTTTATTTTTTTTATTTCCTACCGATCTAGGTTTTGTATTTTTAGTTATAGTGCTTGTGGTAGTGGTAATCGTATTAACTGTTGAATTTTCGGCTTTATTTCTTTCAAAATTGTGCCTGTAATCTTCGTTAATCCCAATAACTTTTACAACTCCAAAACCGATAACTATTATGCAAACAGCAACTATAAGTTGTATTATTTGCTTTGTTGTCTCGTCTTTCTTTTTGTTCATATGTATTTATTCCTCATCGTCACAATAGCAATATTTGTTATAATAATCTTCTCCGTTCATTTTTTCGCAAGGAATATCGTTGTATTCGCACAAATCATCAACATTTACATTATGATTTGACAAATATTCAATAGCTTTTTCTCTGGCACATTCGCTGCAAAGTTCTTCCGAGTCATTGTCAATAATATAAAGCATATCAACCTCAGTTCCGCACTTATCACATATTAAAACACGATAATCTTGACCCATGTAACAATGACGGCAGGGAAGTCCAAGAGCAGTACAACCCACACAATCATTTCGTATCTCACTTGCCATGTTTTTATTCACTCCTTCACTTCTTTAAATCTGGCATAAAAGCTGTCATTAATATCGTAAACATTATCATATGTATTGCAGCTCTTTCTACCATGACCGTCTATTAGTCTGCCATTTTTTACTTCGTATACTTTCCCTTCCTGAAAATTATGGGTGTCAAAGCAAGCCACCCATGTGCATTTCAAGAGAGTATTCCAAGCATTATTTAACATTCTGTTTCCTTTCTAGTTTCAGTATCAACCTCAAACAGTTTTCCAAATATATAATTAGTTTCACAATCTTATAAATCCTCCAATTTGTTCTTTATTGGAAGATAATTGCAATTATCATATTCACTCAGGTAGCTAATCTGAGCGTTCCGTTTTGTTTTATCTCTTATTTTCTTAATAAAATGTTGGTTTTATATTTTAGTTGCTTTCAACTTTTTTTATGATCTAGCGAATGCTTTTACTAACGCTTTTGACTTTTCAATCCTATTTTTCATATCAACAGACAGCCTACTATTAGGACACTTAAAATTCAAAGGATATATTCCGTTATATTTCGCAAGACGTTCTAATGTAATTCTATGCTTATTTTTCAATTCAGCATATGTTTCGTGCGTACACGTTACTTGGTCTAGTTTAACAAGTTCGTCACAGCAAGGACAACGTGTTATAAGAATTGATACTCCATAAGGAGAGTGTTTTCCAAACTCATTTCTGCAATAAGGCTCGCACATTGAAACTCGAAGCATTTCTTCTTCTGAGTGACCGATTTCACCTTTTTCATACAATTCTTTGGCTTCTTTTTCCCCAAAATAAAACTCAGAATTGCAAGCTTTACATTGCCCTTTAAATAGTGTTATGTCCTCAATAAAATTTTCACCCAATTTGGTTACAAACATTTATTACCTCCATTTTCCGTCAATTAACTCCTCTTACAATTATATAAACTCTGCATTATCAGGTAATCTATCTCGAAATTCTTTAGGTACTTCACCATTGTGCCATAAATTATTTGTTACGATAATTTCACCTGTATGTAATTTAATTTTAAATTCTCTACCACCATATCCCCTAAAAGAACTATCACTCATTGGGTGAGCTTTGTTTAAGTAATAACAAATGCCATTAATAATAACGTGTTCGTCCTTTTCTTTTATAATTTCAAGCCAGAACTTTTTATGGAAACATTCGCTACTATCACAAACTTTGTCAAAAGGCTCTGCATGATAGACTTTGTGGAACACTCGACCGCAGATTTCACATTTTATATTTTGAATATTACAATCCATTTTGTTTATCTCCTGCTTTTACATCAGCCACTTTCTATATTTTCTATCTTGTTTACGCTTAATCTTCTTTATATGGTTGTATATGTGTTGTTCATAAGTACAATCACTATTAGGATTGCAACAAAGAAAAGAACCAAGCACCGCACCAAAGCAAATAATCCCACCACATATTGCCATAATTATGTTAATGAACGTACTGCTATATTCACCATCACTTAACAATACTATTATTAATGCTAAAATTGGGAACATCCTGCAATAGAAATGTACAATATCTGTTTGTATTTTGTCCCTTCTTCTAAACCATTGTTTTAAATATTTAGAGTATTTAATTTCTTTCATTAATGTCTCCTCTTTAATTTTACTTTAACCCTTTTGCTTCTAGTAGTGCAATTTGAGCGTTCAAAAGTTCAACTCTTTGTTCCAAAGATGAAATGTATTTCTGTAAATAATTAATTCTGTCCAAACAATGCTCATAATCTGCATTAATAAGAGTTTTCCAACCTATACCGTTTGAAGAACAAGACTCCGCTTTATCATCATAATGTGTTGGCAAATCAATAGCATCGTCAGGGATTGGTCTACCATTCTTTACTGCTTCTTCAATAGCCTTGTAACACGCCATTTTTATACACCTCTCTTGTTCATTTAGTTAATCGTAAATTTTAGTACGGCACTTAATATATTACATGAAATTACAATAACTTCTAGTTTAAGTCCTATATTGGCACTTTTTAATCTTTGTTCATCTTTTAGAGAAGAAAACGGAAGGGAACATAGTAGCATTAAGAAACCAAGACTTTGATATATTAAGACAGTAATATTTAAAATAAGTTGTATCATATTTTCTACGTTCACTCCCGAATATGTTTCTCTATAACAAAAAGGTCAAATCCGTTTCTTACGAACTGTCTTGCGAGTTCATGTTCTATGCCATTACCCAAATATGTATAGATATAACTCATTTGCTTCATTGTAAAATTAGTTCCACAAATTTTATTGAAAACATTAGTATTGTCTTGCCAATATCTTATAAGCCTTTTGTCTTGTGAATATCTTAATGCACAAGAGCAATCTCGACTTAGCCACTCACAAAGTTTTACCTTGAAATCTTCATTTGTTTTCACATCGTCAAGCTGAATATAGACATTGAATTTTGGAATAAGAATAATCTCGTTATTTCGATTAATGAAGCTATTTGGAAAAACTTGCATTGCAAGTTTTATACTTTCAAGAAGTTTCATTCTGTCTCCTTTCAGTCAATTCCAATTCTTTCTTTATATTCGTCAAGTGTAATTTTGCCCATTTTATAATCTAAAAGTGATATAAATTCTTCTGTAGAAGTACTAAAGGGGAAATTACAGTTGCGAAGTTCTTTTCTTATCTTTTCTACCGCCTGTTCAGACAGAATATGATGCTTGCTCTCGTTGACACAGATTTCCGAGATAATAAATTCCATATGCTGATATTGATTTATTAGGAATATTAGTTGCTCTTTCGTAAGAGCGTTAAGAATTTTCTTTGAAATCATTTATATCACCTCAGCCCTAGATCATCAAGTGTTACAGGTGTGTAGTCATGTAGCATACAGCCAACATTTGCGCACTTATAAGGAAACCCACGATTTTTCATTTGTTTGGTATATTCTTCAAAAGGTCTTGTATCTCTACCATTGTGAATATGTCCATACAGATGAATATAATCATAATCAGCGTTAATCCAATGAGCTATAGGATAGTGGCAAAGTACAACGTGTTCTTTGCCATCTTTAATTACTTCATAATCTTTTATCCAAATGAAATACTTTTTCAGTTCATTGTTCACTATATCATGATTACCTTTAATAAGAAACTTATTTCCTTTAAGTTTAGGCATTACTTCTGTAATTTCTGATTTATTCCAAAACATATCACCTAAAACATAAACACTATCATTAGTAGAAACAACTTTATTCCAATTATCTATAATAGTTTCTTTCATATCTGCAAGATTAAAAAATGGACGATTATCCAAATTTAGTATATTTTTATGACCTATGTGCAGGTCTGATATATAAAATTTCTTAGGTGTTGACATTTACTGCTCCTTTCAAATAAAATTAAATCCACTCTATTGTTGGCAAGCCTTCATAATTATGTTCCCATACAAACCATGCAAAACACATAGTGCTTGCCCAAGGCTTCCCCTTTTCATCTACCTCACTACCATTACGCATTGGGTTTACTCTTTTAGAAAACACATAAATTGTTTTTATAGGAGTGTTTTCCCACATTTTCAATCTATCTTGCCCTTCAAGGAGTTGGATTTTGGCAAACATAATAACTTTTTCATTTGCTAATTCCAATGATCGAAGAATAAATTCTTTTGCAAATTTGAACGGTGGATTGGTAATAATATTATCAAATTTGCGTTTGTAATTATATGTAAGAAAGTCAACGTTTGGAGTAATATCAATTCCAAAAGGACTATCTCTACTAACCAAATCAGTAGATACAATTTCTGAATATGGATAAAATTCTTTGAGGACTTTTGATATATGCCCTTGACCAGCAGCAGGTTCGAGTATGCTACCAAATAATTTTTCTCTTTTTAAAATGGCTTCTGTCGCATTGAATGGTGTTGCGTAAAAATCATTAGTCACTCTTTCTCTTGTAGGAGACATTCCAGCTAGGCTTGTCCCCGTAAGTGTTTTCATTAAATGTTGTCCTCCTCAATAGTTTGTAATCAAGACCTCTAAATCTTCGGTAGAAGCTTGTATTTGCCACCCACATAATTAAGTGGTGATTTTATATATTCTTGCTTTATCAGTATCATCTCCTAAATAAAATTTCTCTTTTATTCAGATTTTAAGTGTTTAAAAGTGCGTATTTACACTGTTTTAGAATATGCTAAAGTAGCGTATTTTCATTAACTTGCATTTCTTAAAATTAATTGCTTTATGCTTCCTTTTTGCCTTTTCGTATAATAGATGTGTCCTTTGTTCCAACTGCTGTTATACTCTCCATTTTGATTAAATCTAATTAGTCAATTAAACGAAAACAATGTAGAACATATAAGTAGTTGTTCACATAAGTCACTAGAATATGTAGTCTTATTTAAGTTGCAAATTCCATCATTATTTGGAGCTACTATAAAATTATAAGTACATTTTAGTATTTTTTTCTGAATTTATGCCATTTATTCTTTTCTTAGCTATTTCAAAATAATCTTTATCTAATTCAATTCCTATAAACTTTCTATTAAGGTTTTTACAAGCAACTCCTGTTGACCCTGAACCCATTGTAAAGTCTAATATCACATCATTTTCATTACTGAACGTTTTTATCAGATATTCTAAAAGTTCTAAGGGCTTTTGAGTAGGATGATAACGTAAATCTATTGTATCAGAATAATTTTTACCATTTTGTGGAGTAAAAGGCACTTTACAACTTAAAATAGAGATAGGATTTCTTTCTCCTGTATCAGGTTTCCTTGTTCTATATGTTGCTCCATAAATTCGATTTCCTATATATTCATTTTCTATAAATGTTTTTCTCTGAGTTATAAATTCTTTTTCTGAAATAAGCCATTTTTGAGGATTATAAGTATATTTTGAATTTTTACTAAATACAATTATATTCTCATGAATTTTCATATGTTTTTGATTATATTGCATCCCACTAGCAGGTTTATTTTTAAGCCAAATGAGTTCTTCTCTAAACCAATTCACATTGCTCATTATTAAGTTAGATGTAAAAGGCTGAGAGCCAAATAAAATGATAGGAGTATTGAGTTTAATTATTCTTTTAATATGCTCCCACATTTTGTCAAATGGAATTATATTATCCCAAGAACAAGAAGTTGACCCATAAGGTAAATCTGTAATAATGCAATCTACATAATTGTCAGGAATATTATTTATTAGCTCTAGACAATCTCCTTGCCACAGTTCTATATCATTCATATTTTATAATTCCCATATCTTTTTACTTCTTTAGCATCAATCATTGTGTGTTTCCTCCTTAAATTACATTTTTCCTCTTATGTTTCGCATTTTACAACCCAAGATGGGTGTTCTTCATGAATTATTCGTCTGGCTAAATCCCATTCTTTTGAGTTATATTGGAATGTAAGCCATAGCTGAAATAAGAGTCTGCCAGAACGCTTATACCGATACGACTCTTTCCAATACTGAAAAGCCTTATAAATTCTATCATTTAGATTATCATAATAGCAATTACCAGTATTAAACATATCGGCTAAACTACGTTCTGAGATTTTTGATATTATGTATTCTTCATTTGTCATGAATCATCTCTCTTTATGAACAAATAATCAGTTGAAATATCATCTATTACATTTTTAGCTGTCTCTTTAAACCATACACTCAAATCTCTTTTAGTCATTCGTAATCCTCCTTAATCTTTTCCATCATCTCAGGATTGTCATAAACGTTGCCGACAATTTCTAGTTCTTCACCACAAACACTGTCGAAATCAACTGTGAATGTAGAAAAGGTTATGATAAATTTCGCCACATCATTATCCCACTCGACTTTGCCATAATCTTCGTCATAGCTGTCCCAAACAATATCCCCTTCAAAAATTTTATTGCCGTTCGTGTCGGTAAGACCTGTGTACTGACCGACAGTTTCAGGGTCAACCGAATATGTTATCGGGATTGTATCAACAAACTGTTTGTCATTGAAATCATCGATTACCAGATTGTCGCAAATGATGTGTTCAAAATCAGCACCCTTGTCCTTGAAATATGGACGTTTTCTGACAACGTAATAACCACTTACCCATTTGCCGTTGGCAATGCGCTTGCCACGAAATAATATTTCATGCATCGTTATCGCTCCTTTTCTCCCACGCATTGCATTTGTCATTTCTGCTCACCACGACAAATTTGATCTTTGCGACATCACTTCGCTTTGCACAAAAAGTATATAGTGCCTTGCCATGTAGAGGGCCGAAATCTATTGCGTGTTCGCAATTTGAACAGGTTTTATCCATTGCTGTTTTCCTCCTTTATAGTTCTTCTTGTTCTTTCTCTTTTTCGTCAATATACCGCCCAATAACTTCCAATATTCGATTTTGCAATTCACAAGGAATTTCGACCTCGCAAACGTCTGAAATGCAAGTCTGCCTTCTTTTAAATTTTAACTTTGGCTTTGTAAAAAATAAAGTCGGACAAGAACTGGAACGAGTGCAAAACCCTTTTAAAAATGTCTTTATGGGTCTTATTTCTTCCTCAATCTCTTTATATCTTTTGTATTGCTCATCCGTCATTGCTGTCACCGTCCATTCTTGCTCCGCTAATTATGTCTCTATTATTCATTTCTCTCCAATGAATTGTAGATTTTGGTATTCCAAAGCGTTCACTACATTCTGATAATGTCATAGTCTCGTTATTGATAGTAATATAATGATTTGTAGATTTGTTGTTTGCCTGTGTTTTCATAGTAACCCATCTACAGTTATCAGGAAAATAATTTCCGTTGACATCTATCCTATCAAGGGTGAGAGTATCAGAGTATCCATTGTTTTCTGCCCAATTTTTAAAATTATAGAAGCTTTGCCATTCGTCACATACAGATATCCCTCTCCCACCATATGAGTGATAATAAGGGTGTTTCGCTCTTGTACACCTTTCCCTCATGCCGTCCCAGATTTTATAAAGACGTGTTTTTGTAGCGTGGTGAGTTGTTATTCCGTTTTTTATAATTGAATATCCTTTACATTTTGATTTTTTCCTATAGCAGGAAGACACTGTACTTTTCGCTACTCCTAAAAATTTGCAAGCATTTTTTCAGAATTAAAAGTAATGTTTTCTTCACCTTTGATAAGTGTATAACTTGTTGTACTATGTATCATTACTTTTCCTCTTTTCAAATATCGCATTTTGCTCCGCAGTTAGGGCAGTAATTCGTTGCATTGTATTCATCATATCCGCACCAACCGCAGACCGAACATATAGGAATTTTTAATGTTATACGTTTCATCATAATCATAATTTTTTGATTAACGTTTTTGTCATCTACAATAGCACAGCTATGACCATTAGTGTACTCTTCTTTTATGCCAAGTTTGTTAGTCGGTACAAGTTTTGTGCGTTCGTGAAATATCCACTTTCCGTGCTTGACCTCCTGCACGTCTGCGGTAGGCTCGTTTTTTGTGTTGTTTGCTATGTATTCCGAGAATTTTATAACACAGTTTTTAAATCCTGCTCCTAGTACTATAAATGGGCAGGTTTGGCAATTATTTTTTTTGCAGCAAAGTGCCGCCTCTACGACTTCTTCGTCCGTAAATTTTTTACTCATTTTCAATCTCCTTAAAAAACTCTCTCGGCTCAAACCATTTATCTGCAATGATATTTCCTATTCCGACAACTAATCTATTTTCCTGTTTTACTCTAACATAATGACTTTTTATATCTTCCCATTTTGCAACACCCACAACGTCCATAATTCTTGTAAGTGCTTCAAGTCCCTTTTCAGAACCTTCAAACGATGTTCCATTGAAAAAAGCTAAGTTATAACCGCCAAAACTAGCTCCCCAGCCTGAGCCTTTAAGAGTTATAGAAAAGGTAAGGCAACAATGATCACCTATTCCCAGTGATACATCAGTTATTTTAGCGTTTTCATAAATAGTGTTAGTGTTGCATTCTGCCGAAGGCGTATTTTTTATTACAGGTGCAGGCTCGTTTTCTTTTATGTAGCGGGTAAGATATCTGCCGCATGTAAAAAATTTTTTGCTAAGAGGACAGTGTGCACAGTTCTCATCTGCATTAGTGCAAAACTCCACCGCCTTTTCAAACTCCTCTTTCGTTATCATATTCTACCTCTTTCTATAAATAAAACTAAATTTTTATTCACCTTTCTAACTTATCTGGTATTTGGCATATAAAAAACCTTATCACCTTCCTCGGCAGCCTTCATAAGTTTTACTAAAACTTTCTTTGCTTCATCTTTAGAACTATACACACCTATTGTCACTCCACATTTAACAAGAGTATGTGCTGCTATATAATCATTAGTAAGAGCTTTAATAATTGCCTTTCCAGCATAAGAAGGACTATCTGTATCTATCCAAATCTCAGTTAATGTATAAACACTTATAAGATTTTCTCCGTTTTGTGACATTATAAGCATTTTATATTCACCTCTTTAAAAGAAAACTTTTATATTACTCATTCTTATCTTTTTTGCCTAGCAACCACTCAAATGTACTTCCTTTCTACATTTTAAAACAATTCACAACCCTGTGCTTTGAAACCATCAACTTGTTCATTCCATTCTTCTTTTGATAAATTAAATTCACGTTTAAAACATTTTTTACAATAAAACTTTGCTGTGTCTCTACCTAAATATTTCATATTCATAGCCAATACATTGTTTTGCCGTATATTTTTACCGCATTTGCAGCAAGTTTTATTAAAGAATTGTTCTGCAACATGATAATCAGACAAACCTTTATAGTCCATCAATTCTTTTATTACCTCATTTGTAGGGGCAGTTCGTAACAAACCACCATTCCAACAAGAGTGATATTCTTTAACTGTACAATTAAGTTGCTGCCATCGAGAGTTCTTCAAAAAGTCTTTTTCTAAGAAGTTATGCCATCGGTAATATGCAGATGGATACCAATATTTATCCAATACCCAAGTTGTTTTTGTGTAATAAGGACAACATATTGCGCAACCCACCCGAGAATATCCTTTACGATATTTTTCATTAACTTCAAGATTATTGTGTAACATATAAAGCCATACATCTAGCTCAGTCCATTTGCGAATTGGCAAAAGTCCATACCAATCTTTGTCATTCCATTTGGGGTTATGTGTGATATATTCTCTATCAGCTCGTTTGTTACTTTCGTCATTTCTCACACCCATAATTTGTATCAATTTATCTACACCATGAGCTTTAAAATATTGAATAGATTGACCTTCTTTGTAGACACTACAGCAAGCTCTACTAAATCTTGTTGGAATGAAATTTAATTTATCAAAATAGTTATATATGCCTTTTTCAGGTGTTGTAATTATCCAATCTGAATGCTTTTTAACAATTCTATATGTATCTGCGACATCACAGGTTGTATTATTAAACATTACCTTTACATTAGATGTAACCTTGTAAACCAAATCGAGAACAACGGTACTATCCTTACCAGTACTTGTCAAACACCAAAAATTATAATTTGAATATGTATCAAGAGTTGATTTTATTACATTTAGACTTTCATCAATTTTATTCTGCAAGTCATTTTTTAGACGTTCGTATGTTTCTTCCCAGCTCTCTGGTTTAAAATCACAATATTCTTTATGTTTTACAATGTTAATTGTCAGATCGTCATTAACTTTGCATTTATAAAGTCTGTGTAATATTCCGTCAGGCGAAAATGCCCTAATGATACCTCGGTCGAGCCAATAAAACCCCTCTGTAATTGGTATATTAAAACCCAAATCAGACCACATTCTAATCTGTTCTTTAAAAATTGGTTGTATTTTTATCACTTTCTTTCAAATAAAATCAACTTTTTATAAGCTGTTCTGTATATGATTTTTATAGACCATTTCTTTCACAATAATTTCTCCTATCTCTTATACTTTATAAAATTCTTTATCTTAAAAAACAAAGCTTTTATCTTTTGTGCCAATATCATCACCCTCTCTATCTCTAACAAGCGTACTCGAATGATAGTGAGTGCATATAAAACGCACTTAATTAATAATAGGTATATACTCAAGTGTACTCGTTTAATGGTATACTCATATTATAATGCTCTAATTAATAGTTGTCAATATGGCAAAGTATACAAAGTTTGCTAGATAAACTTGTTAATTATATATTAACCGCCCAATAAGCTTAACCAAGTGTTTCTTTGTGAGGCTTGTATTTTCAAACACCTCTGAAAAGCACTAGGCTCGGCAATCAATGCACATTTGGTTTTGGCTCTGGTAATCGCAGTATAAAGCATACAGCGGTCAAGTAGTTTATAATGGGTATTGTCGATCAGTACAATAACATTTTTAAAACCGCTACCTTGCGTCAAATGGCACGTCAGACAATAAGCCAACTCAATACTACTTAAATCATTTTGCAGGAAATCAATTTCCTTGTCGGCAAATTTAATTGTAACAACATTCTGTTTCTTGCCGTCTTTAACTGTCTGTTCAATTTTTGTAATATAACCCATTTCACCATTGAAAACATTTCTATCATAGTCATTTGTTCTTTGAATAACTTTCGACCCAAGACGAAATGTCTTGCTACCATACCTGATTTCAGGTGCAGTATCGGGTGGAATTATCATATCTTGTAAAATAGAGTTAATTTCAAAAGAGCTATTTATCCTATCCTTTTTGCAAGGTGTCAAAATAATCGTTTCATCATAGCCGTCTTTCTTAGCCGCCATTGTATACAATTTAATAGCCAATTCACGCATACCTTTACGGCTCTCTCTAAACATATAGGTCATGTCTTGTAGTTCACCAGTAACAACTTTTAGTTTTGGTTCAGGCAATGGGTTTTCTCCATTTCTAATTTTAACTGAGTCCGAAATAATACCTGACTTTTGAGCCTGTCTTAAAATCTTAGTCAGCTTACAGCAAGTAAACGCATTACAATTAAGCAAATCATGAAAGATATTGCCGCAGCCTATTGGTGGCAACTGACCGTCATCGCCTACAATAATTACTTTTGCACCCTCTTTTATAGCAGAAACCAAGCTATAAAATAATGACGAATTAACCATTGAAGCTTCATCAAGTACGATAATATCACTAGGCAATCTATTGTCAGAGTTATAAACAAAACCTGTCTTGTTAAAACCAAGCAACCTATGAATTGTACTTGCAAATAAACCTGTTGCCTCGGTTATTCTAATCGCAGCTTTAGCAGACAAAGCACAAGCTGATATAGAATAGCTTTTGTATATCTTTGTGACCCCTCTTAAAATTGAGCTTTTACCTGTTCCTGCTCTACCTGTTATAAGCACTACAGGGCTGTTGCAAGCCTTATATATCTCTTGTTTTTGTTCGTCTGTATAGCAAAAACCTTGTTCTCTTTCTGCTTCTGAGATACCCTTTTCAATGTTAATCTTATAGTCTGTTTCTTGTTCATTGAGATTTTTTAGAATATCCAAAATAGATATTTCAGTTTTATATTGGCGTAATAGCCCTACCTTATTTTCTTCAAAATGTAGAAATATCTCATGTTGCTTTTGTGTGGATTTAAAGCTCTCGTACATTTCATAACAATCGTTTATGTTATCTCTTATTGCACTATCCAATACTGACTCTAGCACATATGAATGACCGTCATTGTTTCCAACGCTCTCAAGATAATACTTAACAAATGCCACAACTCTTTTGGTTGATATTCTGATATTTGGATTTAACTTTAATGCCAAATCATCGACTCTTTTAAAGCCTAAGCCACGAATTTCTGTCATAATATAAGGGTTATCAAGTAACTTTTCCTTCAATAATTGAGGATTAGGTTCATTGGAAATCAATTTAGCTATCATGGCATACGTTACACCCAACGGCTGAAGCATGATAAGAATATCTGAAATAACATAGTTATTCAATATATTGTCTTTTATCCTATTCCAACTCTTTTCACCTATACCCCTAATTTTTGTAAAATCAATTTCTTTGTTATGAATAACATCATCAATTATATTGGGGTAGACAGCTAAAATGTTTTTTGCTTGCAGTTCTGTGACCTGAGTTTTCAAATATGCTATTTGTTGTTCTTCTGTCTTAGGCACATTTGCAGTAATGGAGATTGGTGTATACTGATACGAATTATATTTATTGTTAAAAGAGCAAGTAACCTCAGCATTGTATTCGACACCGATTGTTAAGCGTTGCATTTTACCTGCCAATGTGCTACCTTTTAACTGCTTTGGATTATCACCAAAGGGATCGTCATAACAATCATAAAAATATGGAATGTCATCAGAAGTTGTTGTGAATGTATACACTCCCCAATTGCTATTTTCGTTATAAAACCGCTCCTGTTGAGGAACGATTTTAAACTTAAATGTTTTTTCTGTCATGTCTTTTCTTCCTTTCTGAAAGCCACTCAGCATATGGTCGCATAGCCTGTATTGTAACTTTATCTTCGTCTGTTTTTCTGCATTTAATAGCAATCTGAGAGCCTTTCTTGACTAAATCTTCATACTGTACAAGTTGACTATTCCAAAGAACACCCTCTATGATACCGAAAGTGGAGTAAATATTCACAAAAGCAAATGGTTTTTTATTTCTGTCCTTTTTCTTTTGTACTCTGGAAATAACACCTACAACAACACAATCATTGTCATTTTCAACGGTTTCAAAAGCTGTTGTTAAATAGGGGAGTGCTTCTTCAAATGGGTTGTTGTGTATAAATATCTGTAATGCCTCAAACTCCCAAAAGTCAGCATTTTCAAGATATTTATTATTGGTTAAAAGAAATTGTTTCAACCTATCTTCTTGCTGTAGGTCAAACTTTTCTTTCTTTTTCTGATTTGCGAGAGTGAGTAACAGATCTTTGTCATAGTCATACTTACCGTTACCGGTACGATATTTTTCAATATCAATATCATAGTCAATAATAAGTTTGTTATACGTTGGTAACTTAAACAATTCTTTATACTCTAATGGTTTATACAATGACTTCAAATATTTCAACAAACAACTCTTTTTATCTTTCGTAGGTATTGCACCTGACTTGATTAGGCTAATAATCTGAGTTTTTGTTAGCGTTGTTCTTGATAGCAAGTCTGGAAGTTTTTTATATTTGCCGTTCTTCTCACGCTCAGCAACAATCTCTTGGGCTATTCGTTCACCAATGCCTGTAATCGCAGAAAAACCAAACAGCACATTGTTATCGTAAATAGAAAAATCGACTTGCGATTTATTGATATGAGGTGGTAAAACAGTTACTCCAAATTGTTTAGAGTCTACAATGTACTTGTTTACCATGCCTGCCTTATCTTTGTTCAAATTAAATAGTGCTTTGAAAAAATAAATAGGATAATTTATTTTTAAATAAGCAGTTTGAAAGCATAGAACAGCGTAGCTATAACTATGCGATTTGTTGAAGCAATACCCACCCTTGGCAGCAAGTTCTTCGCTAATAGCTTTTGCTATATTTTCATCATATCCGTTATCAATAATTTCTTGATATAGTTTTTTAGACTCTTCTTTAACTAATTCAGGCATCTTTTTACCAATAGCTTTACGGTACTTGTCGCTACCACCATAACTTCTACCACCAAAAACACGAACTATTTCCATGATTTGTTCCTGATAAATACACTGACCGTAAGTGCTTTCCAAAATAGGCTTCATGTCAGGGTGTATGTAGGTGACAAGTGAGGGATCATGCTTGCATTTAATAAACTCCTCCAAAGCTCCCATTGAATCAGGTCTATACAATGCCAAAACAGCCGACAAATCTTCCATGTTAGTTGCTTGTAGCCTGAGCAACAAGTCTTTCATGCCTGCACTTTCCACCTGAAACACACCATTCGTCAATGCTTTGCTTAACAGTTCAAATGGACTTCTATCATTTTCAAATTTGGGGTTGTTGATATTTATATCGTACTCAGATAAGTGCAAGTCATTTTGAATTTCCTGCACCATTTTTAAAGTTTGTACACCCAAAATGTCAAATTTAATGATACCTATTTGCTCGACCAGCCTTTTATCAACTTGAATGACGTGTTCACCGTCAGAACCTAGTTTCATTGCCATATAGTCACTAATATCAGTATCAACAATACCGACACCGCCTGCATGACAACTAACTGTTTTAACTCTACCACTTAACTTGCCTGCTATATCAAGCAATTCACTGTATTCAGGGTGTTCAGATAAATAACTTATATTGTTGTCAACACACTCTTGGAATGTATTGTACGAAAACTTTTTGGATAGTTTATCCATTTCATTATATTTAAAACCTAGTATTTTACCAACATCTTTTATGGCTACAACAGGTGTTATATACGAGAAGTTTATAATCTGACAAACACGATTTTCACCATATTTATCAATGAGATAATTTATTACTGTAGGTCTGTCTGAAACATCGATGTCCAACTTTACTACCTTACATTTCTGCAAGGAATAGACTATATCTTCACCATGCGTATCACACTTGTAGTAATACGTTTAGGTGTGTGGCACTTCGAGTTAAGAATTTCACTTGACCCTACGCTCCTTTGAGCTAGTCGTTTGACGTTTTGTACTTATGATTTGAAAAAGTGCTATACCTTTTATTAAATCATAAAATGCAACTTCGCACAGGATTGTCATATCGTCAGACAGAACGACTTAGATGTTCCCTGTTAGCTAATTAATACACCGCCATTTCCTGCGGCTACAATTATAATAATTGTTTAATTAACACCCTATATTTTATAGGTTCACCACACTTAACACATATGGTTTCCCATATGCTCGACCGAAAATCAATCTGGCATTGAAACTCTCTCAGGATTGAGGAACAATTTGTTATTAACCATAGGCTCTTTATCCTATGCTCTGGAGGTTTCCCTCATTTTCATCTGTTGGTTACTTCCAACCCAGTTTAGACTATATTTTTCAAACTTCATTCATTTATTTAAAGTTTTTATTCCGTCTTCGTGGGAAATTATTGGCTCTAAAGTCTCATTTCCTAGTCGTTACACACTTTCTTTTATCACTAAAAGATTTGGCTCGGTATTCCCTTTATCTCACCTAGTTATAGGTTTAGGGTTTCTTAGTCAGCTTATTCGTCTATGGTCTTGTCTCATTATCGGTTTGCTCTCAATGAGAAGTCTTAGTTTGCTGATACCGAATTAACGGAATTTAACGAGTGCAACCTATCTACGCTCAAAAATCAATCCATATTTAATAGGGTTAAGATCAGTTATACCTATTGTATAACACACAAGGCTTCCTGCTCCAGAGCCACGTCCTGAACCTATTTTAACTTTGTGAGTTTTCGCATAATTAATAAAATCCCATACAATAATGAAATAACCGTCAAAATTCATTTGATGAATAATGCCCATTTCATAGTCTAGGCGGTCTTTCATTATCTTCTGTTCTTCTTTAGAAAGCTTGTCAAAATTTCTAGTTTTCCACCCCTCGTCAATAAGATGTAAAAGAAATTCATTATTAGACTTATATCCACTTGGCAGGGGATATGTCGGTAACTGTGGGTCTTGAAAGGGCATATGCACTTCTTCTATCATATCGGCTAAAGCATTAGTCTGATTTAAACCTTTTATAACGTTATCTGCCCCAATTTGTTTATCCATAGTTGTATGAATTTCTTCCTCACTTTGCAGATAACAGCCTTCATAACTCTCTGACATTGTTTCAGTGTCGTGGGCTATCTGAACGTGCCTACCCTGATAGTATAAATCTTCCTTTGTGGCTGCGTGGCTATCTGTAGTAATTATGTATGGCGTGTTTGTTACCTCAGATAGTTTCAAAATCTTCTTATTATAATTAACCTGATCCTCTGATTTATGAGATTGCATTTCCAAATAGAAATTAGGAAATGACGATTTGTATTCTTCGATATATTTAACACAAATATTAAAATCACTTTCTTTAGCTAATTTTGAAGCTAAACAAGCAGAACAAATAATCAAATCTTCTGTATACGGAGTAATATCTGAAATCTGCACTCTAGGCTTAAAATAAAAATTTTCAAGATTTGACTTAGTGATAATTTTATTTAAAGCCTTTCTACCGCTTTCATTTTTTGCGAGAGCGATAAGATGAAAATACTTATTGTTCTTATCTCTTACAGCAGTATCGAAGCACTCATACAGCTCTACGCCATATATCAACTTAATATCAGGATATTCTTTAGATAGTTGATCGAAATATATCCATGAATATTGGTTGCCATGTTCTGTAACTGCGTATGCTTTAATACCGACTTTTCGACATTGTTCAAGCATTTCTTTTGGTGTGCCATAGCCGTCCAACAATGAGTACATTGTATGGTTGTGCAAAGAACTGTACATTACCTTTCAACCTCCTCATATTTCAAAATAACTATTTGTGGGGTAATTACCCCCTTATATTCAGAAACATTTAATTGACATAAAGCATTAATGCACTTTGTATCATCATATCCATTCAAAAAGTCTAATACTTTATCGTTACTAGGGTTACAGAACTTGATAATTGCGATATTGTCATCAGTAATAAATTTCCATGTATCTTCATTTTTACCCATGACAACGCCTTGGTTATGCTTCAAAACTATATTATTAATGACAAATAAAGGCTCTTTAATTCCTGTGCCGTAACAATTCTCCAATGATGTAACGTCAGAAATCATTCCAATATTAAATTCGTCATAATCAAAACAAAAATCTATTGGCAGAGGATTGTCTGAATTAATATTCTTATTTAAAACTTTGATTGCTTCAGCCACATTCTCAGCTTTTATCTCAAAACCGAAAGCATTTGCGTGACCCTGACACCAATTAAACAGACCTGTTTTAAGCAACTCAGCCTTTAGATCTAATACATAGCTATTATCAAAGTTTCTGGCAGACCCTCTATATACATTATTTTCTTCGTCTTTGCGGAGTATTAAGCAAGGTTTTCTCGAATAACTAGCCATTTTCATGGCTATTAATCCAGAAAATACACTTGGGATATTATTACCTTTTAAGAATAAAACTGTATTTTTGTCATTAGCTACGCTTTTCCTTAACACAGGAAGTAACTTTTTCACTTGATTGTCCTGTCTTGATTTGGCGTTTTTACAAAGTCTTACGACTCTTTGATAAATATTTTCTTTTGTATTTTCAGTTTCGCCACGTTTTTTGTATTCAAATTCTTCGTCCTGCTCAATAAATGCTCTGAAAAGCAAGTCCTTTTCTTCCATATCACCGACCCTACACATGGCATTTATCAGGGAAGTAATGCAAAATGCAATAGTATGAGGATTGACCTTGCCTTTCATGGAATAATTTTGAGCATTAATAAATTCTTCAAAGCATTTATTTGTGACATTATAAAGACCTTTATCAATAAGCCTTTTTGTTTCAAAAGAACGTAAATCCATGATATCCGATATATTGGCTAGCGACACAAGGTCAAGGTAGTCATCGGCATAGTCGTTCCAATAATAGTCATCAAGTGCTTGTAAAAATTTATAGACCACTCCTGCACCACATAATTCTTTATTAGAGTATTTTGAACTAGCTTGGTTATTTACTATAACCGCATATGGGTTTGTTCTTTCGATATCGTGGTGATCGAGAACAAGTATATCAATACCTTGTTCTGTCAACTGTTTGCATTGTTCAGTATCATTACTTCCTGCATCGGGAATAATCAACAATTTTGTGCTTTCAGGTATCTCTATCTCAGAAGAAATACCATGTTGTTTTCCAGAATGTATCAGATATGTAATATCGATTTCTTTGTTAAGCCTTTTCAAATAAGAATATATCATGGCAGCACTGCACTGACCGTCAACATCGCAATCAACAATAATCGCCATTTTACTATTGGCTTTAATATGTTTATCTAACATTTGAACCGCTTCAGTAATATTATCAAGATTATCATAAGAAATTAATACATCATCGGTTAAATGAGTGTATTCATTAACGTTACTTATTCCTCTATTAGTAAAAATAGATATTGGAATATGGCAATAATCATTATTACCTATTATTTTATAATTCATGTTTTGTTGTTTCACTTCCCATTCTTTATAACTTGCGTATATTTGGTAATCAACTGTTTAAACTTATTGGGATTATCTGTTGGACTTTCTTTTTCTTCAAGTAAATTATCAATGTCAACAATAGCACTTATTTGAATACAATCCAGAAATTTGTCAGCTATATCGTTTAACTCGTCTATGGTTACGTCCTTATCGAAACAAAATATAATATGAGAACTCAGCCTTGTCAGCATATTTATTTGATATTGGCTTATTTTTTTACCGCAAGTTGCCACACAATTCTTTATTCCCATGTTCCAAAGTTGCATAACACCTTTTTCAGCTTCAACCACATAAACATAGCCTATCCGAGCTATATATTTTTCGGATAAATAAAGTCCATATAATAGTCTAGCTCTGTTGCAACGCTCCAAATATATATACTTAACTCTTTGCTCTTCTTCTGTCATTTCTTCTTGCTTTAAAAATAGTCTACCCTTAACACCTACCAATGTTCCCATTTCATCTCTTACAGGAATTGTAATTCGATTGGAAACATCGTCATAACCTATTTCAAACAGCATTTGTGTGCTGTATGATATGTTGTCTCTTAAAAAGAAATCATTAACGGCAGGAAAGTAGTACGATAGAACATTTTCTTTAATCGGCTTTAAAGGTTGCATTTCTTCATAATAAGACTCATCATCTGCCATTTCAGAAATAAATTTCGTAAACTTTAAACTTTCAGGCAAATCGTTATATTCGTCTTTATAATAATTAATACCGCACCAATTACAAACTTTGCGAACAGCTTCATAAAACGTACAACTGCAAAAAAATTGCACAAGGTCAAAAATATCTATTGTATCTAAGTTTGAACTACTATGTATTTCTCGTGTGTAGTCAACAGTTAAAAGACCTTCATTGAGATAAACAGTGATCGCCCCTTGATTATCGCCATCAGGATTGCCGCACTGAACATAACCTGCTTTACAGGAAATATGGTGACAACCTATTTCGTCAAGTATGACAGGAACATAATTGTTCTCTAGTATCTTTTCTTTGAGGACAGAAATATCCATTTTATCCTCACTTTCTTCTCAGTTCTCCGACTTCATACCAAGTGTTCAAATCTAGGTCAACTTCAAATACAACTTTCTTTTTACAGCCAAATCTGTTTTTGTCTACATTGCCCACATAATACCTCTTACCAACTTTAAGTTCACATTCAACATCTTTACCCCATTCAGCATCATGCTGAACATAACGATATTTATGAAAGTCACCAACAGATATTTCTTTAAACAGTGTCATAGTCCATATAATATGCTTTAACTGTTTTGCATTAGCAATATTATTAGAATTAAGCTCGTCAGGTTTACAAAACTCCGTATCGTCTGTAAGCTGAATTGAAAGATAGCCAAACATATTTAGTTGCTTTGCTAAATCAGTGAGTTTTGTTACTGTTGCTTTTAAAGCCGCCCAATCTCCTGTAGCTTGTGTGTCTTGCTTACAGGTATCGTAAAAGAAATATTTTGTACCATGAGTTAGATTAGCTTTTCTTATTTCAAACTCTAGTGTTTTGTCATCATAACCGCCAGCCATATCCTTAACGAGAATAAGCTCATTAGTTTCAGCCTCAATCCATTTGGCGATTTTCATTATTTTTACATATTCCTCTGAATTTTCAGCGACCCTTTGAATATACTCTTGCAAGGTTTCTGTTGATTCTCCCCAATCGTCTGTTTTCTGATATATGTATTCACCTGATTTATCCTTGTACAAACCAAGTGTTAATTCCTTTTCAGGTTTCTTTAATTTGATGCCGTGTAACTTTTGAAACTCAACATTATTTATACACGTTGTAATCAGACACTTTCTAAGATCATCAACACCCATCTCGTTAAGCATAACAAAGACTCTTTCATGTTTTACAAGCGTTAAATATGCAATGATTTTTGTCATAAATCGTGATTTTCCTGCGTTAGAAAGCATACCAATAGCCATTGTCGAGCCTAGTTTGCAACCTCTAAATATGTCATTTAGAATAGGAAAGGGAAGTGACACGCCCAAATCGGGCTTTTCCATACACGCAATAAGCGATTGTTTAATGTGACTATTCAGAATTTCGGCTTCTTGGTTTGTCAAGATCACCGTATGTATTCTATCTGCTTTACCTCTAATTAATCTGTAGATGTCAGAAGCCGTAAACTGTTCAAACTTCTTGTGTTCTACGATTTTTGTAATATCAAAACCATTCCTTTGATACTCTCTCAACAAAGAATACTTTTTAATGATTTCCTGATACTTACCAATATCATCAGTTATAGCAATTTTCATCCAACTGTCAAGAGTTTTCCAACCGCCATACTTTTTGTACAAAGAAAGTCTTTCAGGCTCTTCTGAAAAATAAGTTAAAATAGTAGTTTTATTGAAAGTTTGTGTTCTTGTTTTGTAGATTATTTCAGCTGAATCATAAAAAAATCGTGTAACTTCATCTGAAAAATCGTATTTACTGCGGATATATTGCCCGTAATTTACGAGCAAGTCAGGTTGCTTATAAATACAGCCCACAAATAGAACTTCGGTAGGAACGTTTGTTATAATATCCATGTTTGTCACCTACCTAAATTTCATCAATGATGCTGTCAATATCAAGGCTGTCATTATTTTCATCACGTTCTTTGGGAGACTTTGATGTTGCCATTTTTTCATAATCTATATTAATTTGTTCTTCGCTTGTACCTGTTTTAGCTAATGCCTGTTCTTCTTTCCATTTCAAATAACCATCATATTTAGACAATATAATAGCAAGGTCATATGTAATTAACGCTGCACCTTCAATTTTTTTACCTTTACGAGTATTAAACTCGTGTACTTTACTAAGAAATGACATTTTCTTTCGCCACATATCCCATAAATCTTCGACAGGAACAGGTTTATTCAAATTCTTGTAAGTGCCTTTATATACCTTATCAAGATTTATAAAAAAATATTTTGGCAAGAATGAAATATCATATTGTTTATATAACCAATCTGTAAACTGTATTCTTGTTTTTTTGTCCTGCTTATCTTTCTCTATCTGTTCTTTTGTTCTTCTTTTTGCCAAGTATTTCACCGCCTTAATCAAAATAACCAAATAAAGGCAAGTGAGGGAATAACCCTCACTGCTTCATTTATAAAAAATTAAATCTTAGAAATAACTTCAAGAACCCTTTCAAGAGTCTTAATATCTGTAATCTTCTTCATTTCTGTTGACTTAACAGGCAGACTTTCGGCAGAAAGAGCCTCCTTTGCCTTTGTCTTGCCGACAGGATTAAGACCCTTCATAACGGCTGAAATCTTGTCAAGAAGTTCTGTGGTTTGATTTTCGGCAGAGTTTTCATTTGTTTCAATACTATCAACTGGCTCCCCAACCTTGCCCATAACTTCCTTTGTATAAATATCCTGCTCAATATCGACAGCCTTTGTGAGATCATTCTTAACAGAAAACTCTTTTTTGTCCTTTGTTCTGTCAATAATCACCTGCCAATCAACAAGTGACAAATCTTCAACTGTTTCCTTGTCGTGGACACCTGTTCTGTCCTTGCTGATATACGCACAGAAATTGTTATCCTCATTAATGTACATTCTTACAACAGTTTTAACATTATAGTTCATCTGCTTAAAGCCGTCAGGAATTTTTCTGCCTGTTGCAACGCTGGTAATTTTACCATCGTCACCCTTTATGGAAACCTTTTCGTCCGTTTCTCTTGCGGTCACAATAAAGTGTGCTCCGCAGGACATAAGGTCAAGTATCAAATCCTGACCCTTAAAATTAACTGTCTGATAATCTTTAAGTTCAAGTCCCGCACCTTCGATAGTCACAGTTTTTTCAATGCCAGTTAGTTCCTTTTTCTTTGCCTTGACAGTGTTTCTCTTCTTGGAGAACTCCACAAGTGCCTGCTTAGTTGTCAGGTTAAGAATAGTTGTACCATCAACTACAATAGCATCAGCTCTGAATGGCTCGCCATCTCCGTCAAGTACAATTTCATCTGTTTCGTTACCCTCGTCATCGAGAACGTGAAAATCTTCCTTGTTCTTAACCTTATTTATGTATTCTCTTGTTTCACCAAGGGATTGGGTGTATACAATATAAATATTCTCAGTGTTAATGCCGTCAGCTTCAAGTCTACCGATAAAATCATCAATAGAACCGTCCTCATTATCTATATAAACAACTCTAAATGGCTTGCCGTCAGGTCTTTTAAAGTAAGCAAGCTGCAAGGCAAGTGTTGACTTGCCTGTACCTTCTTCTCCAAAAAGTAGCATCTGAAGCTTGCTCTGTGTCTGTGTTGCTTTTCTTGCTCTAGCCATATTTTTTTATCTCCTTTTATATTATCGTTTCGTTGTTAATAATGGTGAGTAGTAAATTGTTACCACTCATCGTCCTCGTCTGTCAGATCGTTATCTGAAACAGAACCCCAATCATTATCATCAGAGCCAAAGTCCTTATTTGCGTTTTCGGTAGCCTTTGTCTTTGCGATAGCCTTATCAATGATTTCTTCTGAATAAAGTTCTGTATCTACGCTATCCTTATCAGCTCCAGTAATGAGAAGTATTCTCTTTGTCGGATTGTTCACTCTATCCATAGGGTTGCTTTCGCCCCAACCGTCATCATCATCTTCCTCAATTTCTTCAATATCATGTTCTATCATGATATCACCAAAGACCTTGAGGGCTGTATATGGCTTGAGCTTTTTTAGGGTGCTTACAAACTTTGATTTACTCTTGTCAATAACGAACTCCGCATCTTCTATAGAATTGTAAGTTACAATCTTTGCAGATACGGTGAAGTTACCTTCATCATTCTTCTCAATACCCATGAATACAATGACCTGTTCAAAATTGCCAATAACATTAAAGTCCTCTGCATCAAAATCTACGTCCTTGCAAAGTGAAATCTGTGACGGAACAAATCTGGTCTGGTGTCTATCCTGATAGGTAGAAAACTCATTCTTTCCTCTGACAAACACGGACATACCGTCCTTTGCATTATCTGCTATGTACTTACAAGCATCATATTCAACAAGTATCTTCTTGTCGTTTCCTTCCTTGCCTGTTGAGTCAGTCACCTTTGTCAAGCCAAGATTAATTCCAATAGGTCTAAAGTCCTTTTTATTAAAAGTAAACCTATCTGCCCACTTTACCTTTTCTGTTATTGTCTTTCTATCCTTACCCTTGCCCTCGGTCTTAGAGAAATATACTATGTCTCTTTCCATTCCGTTAAGATTTATATATACAGACTTATTCTTGTCGATTTCAACTCCTACATTAACCATTCTCATTGGCTTACCTGTAGAGGTTGTCAGTTCTGTATAGAACTTGTCCTTATCACAGCCTGTCAGCTTACCTCTGATCTGAAAACTGCCCTTTGTTTCCTGAAGTCCAAGACCCTTATTATTTTTCTTTTCAGCCATTTCATTTCTCCTTTTATGTATTTATCAGATTTTGTTGTCAAATAAAATTATCATTTTGTGAACTTAAAATCACACCATCTTATCATGCCTTCTTTCTAAAACACATTAAATTTAATTTATCTAACGTTAATGATTTCTATTGCTACTAACATTTCCCTCACATCATCTTCATCACAACAACCAAAGAAAAGGTCATTGCCATTGTCATCGTGCAATCTGCAAGAAAAGCTCTCGTTATCTTCGTCAATCTCAAATTCGCAGTTGCTTGAAACGATATCAATACTACACATTGTGGCAAAAATATCTGGGTCAAGAAGATCAGCTCCTCGACAAGTGCCACCAACCTCAGTAGTAAACCAACCCTTATACTTACCGTGTTGTAATGTATATTTAATCTCGTGCCAATTTCTGCCGTCCTGTGGGTTATATACTTCCATTACTTACTCTCCTCCATATTTTTAAGTTCTTCGTGCAACGCAGCACCAAAATCATTCAGTGACTCTGCCACCCATGTGTTGGCAATATCATATCTATGGATTAGATTACATATTGCCTCGCTTATGTCAGAGTGTGAAAATTGCTTGTCACACTTACAACTAAACTTTTCTTCTTTGTTTGCTTTTGCTTTACTATTATCGTTAAGTTCAAAATCAGGAAAATATATTCTAGCCAAAGCATAACCAGCACCAATATACTCTTTGTATGTATCGTCAGGACAGCACTTTGAAACACCAACATTTATCACTTTGCCGTATTCTTTTAACTTCGCAACTGTTGTCTTATCGTGGAAAGCAATCTGAATTTCACGGTCAATATCAGACGATATTTTCTTTAAACAATTAGCAAAATTGCTATAAATATAAAACATACTATCGCCACCATTTGGCTTAATTGTTTGGTATCCAACCATTTTCTTGTTGTTTACATACTCTATTGTTTTAATCCTTATTACGTTTCCAGTTTCGGTCATTCTATTACCGAAACTATCTAAACCAACCCGATAAAGTTCTCCAATCTTAAACTTTCTTTTGTTCATTTTTATCAAACTCCTTTGTTTATATCTATGCCTGTAATTTCTTTGAAGATTTTTGCATTGAAGTTTGGGAGGGATTTAATAACATTCTTGTTACAATCTGAAAGATTGTCCCACCAAAGTTGGTTACATTCAGATTTATTACGTTTTTTCAAATAGCCACCTGTTGTCTTATACTTAGGATGCTGTTCTTTTTCTTCTTCGGTCATCTTATCAGAATAAACCCATTGAAGAGCATTGTATGAAATAGTATTTAATAGTTCTTTTGCTTTTGAACAACGCCAATCTTCAATAGTCCAATCAGAAGGCTTATTAAACATCAAAATCTTTGATTCCTCGGTGTTAAAACAACCACTTGAAAAATTGGTCTTGTTCCAATCACCACTGTTACAATCACCATCGTTACAGTTGCCGCTGTTATGACTACCATCGTTGCAGTTACCATCGTTCCAATCACCACTGTTACAGTCACCAGTGTTACAGTTGCCACAGTTGCAGTAACCACTGTTATAATGACCACTATTCCAATGACCGCTGTTACGACTACCATCGTTGCAGTTACCACTGTTAAAATCACCAGCATTGTAATCACCAGTATTATTAATACCGCTGTTACAATGACCACTATTGTTCTTGCCAGTATTATGAGTGCCACTGTTGTAGTTGCCATTGTTATAGTTGCCGCTATTATAATTGCCAGTGTTACCAAATCCCGTGTTGGCTTTTCCTACATTAATCATTTTCAAAACTTCTTCCCATGAAATTTCACGGACAATTTTGATTTTGTTAGTGCAGTGTTTCTTACCAGTTGCTTCTGTGTCAATTTCGCCAAGGGCTTCGATTTCGGCAACTTTGTTAAGCGGGTCAAAACAATAATAGTTAAAGCAATCTTTTAGTTCTGTGCAAAAATGAAACCCTCTGTTGCAACATGAAGGTGTCATATCTTCTTCAAAAGTTTTGCCAACTGAGTATTGAAACCCTCTACACGTCCAATCGGGCTTAAAAACTTTGTAACCTTTCATTGTTTTACAACTCCTTTGTTTTTTTCTATGATAAAATGTGTATTTTAACGCTCTTTTCAGAACGGAATAAAAATTAAAATCTATGTCAACAGCATGGCTGCTGATTGCTAAAACATTGTAGTAAACACTCTAACGAAGAATGTGCCAAGGTAGATTATTCTTACTACAAAACAATAATTCATTCCATATTTGTTGTGATATTATCTCAATATCAGGATGCTTACGCATTTGCTCAAATATTTCCTTTGTTTCTTCAACCGTAAATTTGCCATAAACATTCTGAAACCACTTTGCCAATGTTTTATTAGTATCTTTCGGAAATAAAAATTTAAGTTCATCTGCTTTTAAAATGCTATATGTACCAAAGACATTGTAAAACATATTATGCTTTGAATTAAATCTAGCTACATCAGTTTCCCTTGTTTTAAGATTATCTGTCTTAACCGCACCAAATGTCTCTGCAACTGCACACAACTCTTTATCAAAACGACCATAACTCGCACTACCACTATATTTATAATCCATACCCATATCAATCATCTACCTTATCTTAAATATTCGTTTTACCAACTGATTTATTGAGGTGTAGCTTAATCCTCATCTTCGTTACCGTATTTGCACATAATACATTCAGATATAAAGCCTTTACAATTATCTTTCCAAGTACAATTTTTACAAAGGCTTTGTCTATAATCAACGATGTCTGCAAGAGGTAGTATAAGAGATTCACTCTGCCCTTCTAGTTCTTCTTGTGTGGGATTTTCAATTATTCCTATCCCATTTAGTTTTGCTATTTTCTCTATATCTTCCATTGATATCATTTTAATTTTCCCCCTAATTAAATAAGTTCAAAATGTTTTACGAAAGCTTCCCAAACAATGTTCACTGTCCCACCAATCGTTGTAATTTTAAAACGTGGTTGCCAAGTATCTGGACGTAAAGCAACATAATTTATCTTAACTACTTGATTAATAGGCATAGGCTTTGAATGGGAAAAAAGTGTATGAATAGTAAATTCCGTATTCGCAGGTATGGTTTCATTAAAGCACTCTGGAGCATACGGAGAATCCCTAAAAGTATAATCCTTAGTACATCTACACTTTTTACCTTCTAAATACTTATTAAAGAGTTCGAGATAATCACTTTTTTCAGTATACATACTTAATTCTCTATCTGTTACCCATTGCCTAGTATTATTAGAAAGGTCAATAAGGTAGTTATTGCTTACATTATATACAACCTTGCCTATCATAGGCTTATTAAAAGGACTTATATAAATTACTTTATCTCCTATTTCATATCCCATTTTTTTACCCTCCAAAACAAAGCCACCACTTAGAAGCTTTTGCATTTATCTGCTTTTCCTTCAACTCAGTTATCTTCTTATTATTATCTTGATACACCTTTATCTGTTTCTTTACGAGTTCATCTGATTTTAAATCAGGATAAAGGCTTACAAGAGTAATAGAACTTTCAGAAGAAGTCATTGCATATGTATCACTTTCATATTCTTGATATTGCTTTACAACTGTATCAATTTGTTCTTCAATTTGATTGTTTTGTTGTTCGTACATAGTAATCATTTCTACTATATATTTAGATTTTACAACCGAAGCTGTAAATCCTAATGTCGCAAATAAACAAGTAATTGTTGTAAAACTGAACAGGATTAAAGAAATAAACCAACCTGCTGTATCCTTTCTAGCTTCGTTACCTTTCTTATTAAATATTATAGAAATAATAAGCATAGTGATTGATATAATAAATAAAAGTATAATCATATACAATTCTCCTCATATGTAAAATGTAAACTATGTGATAGTTTGTGTATAAATTGTGTATAAAAGATGAGATATGCGTTAATGGCGTTGACAAGTTAATTGACCCATGTTAGAATAAAACAAAAAGGTAAACAACTTGAAGTAAACGAAAGGTGGTGAAAATATGTTAGAAATATTCAATAGTTTACTAAGTGCAATATTGTTTATAGGCAATATGTGTAAACAACTAATAATCAACGTTCCATTCTTGGGATTTGTTCTTATTGCCCCGATCGTAACAGGTATCTTTAAATTTATAAATCACAAAGTCAATAAATACATCTAATATTCATTCGTAAGCCACTCTTTTGAGTGGCTTATTTTTTTGTTTATTCATCGCCATAGACCCATTTTTACAATTCATCGGCTGATTTATTACACGTTGGTTTGAGTTTGAAGAATTTCCAATGTGAACCATAGTCCATTATTGTTTCCGTACCCTCTTACCAATAACACCTATAAGGTTTTACGTTCCTTAATTTGTTATTTGAAATGTAATCATTCATAGCCCGACTACATTTACATTCCTGTGAAGTTCTGTAGTTTCCTATGACTCGTTTTTTGTACTTTTCTCGGCACACTCTATAAGATTAAGTTTAATCATTTTATCACCACCTTTGTTTTACGTTATTTTATATTTGTACCCTAAAATACGTTACAAAATATTTTGGTTGGAGTAGCTGGATTCGAACCGGCGGAATGACAGAGTCAAAGTCTGTTGCCTTACCACTTGGCTATACCCCAATACGCAGGTGCTTACCTGCGAGCTTCTTTTTAGAATACAGCTTCGCCTACATAAACAAAATCTTTGTCTACATCAGTAAAAACTTCCCAAACATCTGAGTCACGATGTACAACAGCATAACTCTGTTCCTTGAGAACCTTTTTGATTCTCTCCAAGTCACTCTTAGACAACGCACCTGATACCTGAGCAATACACCGATCAGTATACTCAGTTACATCGAAACTTCTGTACTTCTTGTAATCCTTACATGCCCAGTTCCACGTAATTTTTGTTAGAAGAAATACTTTATAATGCACAGGTTCATACGACTGGGTATCTATACTAACGTATGTACCGTTGCCGCCTTTGTATTGTGGTCCAGTATACTTACTCTGCCTAGATTGGGATATACCAGATATCACACGACTGTTAGACTTCCCACCGTACTTAACGATGCGAACATCCATGACCTCAACATCCTCATAATACACGTCTCTTTGTCCAACCATAATACTAACTCCTTTACTTATTTAATCCGTTTATTTACTATTGGCTCCCCCAGTTGGACTTGAACCAACGACCCTGCGGTTAACAGCCGCATGCTCTACCGACTGAGCTAAAGTTGCAAGTGCAGGTATCACACTACATTCCCTTATGGTGGGATAAGCTCTGTACCTGCTATGCCAATTTGCTTTGTACAGTATTGGCAAACTGTACTGGTGTCACTGACGAGACTCGAACTCGCATGGATTTTCCGAGGAATTTTAAGTTCCTTGTGTATACCTGTTCCACCACAGTGACAAGTGTACTTGTTTCAAGTGTACTCGTTTAATGGTGAGTACATATAGATATATACTCGTTTAATAGTGTAACTATATTATAATTCACTAATTGATAGTTGTCAATAGCAATATTATATAGTTTACAAAATATTAATATTTTTAGTAACAAAAATAAAAGTATTGTATTATCGGAAGAGATGATACAATACTTTTATTTTTTATAGTTTGCAATTACTCAATATTACTTATCTAACATTTGGTCTTTATAAATTAGATACTCGGTAAACAATCCCCTACGATTTGTTCCGTACCCGAAAAAGCCCAAAATTATATTAAAGTTGTATTTTGTAACATCTTTTTTCATTGCAATTGCACGTTTGGTAACTCGATAAAATAGCCCTGAAATTTCAATATCACTTACTCTTTTTATTATTGGGGCAAGAGTGCGGCGAACGTTTGCGACAAGAGCATTATTATTGCCTATGTCATCATTTAGCAGTCTAAATAGGGAGTCATAGTCATTATAACATCCAATTTCTTTTCCATGAGCATCATAAGAATTATCGTACATTTTTATGCAAATTACACTTCCATTGTAAAAAAAATCTTTGTCAACAAATTTTCTAGAGCTAATATTTCTGCATAGCTCATCGTGCAGTATTTCCGAAATATCGTCGTAATAGGGCAATTTTAAATCAATGGTTCTAACGTTACCATTATCATTGCCAATATACAAAACCTTATTATCGATATCATAGTCGCCCTTTCTAAGTGATTTAATCTCTTTGTTAGACAGACCTATCCAAATCAAATAAGCGTATAACCTTGCGTAAACAAGATAGAAAATAACGTTACGACTAATAGTACTTGGATCTTCGTATAACTTATTTAGTTTTTCGTTAAGAGTTTCTATTGTCATATAATTTCGAGGGATATCTTTGTAGTTAATCTCAAAATTACAATCTATTCCCTCTTCAATTACCCATTGCTTTAAGTAACCACATTGACTATCATATGATCGTTTTGATACACCTGATAAATATTGATAAATATTATCCTGTAACGACAAATCTTCATTATATTTATTTAATAATCCCAAAAGAACTTGAGATTTTCTTTTGACAACTTCAATGGAAGCTTTCTGTGCGAACAAATGATGTTCTACACTTGTTCTAAGTTGGTCTATAGTGTAAAAACTGTTTAATGACATAAAAATCGTCCTTTCCTGATATAATGTTTACATATAATTGTACTAAAAATTGCCTATAATTATATGTATTATACCACAAAGGACGATTAAATGTCAAGTGTTCACCAATTAATGATGCAGGGCAAGCGAAACATAAATCGCTTGTTCAATCTGCTTCATAACATTAGGTGTCAAATGCCCAAGTGTTTTAATAACACTAGATTTATTAATAGTCAATAGCTGTTCACACAAAACGGTGCTAGTTTTCAGTAAACCGCTTTCAACACCGATTTTAACATGGGTTGGCACATATTTTTTTGTAGCACTTGTAATCGGTACAACTATTATGCAAGGGGAGTGTGCGTTGCCCATGTTATTCTGTACAACAATAGCTGGTCTCCTACCTGTCTGAACTGACTCGCCTACATTTGGCAGATCAACCAAAATTATATCTCCTCTAGTAACTATATTTTTATTAACTCTTCTTTCTCTTGTTTCTGTGGTTATTACTGGTGTTATGGTGTTAATCATACGACATTCAACTCCTCTCTATTAAACGTTTTGTTGTCTCTATTTGTCTTTTTTGTCGTATTTTCTATATTATAATCTGTACTCGAATAATAGTCAATGTTTATTTGATTACGGATATGTTAATTATCTATGAAACGGGACGTTTTCAAAACTGAAATTACTGATATTAAAATTTAGATTTCCGACTTCTGACTTGCTCAAAATTCTTTTTACTTCAGAACTTATTTTGAATACCTGTGCCTTGTTATTTTTACTCTCGTAATTATCATATCCTATAACTTCTATTGGTACTTTACTGATAAGATGGCTATTTTGCAGACTCCATAAACCTGCAAATGCAAGCCCGTGTACATAATCGTACATGACATATGGTGTACATGAATAATCATATTCATCGTTCTCCGTGTTGCCAAACTGTAAATCTATATATAAATCTTTTAGACCGTCAAGCTGTTCCTCTGAAAGATTACCAAGTGTATAACAATCAATTGGCAGTATTGCTTCATGCTCATTTGTTTTAACTCTGGCAAAATCAATGTAATCAACTTTAAGAAAATTCATTAAATTATAACAATCCAAAGATTGAGGAGCAGGCGGCAAGGGAAGTGAGGGTACAACGTGTGTTCCATCATTTTCTCCAACTATGGTTAGTACAATATCTTTACAATTTATCATAACAGTACTGTTGTTATCTTCAACCGTCATTTCGGACAATTCAGTGAGATAGTCTACATCATCACCTAAGCCCAATGACATTATGTAATCGGCTAATAACAAATCATGTACCCTATCTAGTTCTAAGACAAGCCACTCAGGATCATCAAAATACGGCACTAATTTGTCACTTGTGCTTTTTAGTGACTTGTATACAACAGGCTCATGCGACAATTTCAGAGCCGTTCCATAAATGTGGTCTGTATTTATGTTGTTAGTGATGATAAATTTGTTCCATAAATTCTCACGAGCAAATGTCATAAGCTCTTGTAATGTCATTTTTTTCATTTTATACACTCCTTTTATTCAATCTCAAAACGAACATCTGTTCTATAATGTTTATACTATACTACAAAACAAATGCTTTGTCAAGGGATATTTGTCCTTTATTTTGTACAGCAATAATTGCCACACTAATTACCACTATCACAATTCTATCACCATTCAATGTCTAAATCAATGATAAATTATTCCCAAAAATAAATACACGATTTAACAGCGACAATAGTTTCTTCGGAAGTTCCATACAATTCCAATATAAACTTCTTTTCGGGTTGATGGGAATGAAAAAGACTCTCCATTCTCATTTACCCATATCTCATGCGACCCCTTACCTCTGCGTGAGTATGAAAACCCACGCTCGGCAAGTAGCCTTTTAAATTTGTTTATGTTCATTTTGTTTATTGTTCCTTTCTTTTCTAATTTTGCAAGATTTGAAAACAAAACTTGCATTTTATTTACTTTAGTTTGTTGTATTACACTTTCTCAACATTCTAATAATTCCACTCTGACCCTTTGGCGTTACCATAGGTGTTAGTCCTATTCTGACTTCGCCATTCTGTATGTATGAGCTTTCTTTAAGCTGAAACCATGGCTGAGTGTCTATATACCTCTGATAAGGCATATTCTTATGACCGTCCCTACAGCCTAACACTTTCTTCTCTCTCAGGAAATTAAATAGTCTTGTTCTGCCTATCTTTATTCCGTTCTTCGTTGCCAACTTTGCCATGTCGTTCATTGAAATACAATCTTCAGAGGTCTGTATATGACTTGCAAAGTCCACAAGAGGTTTGTCCTGCTCTATCTTGTTGTTAAGCTGCCTGATCGTTGACAGATTGAGCCTGAACAGTTCTCTCGTCTGAGCATCGGCATTTGGTAGATAGGTGTTAATGAATATCTCGTCATTGGCTACATAACCACCTGTCTTGCGTATAGTAGGAAGAACATCGTCAAATATCCAACTTTCAAAACGTTCTGCGGAAGGGAGTTTACTATGTGCTATAAGACGATATAAATTTCCCTCAGTAATAAATTTAGCCTTCTGTTTCCTCCCTAATGTATCGGTGAGGTGGTAACTTACCACCCCATCTTCTTTACAGTGATACTTTAAAGCATTTACACTGTCCTTATACCCTAATGCCTTAGTAACATCTCTTCCACAAAATAAAATTTTATCATTATCTTCCTTGTGTATTCTTATTTCTCCAAATTCCTTATTTTCAAAAACCTGAACATAATCTTGCATAAAAAAATACCTCCACAAATTATTCGTAAGCATAACTTGACAAAGGTATCTATTTATAGTATAATTTAAACAGATACCTTTATCTTAATAGATATAATGATCCTTGACAGACACATTTATCTTTTATAAGTATGGGTAGACAAATGTATGGGAACGTTTCAACTTGGTAGGGAGGAGCGTTCCTTTTTGTTTATTCATTTTTTAGTTTATTGTAAACCTCTTTTATACCTGCTCGAATTATATCTGATTTTGATTTTCCAGTATGTTCAACACAATATTCAAGCATCTTTACATCTTCATCAGACATTCGTATTCTCGTGTTGTTATTCTTAGGATTGTCAGTAGGTCTACCCATTTTTGGTTTCACCAGAAATATCACCTCACTTTTGTGTTACCATTAATATAGTAACATATGGTTACACAAAAGTCAACACTTAAAAATAAAAATCTTTCACAAAATTCTAGCGTATTTTTTGTTGAAATACACAATTTTAGTTTCTGAGATATTACACTTAAACCCTAAATCTTGATTTTCAGCCTAAAATATGCTAAAATTTTTTTATTAAAAGTAATTCTAATTAATCTTAGAAATTGGAGGAAATAAAAAATGAGCAAAATAAAATTAATTCTTATTTCACTCATGACAATATTAGCATTGTCCTCATGTAATAGTAAAACAACAAGTTCCATATCTGACAGTAATTTCACTACCACTACAACAAGTACAACAACCACCACTCCCACAACAACTTCTCATACTTTGACAACAACTAAACCATCAACTACCACAACCACTTCCAAATCATCAACTACTACCACAACGACTACAACCACAACGACAACTACAACTACAACTACCACGCATGATTATAGTTCTGAAATAAGTGCTTTAGAGCAAGAAAATAATCGCCTACAGAGTGAAATCTCCACCTATCAGAACGAAATAAACAATGAGCAATCTGATATTTCCATCTATGAAATCTACAAATCGGATGCCGAAGATGATGTTGAAGAGGCTAAAATACAGCTTGAAAACGCCAATAAGAAAATGGTTAAAGTTTATGGTGATGGCGGTTGGACTACAGAAGTTGACTCCGAAGCAGTTTCAAAGGCTCAATCTCACTTAGACGATTGCCAAAGAGTTGTTGACGTATACAATGAACTTATATCAGAAAGTCAAAGTAATATTGATTATTATAACACTTGTATATCTAATAATCAAAGTTCTATTGAAAACAACAATAGTCTTATAAACGATTATCGTAGTAGATAATCATAAAACAGGAGGTAACACCATGAAGAAAATTTGTTCCATTCTTGTGATTGCAATAGGAATAACACTATTTGTGATAGGTTATACAACAAAAATTCCAAGCAAAAATTTAACCACATTTTCAATTTTGGAAGGTGACAAGTATAGTGCCATTGACGAATATGTTGGCGGTGACGCTTACAACTATATCATAGGAGCTTCACTTGTCAGCGGTAAAATAGCCGCTGCGAAAATTGAGAGAGTAATTTTTATATCCACTGGCTCATTAATTTTCTCCATTGGCATAATTGGTTTTGCATTTTCATTTAAAACCAAAGAAAAGAAACCTAAAGAAAAAAAAGATGTTGGCGAGCAGGGTGACTTGTCACAAACTAACGAATGAATTTTACAAAGTTCCACAAAATAGTATTGACAAAATGAGTATAGTATGCTATACTATAAATGATGAAAGATTACTTCTGTCATCTCTAATTTACGCTTCGCAATGTGCGACACAGAAACATTGTAGATACAATTACGTTTCACAATGTACGGCAAAGTAACATTGTAGTATTCAATTTACGCTTCGCAATGTGCGACACAGAAACATTGTAGTGATGCTGTCATTTTGGTTAATCTGAAGTGACAGCATATTTTTTGTATTAGGAGTGTCAAAATATGACGGAACATGGTATGTACTTTATTACACCCGACTATTATCAACTTATTCGAAATGCAGGAGGAACTTGGAATGATTGCAAGGAAAGACCCATTGTTTGTTTGATTAAGTCCACCGAAAATTCCAAATTGTATTGGGCAATACCTGTAGGCAAAGTAAATCATCGTGACACTAAAGCTATTAATCGTATTTATTCCTATATAAACAAAGATCCAAGAAATATTGCTTCTTGCTTTTATCACATTGGCAAGACAACCACCAAATCTATTTTCTTTATTAGTGATGCTTTTCCTGTAACAGATGTCTACATAGACAGAATTTATGAGGGTTATGACAAACAACAATATGTTATTGGAAACAACAATCTTCTGTCTGCTCTGGAATATAAGCTCCAAAGAATTTTAAGTTATGAAAATGCTAATCCCAATTTCTTCCGTCAACATATTACTGATGTTAAAAGAAAACTATTAGACGAAATTAACAGTTAAACAAAAGAGGTGTCCTCATGTCCGAAATTAAATCAATAACAGACCAAGAAATATTATCATACTGGGACTCAATTAAATCCGTAAGAGGAGTTGCTATTAAACTCGGTATCTCGTGGCAAAGAGTTATTAAAAGTCTTTCTAGTTTAGGTATTATAGTTAATAATACCCACGCTAAGATTATCCAATACCACAAAGAAGGGAGGTCAGCTAATGAGATTGCCGACTTAATGAACATGAACGTTAATGTTGTGAAAGCCTATCTCCCACGCAACAGACCTCAATACAAAGTTAAGCAATCTAAAAATGCTCTAGCAGTACAGAGGAGTAAAGAACGTCACAAGAAGCACTAAAGGGACTTTTAAAAGTCCCTTTTTATTTTACATACTTATCCACAACTTCCTTGCCCACTTCCATTTTTAGCATTTGCTCTTTTACGAGTCTGCTATCGCAACCGCTATAATGTTGCTCAGTTATCCTTAGATCAGAATGTCCTAGGCTCTGACAGGCAATACGCAAATCTCTAATAACATCTTCGCTGCCCTTTTGAATACAACTAATATACACGGAATGTGTCTGCCTAAAGCTGTGAGTGCTATATTTACCTTCTATGTTGTGTTTGGCGGTTATATTCTTTAGAAATGTTGTAACAGAATTAAGTTCCATAGGAGCTATTCTGAGTAGTCTGCCGTTCCAATCATACTTCTCATTAGTATATATAATTTCTTCTTCTCCGTCCTCATTCAAGAAAATGTCCTCAATATATTTTCTTTTACGTTCTCCGCTTTGAAAAATATAATCTTCCGTATCAAGTCCATAATGCTTAATCACAAAACTCAGCATTTTCTTCGCAGTATCACAAAGCCATGCCGTTCTCCATTTGTCCGTCTTGTCCTCTTGTAGCGTTAAGTAATCTACAATTTTTCCGTCATTATCGGTCAAATCTTTTACCCTCAAGGTCATTATATCTCCGTAACGATAGCCTGAGTTACAAGCAAAGATTATAATATTCGCTTTAAAATACTTTTTGTTCTGAAATAAATCTTCCAAGAGAACATTCAGATCATCGGGTCTGAACCAGCTTGCAGACTTCTGCTTGCTTTCCTCGTGCTTTGTAATAGCATTTCTGTGACCCTTTTTTCGTTTTGGCTGTTTTGCTATCTGTATTCTTGACGGAAGTCTGTCCGATAAATCGAAAATTTTGCAAGTTTGAGCTGTACTAATATTCATTTTTCATTCCTCCTCATATACACAATGTAAATACTATCCCTGCTATCAACATAACGCCTGTAAAGAGTAACCCAAAACCACCATAAACAACGTTTCTTACTATCATTCTAACCTTTCTCTGATGTTCCTCTCTGAGCCTTTGGCGGCGTTTAGCTTTTAGGTATGCTTTCCGTATATTGTACTCCTGTTCTTCCTCTATCTTCCGCAGTTCTTTTTTGCGGTCATTGTCTAGCATTTTCACAAAAAGTAATGTATTCGTATTTTCATTTTTCATATTTATTCCTCCTATATTTATTCCTAAATAAAAAATACTCCTATCAATCAATGTGATTAATAGGAGTATTTATATTTATTATATTAGTTTTATACGCACAATCGCTTTCATATCGCAAGTAAACTGTCTATTTCTGCAAGTCTTTTAAGAAGCTTTTCACGCTCCACTTTTAAGCTTTCCATGTCTATATCAGATACGAGTTTAACGCCCTCGTGGTCTTTGATTTTGCTATAAATCGTTTCAGGAACACCTTTTACACGAACGATTGTGTTCTTATCAGCCGCTATTCTAGGACTTTTGACAGAGCCACCCGAAGTGGCAAAGCCACCGTTTATAAGCATTGCATTGTCGGAGAAAATAACCTCTCTGTCACGATAAAGTCTTTTCAGAACAACGATTGAGCCAACTCTGATTTCTCCGTCCTCGTAACCCTCAGTATAAGTGTCGAGGTCAAGATCTACTGTGACAGTGCTAACCGCACCAAGTTCTCCGCATTCACCATAGCATTCGATGAGTAACGCCTTGACAGCTTCCTTGTTCTCCTCTGGGAAGACCCAGCAAGGGGCGTTCCACTTGCCCTGTATCTGCTTTGCCCCTGCGACAAAGCTCTTGTTATACGGACTGTTTACCTTGATTGTCTCGTTTTCAACTGTAACTTTCATGTTTTATCTCCTATTATATTATATTACTTCTTATTGTCAGGGATCTTAGCCCACATTTCCTCTCGATAAGCCAACTCTTGGCTATAGGTTTTATGCCATTGCTTATCCAGTTCTTTTCGTTCCTCAAGTGTAAGACTTCTACCCTCATCAATAGCCTTGTAAAAGGCGTCATCATAAATCTTTTGAGCTTTGTCAAAAGCCCCTATAGGATTATATTTTCTGTTAATTTCCCTCCGCTTATTTTCGCTGTGGTTTACCCACAAATAGATGATAAGTAAAATAATTGTAGCTAGTAACATTGATTATTCCTCCTCGTCCAACTCGTACTCGTCATAAGTTTCTTCATTATTTCTGATATTGTATACAATATCCTCATCGGGATATGCTTCTTTAAAATAGCACTGTAAGTCATCGGGTATTGCAGCTATATAAATTGGTTCATAACTGCCCTCAAGCTTACTGCCTTTGATAGTTTTTCCGTCAGCTTTGAACTCAGCAGGAGATAAGCTAATCTCACGCTCTAGCGGTGCAGTTTCAATGCCGTCTCCATTAATTAGGTTTTCGATAGTCTCGCCCTCGTCCTCGTTTATCTTTTCACATTCAGCAACGAAATAGACTTCACATCTAAAAAAACGCCTTGTTGAAAACACTGTAAAATTAGTTATATTTATAATATCTGAATGATATTTCTTCAATTCTGCTAAAGCTTCCACCTCGCTATCATAGATCTTAATAGGGTTTCCTATGTTTTCACACAAAGAAACTATATCAAACAATCTCTCAGGGAGCTTCCTTAACTCTACTCTTGACTCGAAAATTCCATATTTCATACAAATTTCTCCTTTGTTTAATTAATTATACTACAAAATTCCTCATTAGTCAACTAGAATTTTGTCGAAAACGTCCATAAAATCGGACAGTATGGCTATTTTTATTAACCACGTTTTGCACTCATTATCAGTATAGCCGTTACACTTCATTTGTGCGATATGTAATCTAATACGCTCATTCCGTTCCAATGATCTGATACGTTCCATAAGACGCTTATCAGGGTGCTGTATTACCATGTTATTCTGCTTTTCTGTCATTTAAAATTCCTCCTAATCAAAATTTTCCATAGCTCTAATAATTCCATTTTCCGTATAAATGACTAATTTAATATTATCGTTCTCGAAAAAATAATTGGCTGATCTTAATTTATCCTCAAAATTTAGAGTTCTATATAGTTTCCAGCCTATTTTTTCTAGTGTTATTATTGACTCAGAAATTTTCTTGTTAATGAACCTCATATAATCACTCCATCAATACCTATAAAAGTATGGTTTTATTCTACTCCAAATAACTTATTATCACGTTCTATTTTCCTAATAGCTCCTCTCTTTGTCATATCTGTCATTTCAATTCCATTGTCCGAAAAGCCTACCCATATTTCATTTGGCGTTCTCCAGCCCTTACACGTTAAGAAAGTAAGTACTCTGTTTATTTGTGACAAATGTTTTCCGTCATTTGGTACTTTCTGTACATTCATTAATATTGTACCTCCTTATTCAGCAATATTTCTTACAACTTTCCACCTACCACGATAGAATTTTACAATAAAATCGTCCACAAATTTCTCCGTTTTAGTGTTATAAATTCTGTTATCCTCAGTAATGATATAGTTCTTTGAATAATAATATTCATTAATCATCTTTACCAAATCTTCTCTAGTACCTGTTGACATAATAGTTTTAGTTTTCATTGTTACTCACCTCAATCCACCTTCCAAACATTCAAACAGATAACGCCCTTGTTATCAGCATAAACGTTATCAATGCTCGATACTTCCGCATAATTCATATGCTCCGGAACATCTCCGTAATCTCCGTCATAAACAATTTTCTCCTCATCGTCCGACCATATCTGAATGTGTTGTGCATCAGGATCAATGAACATTTCCATAAATTCTTGTACTGTCATAGTTAAATAACCTCCTCCGTTATATTAAAATCTTTAATCAAATATAAACGCCTTACCTTTAAATGTAGTATTAGATCTTTTAGTTTGTTTGAAATAATACAGTGAACTATTTCCATTCAAATTCCAATTCAATGTTTCTCTCATATCTGGAAAAGATGAGAAATTTTCTATCCCTCTTTCAGAAATTTGCTCTTTAGTCCAATATTTCTGCGTCCTTATGTCAAAAACAGATATCGTCTTTATTTCTATGTGACCTATATGATTATCGCCCATAACCTCAACAATTAGCTTTAACTTGCTTAAAGCCCGATAATCACCTAATAATTGTAATATTTTATCTACTCCCATGGTATTATACCTCCTTAAAAATTCCGCTTTTATGTGTATTCTTAAATGGCACTCTTCACAAGTCTTTCCCCTTGTTCTGAGTATGTAAGAGGGGAATAATTCCCCTCAGAATGTTAAAGCAATCCATTTTCTTTGAACTCTCTTATCAGTCCGTATTGTGTGCCAAGCTTTTTAAGTTTGGCTTGTATTTCAGCTAATTCCGCATAACTTGTTGAGTTCTCTGACAAATCGGCTTGTAATTGCATTGCAAGTTCTCTTGTTCTGGCTTTTCCTCTTGTGTATTTATTAATATTCATGATTAGACTATCTCCTCTTTAATAATATTCATTGAGATACTTGCTTTCAAGTTTTTTAACTTTTTCCGTCATACTGCTTTTATCCTTGCAAATGTCTATAAAGTCAGCAGTATTACACATATCCAAGAGTTTATAATACTTTTCTTCAACAGTATATTTATTCCAAAAGATTAAATATTCCTCTCTCTGTTGCTTTGCGGCTTGTTCAATCCTTTTCATATCCTCACATGGAATGTAGTCTGTAGATACGTACAATTTGATTATTCCATTTGCGCTTATATGTGCTATCTGCTTATAGTCGTTATGTTCCATTACGGCTTTATTACATACTGTAATGCCGTTTCCTAAACAGCACATAAATAATTCAAAGTTCCGTTTGTTCATATAATCAAGCCTCCTCATCGTCAAGACCATCGTTTATAAGATCATCAATCTCCAGTTCATAGCATAGATCACTCAAGACCGCTTCTTGAGCAACTACATAACGATAAACTTCACGCTTTTTAGCGTTCTTCTTATCGTTGTTATATTCCTTGTCTGCCTGCTCAAGTGCTTCCGCTGTCTCGTTGTACATCTTTATTATAATTCCGATCATTTCCTCTTTTGTCATGGTTAATTCCTCCTCAAAACAGATATTTTATTTATACCACGTTGACATTCCGTCATTTAGTCTTACCGGCACAAGTAACATAAGCTGACTATTATATTTATTTTCCTCAACATTTTTGAATACTATAGGCTTCAATGCTCCGCTATGGAGCATTTTAATTCTGTCGCCCTCAAGATTTTTAACGGCATCCGTAAAGTATGTGAGATGATAGCCGCTAGTCTCAGAAATATTCAAGCCCTCAATATCAACGCTTCCATAAGGTGAGACAAGTCCATTATTCTTGATTGCAAACACATTCATATCTTTATTAACTTTAATCTCTTTAAGATATTTCAAGTTATCAAGCATATTCTTTTTGTCAAATTCAAATTCAGAAGTAAAACTACATGGAATAGCTGCCTCCCATTGAAAATACTGTCCTTTAAGATTCCTGCTCAAAAGCACGAAATCTTCCGATACAAGATTAAATACTGTTATATCCTTACACGATATAATATCACATTCACCCTTTTTGAACTGCTTTAAGATTGAAAATGTGTTATTATTTATTGTAAATTCATTTTCAAAGCTCAAGCCGTTATCTTCCGTATCAGTGCTGATTGCAAGCCTATAGCCGTCAAGAGCTACCATTTTATTTGCCTTAAAATTAATACCTTTTAATATAGGTCTAAGATCGTCTTTTATGTATATAGCATAGCTGATTGAATTATAACGCTCCATAAACTTTTCAATCGTGTATGTATGCTGCTCAAGAATGTTTGAATTATTTGAATTAATATTATCAATCCAAACTTTTCCAAGATGTGTAAAAAGAGAATATGTATCATTATCATTTACATCAGTTATTCCAGCTTTAAATGACTTTTTGCCGTCCTCAAAGTTGCACGCTTTATCACTATCAAACGTGATAATTGTATCGCAGCCCTTGAAATATTTAAGAGCCTTTACAACTCTTTTCACGTCCTCAAGAGCAAACATGATCTTGTCATCGGTTATACAATTTATAGTTTTGCAGCCGATAACCTCCAGATTATTTGCGGAAATTTTCATTTTCCCGTCCTCAGCCTGGATAAACGCACTCCGCAAAAGATAGTTAGATGATTTTGTGTTGATGATTTTCTCCACCTGCTCAAGAGCTGTTACAAGGTTCTTTGTGTTTGCTATAATTTTCGTGTTCATAATTATTTACCTCCATCATTGTTTTTATTATACTTCGATTGTTTTGTATGTGTCAAGTTTTATTATACAGGATTATTTTGCTATTATTACCCTTTACTGTAATTGGCGTCTTACCGATTTTTATTTCCTCTCCGTTGATTTTTGTAATTTCCATAAATTTCGACCTCCGTATTAAAATAAATGTTTTATTCGCTTTTCAAACGTATTATATGGTACTCTTTCAAATATCATCGCAATTCTCAAGAGTATATAAGGCGTGAAGATCTCACACCTTTAAATTAAGTTGTTTGGAAATTTCCGCACGAACTTCAGCAAGTTGCTTTTTGAGTTCGCTAACTTCCAAGGAAATTAATTCATCATTTGACATATCTAACTTATTTTGCGAAGCTGTTAAAAAATATTGCAATTTACCGATTTTTTCAGTGTGTTCAGCAAGTTCCAATGTCTCTTCATTAAGAGAAACTTCATCCCGTTTGTTCTCTTCTTTCAATCTCTCTAGTTGTTTGTTTATAAAGTCGTCATCAAGTATACCGTCGTCATTAAATTGCGATAAATCAAAAATCTTAATCTCGCCATTATCACCGCTAAATGTGAGTGTTTTGTTTTTTAGGTCATTCTCGTTGTGTTGGATACGCTCTTTATATTCTGCTATCCAGCTGTTACAACGTTCAGCAGCATTAAGCTCATATTTTAAGTTACGCTGCACAGCTTCAAGAGAAGATTTAAGTTCATCTCTATAACGTACAACATTTTTTTGAATATCGTTAAGTTTTTTAACAAGCTCCTTGTCTTTTTCAAGCAATGATAAAATTGATACGATTTTTTCCATAATAATTGACCTCCTCAAAGTCTCAAAGTTGTATGACGAGTAAATAATGGTTATGGTATCCGCTCCACCTCATGCGGTTTTGTGGATATAAAAAAGCACCATGATTTTACGTCATGGTGCTTTAATGTCTCTGTCATTCTGTTATATTATGGTTATTTCCATTTGCCTTTAAATGCCTCGCCTTCAGGCTCGCCACTTTCAGCGCTGTAATAATTTTTCCTTATCCAGCCATTTTTCTGATAAGTTGTCAAAACGATTTCCTCATTGCCAAAGCTTATAAATTGCTGCTCGTTGTTCTGGTTAACACTCTCAAGCATACTAGAAACATCTTTATATTTCTGGTTGATTTCCGTTACCTGTTGCGGGTTTGAAAAATCAATGATTATGTTTTTTGGTGAATTGCTCATATTTTTTACCTCCAGCGTTGTTATATTTGCCATTATAACATATTCTTTTATGTTTTGCAAGCCCTGAATTATTCAATCTCAATGCCGCTCAATATTTCTTGAGCCTTGCTTAAAAATTCCGCCTCATGTTCATCAACATAGTAATTAATATAAAAAGCGGTTATTTTGTTTACAAGTTTATCGTCACTCTTGATATAGTCAATTATATCACGACGATCAACGGGGAAATTAACCCCAAAATCTTTGAATTTTCTAACCGCCTTTATAAGATCGTTTTCAGAAATTTCCAAAGCGTCCGCAAATTCTGAAATGTCATTGAAATAGTCGTAAACGTCATCATAATTCGGTAAGTCTCTATAGATTATAACGTGGTTGTCATTTATCCATGAATGACCGCCCACGTTTATAAACGTCTCAAGACGTCCTATTTTTGTATCTGAATCATAGTAGAAATATACGTCCGTTTGGTATGGGTTCAAGTCGATCTCAAATTTCCGCAAGATTACCGCAAGCTCAGATACAAGATCATTGATGTTGATGACGTCCTCATCGGTGATATAGTGCTTAATGCTTGTACTCATTTTTATACACTCCTTTTGATTTAATGTTGTGTTATGTATGGTATCCCTTTAGGCTCATGCGCCTTTAGGGATATATAAGGGCGTATAAACGCCCCTTAAGCGTGCAAATACGCTTCTTTTTGCGCCATTTTTGTAACGCTATTGGCAGCGTTTAAAACGCTTTGCGGGATTCTATAGCCGCAAATAATGTATTTATCAAGACGTGTGCTATAGCCTATTGAATAGTTCCAACCGTAAACACCAGCGTTATAATAGTTCGTGCTATCGGTATAGGCATCAATGCTGCTATCATCAACAAGAATAACATCTTGACCGCTGATTATGTTTTTAGCATCCGTGTTTGTGATTTTTTTTGAAGTATACATAAAAATTTACCTCCATTTTTTTATTTACGTTTGTTTTTTGTTTTTTTATTGTCTCTTTTCTTTTGTTTTGCACTATTTAACTTTTATGTTACGTTCCAGAATTTTGATTCATCATCATTCTCTTTACTGTATTTTTCATCAACATCATCAATGTTGTAAATGTCAACTTTTCCCCATATCATTATAGTGCAATCATTCTCACTCATGATAGATTCAATGTTGATTTTCTTAAAAACTCCTTCTTCGCCTTCTTCGCTGATGCAATAATGGTTTCCGTCTTTGTACTGAATCCACAGATAATCATCTGTTCGCTGTCCGATTTTATTTGCATATCTGAGACCATCGATAATATCAATAACATCATGCAGTGCTTCTTTTCTGCTCTCCCATATCTCAAATACTTGACCGCTTTTTGTTTCAAACGATTTCATTTCAAACACCTCTTGACTTTTTGATTTTTTTGTGTTATCTTAAAAATATGGTTGATTAAATTCAGATCGTTGCACTGGATTCAATCGTATTAGCGGTTACATATATAACCGCTAAAAGTTTAGGTAAACTGTTAGCGAGATCCCTTTTTTGATATCCCAGAAATTCGAAAAACTGGATTAAAAGCATTTTGAGCCTATCGCTTTTAAGATTCTCACCGCCTACATTTGATGTTGTTCAATTCGGTTTTAGCCGGTTCGCACGGTGAAATATTTAATTTTCAAGTTGCAAAAATTGTTATTGATTATAAATCAATTTAATTTACTAGCTGTCACATGACTTTGCAAAAGTCAACTAGATTTTTTATTGTGCGTGGATCAACTCCATTTCTTTATTTGTCGGACGATTTTCAAAGTGCAATCGTGAAACTTAATGATCTGGTAAAGGTTCTTGTTTTGTTCTTTTCCTTTACTGTATCTATATTATAACACATTCGTGAATGTTCGTCAAATCGATTATTTGTGCACATTCACGAATGGTACAATATATAGTGGTTAGATGCAAGATAATCGCTAGACATGACTATATATTGTGGCTGTGAAAATAAAAATATTTTTGAAATACGCTAAATTTTGTTGAAAACATACAATTAGTTAAGAGGTTTAATTATATGAATGAAAAAAATCAACGCAAAAAAATAGAATATAATACAAAATATAACAAAGAAAATTATGTAAATTTTAGCCTGAAAATCAAGCCTGAATTAAATAACAAAATTGTAAGCTATTGTAAATCTAATAACATTTCACGCCCTGAATTTTTAGAACGTGCTATAGAGGCACTAAACCACAATATATAGCGGTTAATACAGCATTTAATACTTGCAATAAACAATATATAGTATGCTTGTATTTTGAGCCATAAGGCTGCTAGCAAGCGTTATACACTGTTGTATATATGGGTGGTATAGTTATACTTGATAGCCGCTAGAATGGATTTTAGAGCATACAATATATAGTAGTATTGTAGCGTATTATGTGTATGTGTATACTATATATCGTGGTTAATGGCTGATATGTGTTATATATTATGAGCTTGCAAGCGGTGATCTTGCAAGGGATCTTGACTTGTGTATTTATGTATGTGTACAATTTTTGGACTGTTGTAAACATGATTTTACGTTATATAAGTGTACAATTTTTTGGACTTATAAGGATCTTGTAAGAGTTCTTTACTAATGCTAATTAATGACAATTAGTCAATTTGTATAATTTTAAAAGCTAATTTTGTGTAAATTGCCAGTTTAAAATAGGGATTGAGTATTAAATTTTAGGTGTATTTTAGTGAGTGTTTACCACTTTAGGGGTAAACATGGGGTGAAATAGGGAATTAATAGGGAATTGATAGGTTAAAATATTCATATAAAATGTTCAAATTTTAAAGATGAGGATTAAGAGCGTTCGGTATATCGAATAACATTCACCGATAAATATATTTAGCAAAAATCAAATATTGACAATAAACAAATACATAAAAAATCAAGTATTAAAAATTCGTTTGAGCCTAAGCAGAGCCAGCAGGAACTATATTAATATTCTATGAATTATGATACAATTATTCATATATGTGATTTTGGCAAAAAAGCATATAAACCACGCAAATAAGCGGTTTTATAGACATGTTAATATGCTTAATTAAATAGCTTTGGAGGGGGTAACTTTACATTTATGGGAACATATGGAAACAAGATTATCCCCTTAGTAGTTCCACTCTATCCACACGACCCTAAAGCCAAAACCAAAATCAAAATAGCATTTTTTAAAATTCCTGCACGCTCTCCCACTACCCCACCAAAACCTCAAATTTTCATTCGGTAACACGTTCGAGTAAACTTCGTATCTACGCTATTTTTTAAACTTTTCCAAACCTAAAAATATACCCAAATACACCAAAACACACCAAAATTAACTTGCAAACATTATTTCTATATCATAAAAAAGTAACCCATCACTCCCAAAAAAATATACTCCTTTAAAGACCATAATAGGTCTTATTTTTTTGTCCTAAAATGGCTATAAATCTAGTTTTACACTTAAACAATCACCCATTTAAAATTCAATTTTAAATCACTGTCAGCTCATTAAACTGCACTTCAAAAATAATACACTATCACCGAAACATCTCAAAACAATAAAAAGCCATCAAAATATCATTTATAAAACTCATAAAATAACCTATCGTAAAAACGAATAAAACGTTTTTATACCTTAATTTACAAGCAAAAACAACGAATAAGCTATCGTAATTTTACCGAACGCTCCGAAACAAACTGCTTAGACGAAAACAAAATGTTTAAACAGTTGCCAGACAATCCATACAAACATTAATGTTTAACTGAAAAAATATCTGTGAAGATTAGCGTGACCGTAGGGAACGATAATCAAGCAGGGAAGTTATATACGAGCGTAGCGAGAATATAACTGACTAGCTGTGCGCAACACAACAAATCAATATCTCATCATTACAAAACTTCATTGTCATAATAACACAGTATCATAATTCCTATTAATTGTACAATCTCACATAAACTCACAATTTATAATTACAATCAAAATTATAATTATAAATATAACCAATACACTAAAAGTTTACATATAAATTTGCATAAGTATATTGACAACCATTTAATTGTACATTATAATTGTAAATGTACTATTAAACGAGTACGTTTGAGAGTTGCTTACTTAATTTGCTTGCAATTTCAAATTGCAATTTTTAAAATATGATTTCACTTCAATTTATCTCTCAGCTCTATTAGTATACCCTTTCACCATTAAACGAGTACACTTGAAATGATATCATATTTTAAAATCAAATTCAAGAAGTAAATATTGTTTATAAAATTGTAAGTTATAGGAAGTGATATTTAATGTCAGTTAATTGTAGTAAACAATAAATTTTTCTGGGGCGTTTACGCCACAGTAAGGATTCTCTTATTATTAAAGATATCTAGTATTATTCTACTCTACACTTTGACCTACACTTTTGCGTACCTAAATGCAAACTTTTTTGCATTTTGACCTACACTTTTGCGTACCTAAATGCAAAAATGGAGAACTAATAATGAAATAGTGAAAGGTGGTGATAAATTATAGTTGACAATTATTTTGTAAAAATGCCCAAGAAATATATATACGCTGACTCAGCAGACAACTTTGAAATTTTATTATATTGTTGTCTTAGCTACCTATATAACGCCAGAACAGAAGTGATTAGCACGTCTTTAAATGAGATTTTAGAGTTGTGTAACTGTTCTCTCTACAGTAAGAGTAGTAGAGAAATTACTCATAGGATAAAAGCACTTTTCAATATTTTTATTGCTAGGTCAGATTTGACTTGGGATAACCAATGTGACTATAAATCATCAAATAATGTCAATGCAAACGCTCATTTAAGATTTAAGGTCAACAAAGCAGTGTTTGATCCTCCAGATAATTTCGTAATATTGTACGACACAGAATGGGACAAACTAATGTCTATTTCAAATAGGCTGTCTAAGTCAATACTTCTTCGTGTTTACCTATACATAAAGTCATGGAACTTTCAGAACACAGAAGCTATAACAGAGAGTGTTTGTGGTTGTTACAAGAAAGAAACGGCAATAGCGGAAGAACTACATATATCGGCTAGGCAGTTAGACAACTATTTGAAGGCATTATGTGACAATGGACTAATAGTCAAACACATTACAGGGTCTTATAAAAAAAATGGTAAGGTCTACAATGCTCCTAACGTTTATGTACTTGGCTCAGACCTGAACGCACAACAACATGTTCAAGAAGCTGTCGATAGACTAAAGTATGCCTATAAGGTAGATGAATTTCTACCAATGGTACATAAGAACAAGAAAATTAGAAAGGATTGATAAACATGACAGATAATAAGATTATAGTATTTGAAAACGAGGACTTTGGAGAACTTAGAACGGTTGAGATTGACGGAGAAGTTTGGTTTGTAGGCAAAGATGTGGCAATGATATTGGGTTATGGAAATGGAAAAGTTAAAAGTAAGGCTTTAGCTAACGCTATAAAAGATCATGTAGATATTGAAGATAAAAGGTTCTTAAACTATGATGAACTTAAAGCGTACCAAAATGGTGACCTTAAAAATATTAGCCACTATGGAATGACAATTATAAATGAAAGCGGTCTATATTCTCTTGTATTTGGAAGTAAATTGTCAACCGCAAAGAATTTCAAACACTGGGTAACTTCTGAGGTTCTTCCTTCACTTCGTAAAACTGGTACATATAATACGCAGGCTTTTGAAGAATTAAAAGCAGAGGTAATAAATCTCAAAGAAGAATTAGAGAAAAACAAATTACCCAAGAAAACATATAGTCCATGGTTTGGTCGTATGCACCCTAAATATAGATTAATAGAAGATAGTCTTGGTATTACTAGGGGTGCATTGTACAGAGAAATTCTTAAAGAACTCTCTAATAGATACGGACTTGATACATACCAGATAGAACAAGATTATTTGTATGAAAATTGTTTAGACAAATGTTATCCTCTTGATCCATATCAGTGTGTTCCGCAATTTCGTAATATGATAGAAGATATTATTAATGAGTATTTAATCAATAACAATTTAGCTGATAAAAACGATATTATTGCAACTAAGAAATATCAGACAATTTTCTCAAAACTAATTCTAAGACTGATTTTAACGAGTCTCATCTTAACACAGAGGACGGTGATAATAATGGGTAGAAATCGCAAAACAACTTCTTTACAAGAACTATTTCCTGAAGATTATACATATGAGGCTCAGGACAAGCCTTTAGACGATAATGAAGAATATTTAAGGTTTCGCAATGAGTATTGGACTATGCTGGCTGAAACTGACGATACATACGCAGGAGATTATATGTAAGATAAAATAAAGGAGACAACAAAATGAACAATTTGAAACTTGTAGAAACAGACGTATTTAATGAAATCGCAACTTGTGACTTTTGGGGTAACATTAATAATGAGTATCTTGTCACAAGAGAACAGATTGGTAGAGCATTGGGTTATAAAAATCCTACAAATGCAATTAAAAATATTCATTTAAAGCATAAAGAAAGATTAGATAAATTTTCAACTCAGCTCACTTTGGGCTATGTTGAGGGGGATAGGTATGTTGAACGTGAAAGAATACTTTATAACCGCAAAGGCATTATGGAGATTTGCCGTTGGTCTAGGCAACCATTAGCAGATAAGTTCATGGATTGGTGTTGGGAGATTATGGATAGACTTATCTCCAATAGTTTGAATAATGTAACATTATCAAGAGAAGAATATTCTATGATTGTTAATGCTGTCAATGAAGTAGGTCAGCTTAATAAAGTTAATGAACAACTTGCACGTCAGTTGCAAATCATTTCTGCACAGAACACCACAATGCAGGATAAGCTTTCTCGTATATGGCAGAAAATAATGCTTATTGTACCACCTGTGCATTATTCTTCTTGGAAAAATAAGATGTCTCAGAAAATTGTTTCGCTTGCAAAGATCTTAGGTTATACAAATGATGATGATAGAAAATCTATTTATGGCGATATTTATAGCATGATGAAGTCAGACTATGATATTGACCTTGACTCCTACAAAGAAAACTACTTGTTATCACAAACAGACTATAAAAACGTAGCAATGATAGATGTTATTAATAGCGATACAGTTCTTAGAGATATTTTCGAGGAAATTGTTGACCGATACATACAAATAAAATCAGGAATGGAGGTAATTAACAATGCCTAGACTAACAAAACTTACAGAGAGTGAGTATGCCAATGGCGTACTCGCAGAAGCTAAAAGAATAAACAATAATGAGACAATTCGTAAACAACCGCCTACAGAACAGCAAGTTAGATTGTGCCTTAGAGTGCTGAGAGATTTTCACATACATATAAACAAGGATAATATTCCTAGATTTAAAAGTATTCAGGAGCTAGAGCTTTGGCAAAAGAAAATGATACACGATAAATTATATGACAGCAACTAAAACGGAAAGGTAGATTAAAATGACAGAAAACAACAAAACTATGGTAACAGTATTTGAGAGCAAAGATTTTGGCAAGGTAAGAACGGTAGATATTGATAACAAGATTTACTTTTGCGGCTCTGATGTGGCAAAGGCGTTGGGATATGCAAGACCAGCGGACGCAATAACATCTCATTGTAAGGGGGTCTGCGTTTTACCGACCCCTTCGGCTGGAGGTGTACAGAAAACAAAATTCATCTCAGAGGGCGATGTTTATCGTCTTATAGCACATAGTAAACTCCCTTCTGCAGAACGCTTTGAGAGTTGGATATTTGATGAGGTGCTTCCAACCATACATAGGACAGGCAGCTATATTATGGAAGGCTCGGAAAAGGACAATGAATTAAAACTATTACAAGCTACGGTTACTCAGCTTCAGAATATGTTACTTGCATTATCGGCTAAAAAAATACCAAATGCAAAAGCTCTGAACATATGGAAGAAACAAATTGGTACTCCGCTTATAGTGAAGTTACAGGATAATGCTTTACAAACTACAGGTGAGGTTGTCGAGTTTGCAGATATGCTACATAGAGTTTATACTCAGATGACTTTAATGTTTGGATTCTGTACTGCTACGGCTCTTAGTGAATTTACAGACAAGTATAACTGTGATTGCACTACAACACAACCTAGTATTATAAATGCTATTGCGGATAATCATGTATATCAGGCTTGGTTTACTCAGGCTTGTAATCAGCTTATGGTTTGTGTAGGTAATGGGGATAGGTTTACATCTGATGATGGTTGTACTTATAATGCTACACAGTTTACTTTAGAGGACGGCTTTGATTTTATAGTTGCAACACTGGCAGAGGTTATGAATGATAGATCGGCTCATCATGCACACACGCTGTCTATGGTTTATAAGAAGATAAACACCACGAGAGGTTGGCGTAATCAAATGACTAGGAAGAAGGCAAAGACTAAGAAAGATGTAATATTGTCTGATAGAAAACAGTTTACTAAATTTGTGTTAGTTAGCAACGAAATTTTAAAGGAATTTGGAAGGAGTTAAATCTATGAAAACATATACGGTAACAAGTAAAGTAGCCGCAGAGGAACGTGAGGTTACAATTAACATTTCATGTGAGAATGGCGAGTGGGTCGCTAATTTGTATACTTGTATTGAGAAGTATGCCAACAAATGCAAAAAGCAAGGTTGGAGGCAGATTGATGAAACAAGGCACACTGACGGTACGTTTATCGGAGCTACATTTATTGCTCCTGCCAAAGCCATTAGTATTAGAAACGCTCATCCGACTAAAAGAGTTATCTCAGAAGAACATAAACAAAAGCTTTTAGCTGCGAGAAACAAAGATTAGTTAAAATTGTACATTAATTGTGTTAATTTTACAGCTATATTGTTTTGAGTATAATTTTACTTGTGAGGTATTACTCTTTAAAATTTAACACAATTAATGTATGTTCCTGACGATAGAACGCAGATTATGATAGATATAAAGATAGGAGATATAAATGCTTACAGCACAAATTAATAATCAACCTATAAATTGTTATGACAATAAGTATGATAGAGATACTTTGAAAAAATGGGCGGACAAAGGAATTTTGCAATGTCCTGTTTGTCATGGAAAGTACGAATATTGTCATGGCAAATTGGTAAGCCCTTATTTTAGACACAAAGACAAAACTAAATGTGAGATAATTTACTCTGAACCCGAAACAGAAGAACATATTCAAGGTAAAATAGCATTATTTAATTGGATTAAGAAACAAAATGGTGTTGTCAAGGCTGTTATGGAGGGTTATATAGAAGAAACAAAACAAAGACCTGACATCATGTTTGAGTTTGGAGGACAGCAGTACGTTATAGAATTTCAGTGTACTCCAATAGCAAGTGAGCAAATAGAACGCCATGAGTTGTATCAAGCTGCTAAAATTAATGACATTTGGATTGGCGGTAAGGAAAAATATTCAACTGGTAGGACACATATTGAGAATATTGCATATGCGATGTTTGACTATCAGAAAAACACTTTGTCTAAAGTTAAAGATCTTTTGAATAAAAACTTGTTACCTTATAATAATTTACCGCTTTGGAATTTTAACGAAATACCTTTAGAGAATGTAATGTTTGACGGAAAATTTACTTTTGTAAATCAAATTATGGAAAAATATGTTGATTTATCAATGAAAAAACACAATGCGGAATTAAAAAAGCAAGAGCAGAGACGACATATTCATAGTTTGGTAGAGGTTTGTAAAGTTATTCCAGAATGGTATGCGCAAGTATGTCATCATTGTAAAATCGACATACTTGAAGGCAAATCATCTTCCCCATATTTGATTATGATGAAGTTTGCAAGCGATATTACTGCTCCTTTCACAATGTTCATCAAAGAAAATTTGATTGATGTGTGTGTAACCGAGATGTATAATCGTAGGATAAAAAATAATTCCACTAATTGCGGAAAGTGCTATTGGCAAAAAGCAACTAAATTTGTAAAAATTGAAACACTTAAATATTCGGACAATCAGCAGTTGGTTTCTGTGATTAAAGAATATTTTTCAAAGCAATTACAAAAGGCAGTAATTAATAAATATATGGGAGGAATAACAAATGGCTAAACAACAAATGTATCAGCAGTTTATTTTTAAGTTGCACAGTTCAAGAATTTTAAAAGCTCCTGATAAAAATTTAAAGATCTCTATACAAGAAGCTAGAGATAATAGGGAAATTATTTCTCTTGCTGACGGACAAATTTTACAAATGATTGATGAGATAAATTCATTAGATAGAAAATTTACCGCAGATAGGATAAAGGAAATTAAGAGAGAAATAAAGCTTTTAAAAAAGCAGCCAAAGTCGAGAAATACGAGTGTACAAATCAAGAAATGCTATCAGGACTTAGATAACATTCAATGTAAACTCGACTATGTTGCAATTATAATGAATAATAAGGAAGATATTTTTAAGCTGAGTTATGGATTTAGAATAAACGGAACGTATTATAATAGACTTATAGGCACAACAAATGGTATAAAAAAGAACACAGTTATTTATGCTGCTGCAAAGAACTCACAGCATATAAAATTATGTGAGGAATTAACAAGACGCATGAATAATGGAAGAAACTTAAACAAGGAGCTTGTGCCTGCTAAGTTTGAAGCTTATAAAGCATTAACTTGTTCAGCTTCTGTGCCTGTGACACACCCAAAAGATATTCTTGTGGTAGATGATTTAATTGTAACTTGCAAAGAAAAGGTTATAAAAATAACAGATGAGTTTGACGGAGAGCCTGTACTAACTGAGCCTGACGATCCTGAAACTATAGAAGTAAATGATAGTGACGGTTATGGTTTGATAACGCCTACATTGTCGGAGATGTGGGCTAAAGATATTCTTGAGGACTATATACCTAGTGGGTATTGCATAAGAAATAGCTTTTGTAAGGGTATGGTGTTCACGTTTGACTTTCATAAATTTGCCTATGAATATGGTACATTCAATGAAAATGGTGATTGTATTGTTATTGATGTATGGGGAAATGAACATGATATAAAGAATGTAGACTTAATACTTACAACCTCGATGTTAAAATTGTGGGATAGTTATGACAATATTGATTCGTATTTAAAAAATTGTAAAAAAAACGGATATGGTTTTAGAGTAACAAAAGTGTGTCCTGAGAAACTTGAAAATGAACGCAATATGAATTATCAATTCCTGCAAAGCTATGAATTAACAGATGAGGAAATTCAAGAATTGATAGCCCCTACGGTTAATGAAATAAAAGATGTAATTCATGGAGATATTGACAAGACTATATTGTTTTTAAATGGGGCTACCTCAGATGAAGATTTTAGCTTAAACGAGATTGACAATGTTACCAAGTCAGTAATGATAGAGCCAAGCATGGCAAATGATCCGTTTGTTATAAATCGTATTAATTATATGATTAAGAAAAAAATTACACAGGCTAAAATCGGTGTACTTAAAGTGCATGGCAATTATGCTGTTATTTCAGGCGATCCATTTGCCTTATGTCAAAGAATATTTGGAGTAAAGGTTGAGAATGATAATTATGGATTGCTTAAAGCTGGAGAAATGTATTCAAAATATTGGTCTGACTATGGGTCTGATAGGGTTGTTTGTTTCAGAGCGCCGATGAGTTGTCATAATAATATTAGGGTCATGAATGTTGCAGACAATAAAATGATGTCTGAATGGTACAAATACATGACAACTGTTAATATTGTCAACTGTCATGACAGTATGGCAGCAGCGTTGAATGGGTAAAGATCATGCCCCCTATTGTAGTAATACAATTTGAATAATTTGGTGAACCTACAAATGTAGGGTGTACAATTCACGTTTAGGAATTATAGGAAATGATAATTAGGAATTGTGCTAACGACAAAATCTAAGGGAATTAACTCACTGTCTAAAAGGAAAGTGAGTGTAGTAATGAAAGAAATTTGGAGAGATATAAAAGGATATGAGGGATATTATCAGATTAGTAATCTAGGCAATGTAAAAAGCTTGGAAAGGTCTGTTGTGAAAAGTGATGGAGTTGTTCAAATAAGGAAGGAACGAATTATGGACAAAAGATTTACCATCGATGGATATGTTGCTGCAAAATTAAATGTTAATAAGGTATCAAAGTGTATTGCAGTTCATATCTTAGTTGCTAGACATTTTATCCCAAATCCTAATAATTATCCAGAAGTAAATCATAAAGATTGTAATAGACAAAATAATATAGTTGAAAATTTAGAATGGTGTACGCACCAACAAAATATAGAACATAGTAAAAAATTAGGTCATTATAAAGGTAGAAGTGGTAAAGATAATTATAATTATGGAAATCATAAATTGCATAATTTTTATCAAGAACACCCTGAATTGTGCAAAACCAACCAATCAAGACCGAGAGAACAAAATGGTAGATGTATTCCTGTTGAGATGATTAAAGATAGCGAAATACATACATTCAGATTTATTGGTGAAGCGGTTGAATACCTAATTAATAATAAATATACAAATTGTAAAGCTAGAACTATTTACAACCATATTAAATTGGCTATAAAAGAAAATAGTCCTTATTTGGGATTTTATTTTCAAAAGATAAACAAAATCGAAAATAACAATTAAAACTATGAGTTAATTCCTATGACAATGTTCGTGCTAAGTCTTATAAAAAAATAGTAAGAAAAGTTGAACGACTATCCCTCGGTACTGAAATGTACAATAGGAGTAGGGCTGAGTGAAATTCTCAGTAGGTGAAAAACCTTTAAATCGAAGTGCCAAATACGGAGAAATCCTTAACACCTATGAATTAACATAGGGTAATGAAATAGTCTAAACCCACTATTAAATTAGTGTTAAAGTATTGTGAAAACAAGGGTAGAAATTGTTGATAAAGATGGAGATTGTCTTATAACAACAGACAATCCAATATTGTTGAGAAATACAAGATCTACTAAAACAATTATGTGTGTTCAAAAAAAAGCAAATAAAGAAATCATTTGTGAGTCTAATTTAATGCAGGCTAATTATAACAGCTTTGGTGAGGAAATTGGCAAGGTCACAAATAGGATAACCGCAATGTACGATGTTCAGGTAAAATACCCAAAAGAAAGCAAAGAATACAAAATACTAGATTATCGTATTATGTGCGGTCAGCTTATCCAGCAGAACACGATAGACAAGGCAAAAGGTATTATATCTAAGCCCATGCCTGAAGCGTGGTACAACAGATTTGCATTGAACTACAATGATAATGATAGTGATGAGGAAAGAGTTACAAAGGAATTTAACAAAACAATCATTGCTGATAAGAAACCATATTTTATGTGTTACATATATCCGCAGGAAATGTCAAAATATAAAAATTATATTGAAAACAATAATGCTCAATGTATAAACCTGTTTGGCATAACGATTTCTGAATTAGAGGGTCTTAAAGATAAAACGGAAGATCAGCTAAAGTATTTGGATTGGTATTACAAAAAAATGCCTGTTAGTGTTAATGATTGTACCATGAATCGTATTTGTAGGGCTGTTGAGTTGGCTTTTGAAAATTATAATACGGAAGTTAAATCGTCAGCTAGATTTGATTATAAACTTATGCAATGCAGGCAAAATGATAAATACTCTGACTATCCAAAATTGAAAAAAATGTATGAGAATTATACAAGGGATATAACTCAATACATGGTGCTGTCTAAAAAACAACGTTTTGACAAAGAACAAATTGATAATGACAAGATGATAATGACAGAAAATTATCGTAAGTTATGTTCTGAGATTTGCACAGATGAATTTGTGTTGTGTGATATATTGCTTGATATATGCTACAAAACAGAGAAATCTAAGAAATTTGTATGGGATATTTGTGGTGACACTATTATTGAAAATCTTTTAAGATTAAATGATTGGCAGATGTCTTATTATGTACCCGATGAAACTGGAGATATTGAGTATGGTGGAACAAAATATAGAAAAGCCACAAGAAAGGTTGGTGTGTAAATGGATATATTCTTAAATGAAATTGCTGAGGCAGAAAGAATAATTGAAAGTAAAGATTTAGGTGTAAAACCGTCACAATCATTGTTTTTGTTGGCTAAATATTACCGATATGTAATGAAATATAAAAAATCTAAAATAATTACTGCGCTAACTGATTTTATCAAATCAACAGGTATAAACTACAGACCTTCAGATTGGGAGAAAAGCGTTGAAAGACAAGTTGATAGGACACGTAATAATCCACCAATTAATATTGAATACATTGGCGTAACACAAAAGGAACTTGAAGATATAGCAAGGCTTAAAAGCCCACCAGTTGAGAGAATAGCTTTTACGGCATTGTGTCTTGCTAAATATAGAAATATTCTTTGTACAAGAAATAATAATTGGATTTGCACTAGCCATAAGATGCTGTTTTCTCTATCTAGTGTTAATAAAACTAGATATGAAAAAGAAATGATGATACATAAGTTAGTTAAAGCAGAAATGTTACAACCAGCATTGGCTGTCGGAAATACAAATCTTCAAGTAAAATTTATTGATGATAGTTCTCTAATAGTGCTAAAAATTACCGACATGAGAGAACTCGGTAAAGAATATATGCTGTATAGAGGTAAAAAATATGCACGTTGCGAAAATTGTGGAAGGCTGTTTTATAAGAGGTCAAATAGTCAGTTGTACTGTAAAAATTGCAAAGGTTATCAAAAAATTAAAACCAAGGTCTTGACCTGCTGTGATTGTGGCAATGAGTTTGTGGTTGATAGTCAAAGTCGAAAAATTAGATGTGAAGAATGCCACAAAAGGGAAAGGCAAGAACATAACCGTAAAATGTATCGCAATCGAAACAATTAATAATTCAACCAAGTTCATTTTAAATAGAAAATAGTCAAACACCTCGCAAACCCTTTATTATTGGGCGTTTGCGAGGTGTTTTTATTTTACGGTGTTATTTCTTATTATGGATATAGATAATAAATATGCTTATCCACAATACATTATAACACACAAAAAGTCAATATTCAATGGGCATTGTGTACAAAATTAAAATTGAAAAGGTGGTTATTTTACACATGATTTTCGTCACAAAAGACGAGGCGGATTATCTTCGTCAGAACATTAAGAATGTTAAGATTTTCAAAACGTGCCGTCTGAAAAGCAATGGCTCTAATCGTGGTAAGAGATACGCAGAGGAAACATCTGCGGTTGTCAATCTACTTGCCAAGTACAGAGCTGATTAAAAAATATCTTACAGTACGTCTGTAAGGGTGGGCATATCCCACTAACTTATTTAGAAAAGGAATTTATTTTTTATGACAGTAACAGAAGAACTTCCAATTTCCATTGTAGATAGCTTGGATAAGAGAAAATATCCTACGCCTGAAGAGTATAACTATTGGAAATCGAGAGAAAACAGAACATTTTTCATTGATTATGAAGTAGACGAGTTTTATAATCTTATTGAAAATAAAAACCAGCCATAATCCCATTGACTTTAGACGGTGGGTTAGGCTGGTGATAAAATCACTTTTCATTAAGAGATTTCTTAATTAAAGTTAAAATTAAATTGTTTAGACTACGATTCTGTTCTTTTGCAAGTTGTTCTAATTGATTTTTTAAATCTTTAGGAATAGTAAGTGTCGTCCTTACATTATCTTTAGATACTGCCATAATATCATCTCCTTTTCTAAATTATAACACATACAAAAAGTGATGTCAAGGTGATAGCTAAAGTTTACAACTTGTTTACATTGCAGTGTTGACAAAGTGCTATCACCGTGATATGATAGTGATAGAAAGGTGGTGAGGCGATGCTTAAATCATTTAAGTACAGATTATATCCAAATAAAACACAAGAAATACAAATACAGAAAACATTTGGTTGTTGTAGATTTGTTTACAATCAGACACTTGCTCATAGAAAAAATCTTTATGAAACAGAAAAGAAATCTATGAGTAAGTTTGATTGTAATAAATATTGTACACAAGTTCTGAAGAAAGAATATGTATGGCTTAAAGAAATTGACAAATTTGCTCTTAACAACGCAGTGTTTAATATGGATAGTGCATATCAGAAATTCTTCAAAGAACATTCTGGTTATCCTAAATTCAAAAGTAAGAAAGATAATCGGAAAGCTTATTCCACAAACAGTACTAATAATAACATTGAAGTTGACTTTGAAAACAATAGAATTAAACTTCCAAAACTTAAATGGGTAAAAGCTAAGGTTCATAGAGAATTTGTTGGTATTATCAAATCAGCCACCATATCACAAACACCAAGTGATAAATATTTTGTTTCTATCCTTGTGTATTGTGAAAATTTTCACATGAAGCCTACTGGTGCTATGATCGGTATTGATTTAGGCATTAAGGATTTAGTTATTACATCTGACGGAGATAAATTTGAAAATTTTAAAACTCTTTACAAATATGAAAAGAAACTTGCTAAAGAACAAAGGAAACTTGCTAAAAAGGCAAAAGGTAGTAGCAACAGAAATAAACAGCGTATTAAAGTTGCAAGACTTCATGAGAAGATAACAAATATCCGTATTGATAATTTACATAAAATTTCTCACAAGCTAATTCAGGAAAACCAACTGATAGTGAGTGAAGATTTGAAAATTAGTAATATGGTTAAAAATCATAATCTTGCAAAAAGTATTTCTGATTGTAGTTGGTATGAACTAACAAGACAGTTACAATACAAGGCTGAATGGAACGGTAAACAGTATATTAAGATTGATACTTATTTCCCAAGTAGCCAGACTTGTAATGTCTGTGGATATAAAAATCCTGTAACAAAAGACCTTTCTGTAAGAGAGTGGGATTGTCCTAATTGTCACACACACCATGACAGAGATATTAATGCTGCTATTAATATATTAAATGAAGGATTAAGGTTGGTTAAATCAGCCTAAACAATAAAGCAGTACGATAGGAACTATCGGAATTTACGCTTGTGGAGTTAGTAGGTTACGAGAACGTTGAAGCAAGAAGCCGACTGGCTTTAGACGGTCGGTAGTTCACAATCTTAAAAAGACTTTAACAAGAATAGGTGAAAACTGCAAGACAATTTGCATAGGACATACAGGACAGATTGATTTACTTAATCATAAGGCAAGTGGATTTGAGAAATATCTAAATCATTTTTCAGGAAAAGAACATTGTCAGATTTGCGAGTTGCATACTAACCATAGAGGCTGGGTGTCAACTTGGGCTGACGAATTGGAGGATTAGAAGAAATGGCTAAAATAACAAAAAAGAATGTTCTGTCGGTACAGGGCATTGTAAACATAGAAAACGAAAAAATAACATTTAGCGTTGAAGATATTGAGGGCGAAATTGCCCTTGCGGAACTTATGTCAGATTTCAACGGTCAGGAAGTAAAGCTGTCTGTAAACCAGACAGATGAAATTGCTTAACTGTTAGTGGGAGGAATAAATTATTTCTACATATAAAAGATTTGAAGGTGAGTCTGATGACGAGCTTATATTTAGAGTGTGCAAAGATAAGGAAAAGATAGGCACTTGGAACGATGTTAGAGATATTTTAAACGAATTACTTAACGCTGATTTTGGCGAGTCAACTTATCGTAAGAAATTCCAATGCTTTGAGAAAATGTTTAACGCAAATCAGAAAACTTTTGCAGATACAGAAAGCACCCTTAATGAAATTCAAGACCAAATTCGTGAATTAAAGAAGGAGCGATACAAACTTCAAACAGAGAAGTTGGAGAATAATAGGTGGCTTAGAGAAAATGCACGAGATGAATTGATAACTGAAAAAATAGTCAATGCAATTTCTGATATAGACCCTATTATAGTTCCTGATTATTTGTCGGGAGTAGATAATGGCAAATCTGCGATATTGGCATTTACTGATTGCCACTTTGGCGTAGAGTTTTGCATAAAAGACCTATTTGGCAATGTAATAAACGAATATTCTCCAGAGATATTTGAACGCAGAATGTGGAATATGCTTGAAAAAGTTGTTGACATCATTGCTAAAGAGGATTTGGCAGAAATTAATGTTTGGGAACTTGGAGACAGTATATCAGGACTTCTCAGACTAAATTCTCAGCTTATGCACCTTAGATATGGTGTCATAGATTCGGCAATAAAGTATGCTGAATTTCTTGCCAATTGGCTCAATGATCTTTCGCAATATGTGAAAGTGAATTTCCAAATGGTTAAGGACAGCAATCATTCACAACTTAGACTTCTCGGACAGCCTAAGAACAGTTTCCCCGATGAAAACATGGCAAAGGTGATTATTGCTTTCATCAGGGAAAGACTTAAATATAATCGAAATGTAAACATAATTGAGAATGAAACAGGCTTTTGCTTTAGCGATGTCGAGGGTTATAACGTGCTTGGTTGTCATGGCGAAGTAAAGGATTTACAGAATTGCACAAGTTCTTTTTCAAGAGCGTACAATACAAACATTGATTATGTTTTGGCAGGTCATGTACATCATCAGACCTCAAAGGAAAATGCAAAACATTCAGAGGTGCTTACAATACGCTCTATGGTAGGTACTGATGACTATGCTATGTCCTTAGGTAAGACTTCTGACACAGGTGCAAGCCTGTTTATATTTGATAATGAATTTGGCAAGATTGCCAACTATGATATAAAAGTAAAGTAGGTGAATACTATGATGATTAAAAAGAGTTATAACGATTTTGATACTTTCATGCAGGATATTATAGATGTATATCTGGAAAATGAGGGCTTTAGTGTTTTATGTGACTACAAGTTGGCTTGTAAGATTATCAAGAAATTTTTATCATTTGACGATAAAACTAAAATTAATTCCATTTCTCTTGATCCGCCTGAGTGGAACGGATATGGTGGCGAATTTGTTGTTTCAACTTTTGAAAATGAGTTGTTCTGTGAAAGAGCAAGACGTGACGATAAGCCAATAATTGTTGGTGATGAGAGTATTGTTTTCGTTCAGCGAGATTTTGTCGGCAAGGATTTTACTGAAGAAGATTATGTCCCAAAGCTTTATTTTGGTTTTACAATTAGCGAATAATTTGTAGTTAAATACAACTCCTTTTATTATATTTTGCAGGATAGCAAGCGTTATCCTGCATATTGTCGGATAGCTCAATCGGTAGAGCAATGCACTGTTAATGCGGAGGTTGTGAGTTCGAGTTTCACTCTGACAGCCAAAACAGAACTCAACACGCCTCTTAAAAATGCGTACCACGTTGAGTCTTTTAAATGAAAAAATCTGACGAGATTTTTGCACGGATAGTTGACAAAGTTTTGTTGACTATCCTTAGTTTTAATTACAAAGTAATTCAACCTCACGCACCTCTTAACAATGTGTCCCAGTGAGGGGTATTTTAATGCCGTATAAATGTACAAGAGGGCTAACTTGTAAAAAGGTGGTCGGTGAGGTTTGTTGTTTCCAAAAGACGATTAAAGACAGAAAAACAGCGAGTTGTTGAGTTATGGTTTTGTGGATTTTGTATTACTCAAAAAACAAAGTTCAAGCCCTTACGGGCGAAATAAAGAAGATTAAGTGCGAGGGTAACACTTTAAAGAAACCCCAAATGAAGAATAAGTGCTAAAAGCGACACTTAAAAGAAAGTTTAATACAAGAAGAAAGGAGAGTTTGAAATGGCTCGTAGTACAGTGTATAACCAAATCACAAACGAGGAAAATATTGCTCAAATTAACCCTGATAATGTTTCTCTTATGGAAGATTTTCTCGACTATCTGACTTCTATTGACCGCTCTCCAAAAACAGTTACTAGCTACAAATCAGATTTATATATATTTTTCGTATGGAACTTGAAATATAATAACAATAAATTTTTTGTAAGACTAACAAAGCGTGAAATTGCAAAGTTTCAAAATTACGCTATAAATGAGTGGAAGTGGTCGCCCAAAAGAATAAGACGTGTTAAATCCGCTTTAAGCTCAATGAGTAATTTTATTGAAAATATTCTTGACGATGAGGAGGAATTTAAGGATTTTAGACCAATAATTAGGAAAATCGAGTCTCCTGCAAATGAGTCTGTCAGAGAGAAAACAGTTTTATCTGATGCACAAGTGGAACATTTGCTTGACACATTGGTTGAAAGAAAAGAATATGAAAAGGCGTGTAGCGTAGCGATAGCAGCATATTCGGGAATGAGAAAGTCAGAACTCTTACAAATGCGTATGGAATATTTCCAGCCAGATCACATTGTATTTGATTGTCTTTACAAAACAGACAAAATTAGGTCTAAAGGCAGAGGTAAGTTGGGCAAACAGATTAATAAATTTGTTATGTTGCAAGTTGATAAGTATTTGGATTTATGGAGGAAACAACGTGAAGAATTAGGTATTGATTCTGAATGGGTGTTTGTTAAAAAGGATAAAGATACATATGTGAAGCGTGAAAGCCTTGACACTTGGACGGACGAATTTTCAGAAATATTAGGTGTGGATTTTTATTATCATTCATTGCGACACTATGTATGTACAAGATTACTTGGTGATTATAATCTGCCTAGTGAAGTTGTTAGAGAGTTCTTTTCATGGAACAGTGTGGAAATGACTAAAATTTACAACGACAAATCTGCCATTGATGATTTTGGAAAATATTTTACTGCTGACGGCATTGTAAAGCAGGAAGATAATAAATCTTTGTCAGACTTGAAAAATTAATAAATAAAAAGGAAGTGGCTTGATTATGCCAAGGAAAAAAGTAAAAACCCCTGTAAGTACAAAAATATGCACAGAATGTGGTAAAGAAAAGCCACTGTCACAATTTTATACTACTAGAAATAGTAATATTTCTACTGATGGCAAAACGGTAAATATATGCAAGTCTTGTGTTAAAAGGGGTTCTTATAATTCTGATGGAAGCTTAAATATAGAAGCGTTCCAAAAGAAACTAATGTTAATGGATAAACCATATATACCAGAAGCTCTTGACTCTGCTATGAGCGAAGTAAGAAGATCATTAGAATTGGGTAAGGGTAGAACCGATATTATAGGTTGTTATTTTAAAAATGTGTCGACATTGCCACAGTATACAAAACTATCTTTTTTGGACTCTATGAATTTGTTTAATCAAGGCAAGTCTATTACTGAGGCAGTAACTACAACGGAAAAACGCAATATACTTCCTCGAAACGAAGAAGTATATGTAAATATGGTTGATGATTTCGTTGTTACAAACGATATTACTGACTTATTTGGCGAGGGGTACACAAAATCACAGTACCGAAAAATGAAGAAAAAGTTTGATAAATTAAAAGAAAACTACTCAATTCAAACAAACTTACACGAGGAAGCTTTAGCAACCTATGTTCGTTTCAAGGTGAAAGAAGAAGAAGCTACAGCGGCAGGAGATGTTGGAAGTGCTGATAAATGGAATAGAGCTGCCCAAGATGCTGCTGATAAAGCAAAGCTGACCCCAAAACAATTAACGCAGGCTGATTTACAAGGTGGAGTAACTTGTATTTCGGAAATATCAAAAGCTTGCGAACAGGCGGTTGATATTGTTGAAATATTACCTAAGTTTAAGTACCAACCTAACGATGCTCCTGATTTTATAATATGGTGTTATATTAATTATGCTAGAAAATTAAAAGGATTACCTAAGTGTGAGTACAAGGAAGTATACCAATTTTATGACGACATGAAGAATGAGTACATTTCTCAGTATGGAGATCCCTATGGTATTTTTACTGATGACACATCAGAAAAAAATAGGAGTTCTGTTGAAACGTTTATAAAACTGCCAAAAGATTATGAGAATGGTGATAAGTAATGAACTGGCAAAGAATAAAAGATTTTGAAAAAAAAAGTGATAGTGTATTTGGTAAAAATCTACATAATTATTACACTTTTATAAGTTGGGCTAAGTGGTATCCTGATTTATTACTCGACTTAATGAAGCCTGAAACAGGTGGATTAAATCTGCATTTAGATCAACGCATATTTTTGCGTTGTGACGTTAGATTTATGAGTATGTATGGAACGTTTAGCCGTGGATATGGCAAATGCGTAAGCGGAGATACTATGTTATTTACCGATGAGGGTATTAAAGAGATTGGTGAATATTTTAATTATCAAAATAACGATGTAGAAACCTATTATCCTACACACGCAAGGGTTGTAAATAGATATGGCAACTTAGAATGTTCAACTTTAGGTCTTTATAATGGCAGAAAAAATACTATAAAACTGACAGATAGTAAAGGTTATTCTGTAACAGCCACCCCTAATCATAGAGTACTTGTTATGAAATTAAATGGAAGTGTAGATTTTGTAAAAACGGAAGATATAAAGATTGGCGATTATTTGGTTATCAATCGTAAAAATAATATCTGGGGTAACAATAATAAAGTTGAATATAAAAATGAAATTGGTGCATATGTAGAAAGCTTATCTCAACAATCACGTTCACATTTGAATATCAGAGCAATGCCAGATGGAATTACACCTCAATTAGCATTGATTTACGGATATTTGATTGGAGACGGTTGTATGACTTCAAAAAATACAATTATCTTTACTAATATAGGTGATGAGATATTAGACAAGTTTAAAAATATTACGCAGAAATATTTTAACGTTGATGTCAAAAAAAGAAGTGGCAATAATTACGATTATGAAATTAATGACACTTATTTAAGAAAATATCTCGAAATCATAGGATTTGATTATAGTAGATCATATGATAAAAAAGTACCTAAATTTATAATGGCAGCTAGTAAAGATGTTGTGTCAGCATTTTTACAAGGCTTATTTGACACAGATGGTACAGTAGATAATAAAATTATATCTTTAACAACAGTGTCGGAAAAGTTGGCAAATCAAGTTCATTTTTTATTACTGAATTTTGGTATTGTTTCTAAACTAAGTATTAAGAAAACAAAAAGTAAATTTGGTAAAGCATATCAAATTTGCATATCGGGGAACGATGTTGGTATTTTTAAATCTGAAATTGGTTTTGGTTTAAAGAAAAAGGCTGATAAACTTGATAAGTTGTGCAATAAAAAACATAATACAAATACGGACATAATACCATATCAGAACGAATTAGTTAAATCTGTACTTAATGAATTGAATTTACATTGGAGCGTTTCAAGGGAGTTCAATCATATTGCAAGTGGAGAATGTGATTTAACATATTCTAAATTAGATAGGTTAATTACTCTATTGAACGAAAAGGGAGTTGCAAATAACACCTTAAACGAGTTGTATGCAACTCATTATTTTTATAGTCCTGTTGTTAATATTGAACATACTGTTTCAGATACATATGATTTTCATTTACCTCAAACACATTCATTTGTGAGTAATGGAATTATAAGTCATAACACTTTTGACGAGGTACTTGCTATGGTCGTAGTAGCAATGCTGTTCCCGAATATTGAATTGGCTCTTTCTGCACAGACTAAAGAAAATGCGGCAGATTTATTGAAATCAAAGTGGAATGAAATTGTAAAATTATATCCACTTTTAAAGGACGAAATAAGAGAAGCTAGGTTTTCAAAGGGAAATGCTTATATTGAGTTCAAAAATGATGCAACCATAGATGCTATTGCAAATGCTCAAAGCACAAAGGGTCAAAGACGTAGAAGGTTAAAAATAGAGGAATCTGCATTGCTGAATAATGTACTGTTTCAAGATGCCCTTGAGCCTGTAGTTGAAGTTCCAAGACTTACGGTTGGTAGGCTTGCGATAGTAGACCCAATGGAACTTAATCAGCAAATTCATTTTTTTACAACGGCAGGATTTAGGGGTTCAGACGAATATCAGCGTAGTATTTCAATGTTAGATGACATGGAAAATCTAAAGGGTAAAATAGTTTTGGGAAGTAACTGGCAACTTCCGTGTTGGTATGGTAGGGGAAGTAATAAAAGCAAAATACTTTCAAAGAAGAAAAATTCTTCTGTTGTAGCCTTTGCTCAGAACTATGAACAAGAATGGGTCGGCTGTGCTGACGGTGCGTTGGTCAATATTAATAAACTAATGAATTGCCGTACTCTAACGGAAGCGGTTTTACAAAATTCAGATCCAGAACAAGAATATTATATGGGAGTTGACGTAGCAAGAAGCCAAAAAACTTCTAATAACCAATCTTCTATTGCTGTAGTGCGTGTAATTAGAAGTAAGGATAAAGGGAGAATTATTTACATTGATGTGGTGAATATTGTTAATATTCCTAATGTACTTAATTTTAATGCCCAAGCTGCTATTATTAAAAAAGTTCAAAAACTTTATATGGCTAAAGTAGTTGTGTTAGATGCTAATGGACTTGGTGTTGGATTGGCTGATGAACTTTTAAAAGACACGATTGACAATTCTACAGGTAAGGACTTGGGCTGTTGGGACACTATTAATGACGATAATGTTCCAGAAGTTCCTAACTCGCCACAAATACTTTATAATATGAAAGCTCAGACTTGGCAAAATGAAATTGTAAGCACTTTTATAGATATGGTGGATAGTGGCAAACTTAGATTGCTGGAAAAAAGACAAGATAATGATTTTACCGATAATGAATGGGATAGTTTTGACGAGAAAGTTAGACCTTTTATTGAGACAGATGCTTTTATTGAAGAAGCTGCGAATTTAAAGATGAAACATCTCAATAATGGTAATATTACTATTGAGCAAGTTGTAAAAAAAGTAAATAAGGATAGAGTTTCGGCATTGATTTATGTGTTGTGGTATGTTAATAAATATGCCCAAGACATAAATAACGATGAATACGATTATTGCTGTTTGTTCAACTAATGTAAATACAAATGAAAGTGAGGTGAAGCTATGCCTGAGAATATTGCAGAGAATACTGAGAATGTTATTGAAAACAATCAAGATAAAACAGAAAGTGTTTCAGAAACTAACTCCATGTTAAATACACAAGAGCGTTCCTATGAGTCAAATGCTTTTTATGAAATGACATCTTTTTGGGAAGATTGTATTGAAGATTTGCCTATCAATATTGAGGATATTAAGAAATTTGCTCATAATCCGCAAATACATATAAAAAATATTCGCAAAATTTGTCGGTGGGCGTACTATGAAAATGGCTCTGTTATGACTTCTATCAACTATCTTAAAACCATGTTCACTTTAGATAAGGTGGTTTATTCAAAGTCAAAAACTAAACGCAAGAAGAAATTTGAAAACGCAAGACAGCTAATGCAACAAACTCTTGATACAATAAGATATAAGGAAGTCATTCGAGATAATTTGTTTAACGATATGATTGAGGGAATGGACTTCAAATACTTTGAGATTACAAAGTCCGTATTCGCTGATAAGTATCTTGATGATATTGATACTTTAAACATTGTAGAGATTAATGAATTGGGGATTAAATGTGCCATTATTAATCTGCCTGTTGACTATTGTCGTATAGTTGGCAGAAAGAATGGTTCACCTATTGTTGCTTTTGATTTAAGATACTTTGACGGTATGGCAGAAGACGACAAAAGAAGAAAACTACAGGCTTTCCCAAGAGAAATTCGAGAAGCGTATAGTAAACATTCAACTCACAATAATATTAAGCCATGGAAAGTTTTAAATAATGATAATACAATGGTGACAAAAATTAACTGTAAGGCTATTAATCCTTATGGTGTTCCACTAATGATTTGTGCGTTGGACGATGTATTGTACGCAGATTATTTCACTTCTACAAAGCGAAATGTATTAGATCAGTTGAACAATCAAATTATATATCAAACATTTCCTGAAGCAAAAGACGGACGTTGCACTTTGACGGAAAGCCAGCAGAAAAACCAACATAAGGTAGTTAAAGATGCTATTACTAAAAGACAAAATAAATATGGCAAGTCATTTTTCTCGCTTGCCGCAGGTACAAAATTAAATGATATAAAAGTTGACACTTCTATTTTTGATGAAAAGAATGAAAATGCCAATAAATCGAAAGTGCCTGCCGATTTGGGTATTGCTAGTAGTGTCCTTGACGGTAATAGTACAGGAAACTATGCTGTTGCAACACTGAATTTGGAGTTGGTCGCAGGAAATGTATATGATTGGATAAATATGTTTGTTATGGAATTAAATAAATGTATTAACGCCAATATCATTAAGGATAAAAAGCTTTATATGGAGTGTGCTATTTTACCTGTTACTTTTGTAAATAGAGATAAACAGGTTAAATATATGACCGACCTTTATGCTAGAGGTAAGGGGTCTTTAACAGCTTGGATTGCAAGCACTGGTTGGGATAGTGATGTATACTTGTCACTTATGGATTATGAACTAGATAATGATTGGGAAAATAAATATCCAACGCATAAGACGAGTTATACTATGAGTAGCAAAGATAGTGAACCAAATAGTGCAGACCACTCAAATGGTGGTAGAAGTAAGGTAGCTGAAAAGACAAACGAAAATAGCATAATGAGCGAAAATCTAAATGGAAACGCTCAACCAAAACCTTCAACAAACTAAAACCTAAGTTGCGTTTAGTGACTAGGTTTATTTTATGTCAGAAAAGAGGTGAAAGTTAGTGTTTCATTGTGAAATAAGCGAAGCAAAGAGGTCGGACGGTCGCAGACGTGTAAAGTTGGTACTGCACGAAATTCATCAAGACCGTAATCACTATAACAAAAATGGTATTAGTTACAATGAGCAATATGTTAGAGACAACGCAGATAGTATTATTGGTATGCCTATTTGTGCAACATTTTTGGATAGTGAAAAAGATATTCCATACGACCATGGAATGACAGGTCAAGATGGCAATATGCCATTATTTGAAAATTCTGTTCAAGTAGGTTCTGCTGATGGTTGGTCTATTGAAGATATTCAGATTAATGGTGAGAAACATAAAGTTCTTATTGCCGAGGGCTATATTAATCAGCAACGTTATCCACATTTTGTTGAATGGCTTGAAAACAAAATTAACGATGGTGATACAATATATGGTTCTGTTGAATTTGTTGGTAAAGGCAAAAATAAAATAGTGTATGACGGAGAGCCTGTCGAAAAAGGTAGAGTACCAAAAGTTTATGACTATAGTGGATATTGCATTTTAACTGTCGAGCCTAGTGACGATAGTGCAATACTGATAGAACTAAATCAAAAGATAAAGGAGGACGAGAAAGTGGACGAAAAGACACTTAATCAGATTATTTCTGCTGTTGAGAATAAGATTACTGAACTCAATACTAAAAATGCAGATTATGAGAGTAAGATTGCTGAAATGAATGAGATTATTTCTACAAAAGATGCCGAGATAGCAACTCTTACAGATGAAAAGGCAACAGCCGAAACAAATGCTTGTCAGAAAGACGAGAAGATTAATGAACTTAACGGACTCGTTGAAACAATGAAAGCAGAATTGAATGAACTTAAAAAGTCTGCAAAGATTGCAGAACTCAATTCAGCTCTTGGAGATTTTTCAGATGATGAAAAGAACATGGCAAAGGATAAGCTTGACAAGTTTAACGCAGATCCTATGGGTTGTGGTATCGAGGTAAACGATATTGTTACAGAAATCAACGCTTGCATTGGCGCTGAGATAAAGAAGAAGGAAAAGGCAATGGCTGTTGAGATTAATTCTCAGAACAATTTTGCCGCTGACATATTTGGTTGCGTAGATACCGACAACGATGACGATAAGAATGATAAACTCGATATTGATAATCTGTTTGTATAAAAATACGATTGGAGGAATTTTAAATGATTAAATTTGCAAATATTGGTGATTTCAAGGTAGCACAGAATTTTGGCTATCTCAAGACACCTGTTGTTCTTGAGAACGGCATGGCTGTTACATATGACCTTAAAACAAAGGCTGTTGCTCTGCCAACCGCAACAACTGCAAAGCAGGCTGGTCTTGCAGTTGTAATGAACAGAATTGATAAGCCTGAGACACTTACACCAAATGATTATAGAGTTGAGGTTGGTGAGTTTCCACGCATTTTTACTCTTGCTTCTCTTGCAGGACATCTTTTTGATATGGACGATGCAGTTGTAACAACAGCTTACAATACACTCGCAGTAGGCGACAAACTTGTAGTTGGTACTGACGGTAAGTGGGCTAAGAGTGCTGATGTTTCTGGTTATACAGAGTATCTTGAAATTGTGGAAAAGACAAGTTTTGGCGGTAACGGACTTAGAGTCGTTGTACACGCTTAATTAATGAATGTAAAATAAAGGACGGTGTTTTAATAATGATTAATACTTCTTTTGAACTTAATAATCTGAATAAGTCTGAGGTTGCTGTTAAGAACGCAAAGGCTTTCAACGAAGTAGTTGAGATTTGTTCTGCTCTTTTTGCAGGCAAAGATACATCAAAGTACGGTCAGAAGGTAGACGCAGTACGTTCAAGAATTTCAAAGCTTGGTGAGCAGGCACTTGCAGGCGATAGCAGAGCAGTTGCAGAGATTAATACTATTGTAAAATATATTATACAGCCAAGACTTCTTGAGGCAACGAAGGTATTTAATTTCCTTGGTAACTATCGTGAGATTGGCTATGATGAGCAGCCAAGAGTTAAGACTTATTCTTATGAGAGTCTTGATGCTAGGCTTCAGGCTTCTGGTTCTGATGTAAGTTTTGCAGGTAGAAAGTGGGTAGAGTACCCAATCGTAACTCAGACAATATCTTCTGGTATGGCTATTGATTATCGTGAGCTTGCTTCTGGTAATTTTGGTGGTACTGTAGCAGAGGAAATGGCACAGGTACAGACCGACATGAACAACAAGGGTGTTGCTTATGTATTTGATGTTATCAAGTCTGCACTGAAGAATAATACTGAATATGTAAAGTTCTATGGTGAGTACGACTCTGCTCCAACTCAGACACAGGTTGATGGTATGGTAAATAAGGTTAGAAAGCTTGGCAAGGTTGGTATTGCAGGTGACTTCTCACTTATTTCTGGTATCTGCGATTGGAACGGTTATAAGACAGTTGGCTCTACATCAATTCCATTCTTCAATGCTACACAGGTAGATGAGATTGCTAGAACAGGTCTTAATGGTTTTTATAAGGGTTCAGCTCTTATTGAACTTGAGAACCCATATAACTTCACAAAGCCACTTGCTGACAAGTCAGGTTTTGACACATACTACAATCCAAATGATCTGTGGTTTATTGCACAGGGCGCAAATTCTCCAGTAAATATCTTCAGACGTGGCGGTATTACAACTATGACAGGCAATGATGTTGAGACAGGTACAGTAAAGACACGTTTCGATATGGAGCTTGGTGCTGACGTTGTAAAGGGTAGAGAATTTGAAATTGGTCTGCTTACAAAGCAGGGTTAATTACATAATAATTATTGATGTGGCGAGGGTGTAAACTCTTGCCACATTATTATTATATTTGAAAGGAAGATTAAAAATTTGGCAAATGTAAGAAAAAATACAACTACTGCCACAATTAATAACGATATTACAGAAGTAAAGTCCAAAAAGGAAATTCAGCTTACCGATAGAGTGTTTCTTGAAAACACTCGTAATTGGGAACTGGGTTTTAGGGCTGTTGAAACACAAAGAGATATTACTATTCCACCAAATGCAAAGAAATTTGCACAGCTTAATGTTGGAGAGGTTATGGCTCAGATACAGGAAGGTAATGGAATGTTCTGTGGTACTGATGGCTTTGGCAATAATGCTTATCTGAAAATTCTTGACGAGGATATAAGAAGATACGTTTTTTCACTTGACGAGAGTGATAATAATGATCCTGTTATTCTTGACATTAACAGTGTAAAGGCACTTCTTGGCATTAGCAATAAAGCCGATTTTATGGCTGAACTCTCAAGACTTGTGGTTACTGAAGGCGATAAGAAAATGATTATTCCACTTGCCAAAGAAGTTGGAATTGACAATGTGGCAGTTTATAAGCGTAACGAAATAGAAAATATTTCAGGCTATAAGTTTTAAGAAAGGGTGTGGTTAAAATGGCTACTACCTATGAAGATGTGGTCGCTGTTTTTGAGTCCACATTTCTTGAAAAAGTTGCGTTAAGTGACGAACTTGTTTTCCAGTGGTTTAAAATGGCTTGTGGCGAGTTTTCAACTCAAATTAATCAGCTTTACTTTAATAATGAGAAAAGAATATTTACTGATATTGACGGAAACGATATTGTTTTGAATCAGATAGTTGTTAATATATTGGGTTATACAATAAAGAGATTTTATTGTGAAAGACAATATAACAAAATTGTCAAACGTAGCAACATAGTTTCTAAGGATTTATCAATAAACAACTCAGAGGGTGACAAAAGACAAGCTAAAGTTGAGATTGATTGGGTGAACTTTAAAATAGTTGACCTTTATGAGCAACTTAAAGACACTGCGTATAATTGAGGTGGTTGAATGAGTAAAGAATGGTACTTAATTCGGCAACCGTATTATACGGAAGGTTCTGAAAAACAAGATTTGTTGTTTGATAGTGAAATGTCATTTAATGACGTTTTAGAGGATAGCGTTATTGAAGATGATATTATTCTGTGCAGTGGAGTGTTTAATGGTGAGAATTTTGAAAATGAATTTGCTACAAAGGGCATAATTCAGAATGAAATACCTGACACGCCAACACAAGCTTGGCAAAGACAGGTTTTGACTTATATTAGTACGATATCTGACTATAAGTATATTAAATACGATAATAAGATTTGGCTAATATTGACCGAGCCTACAAACAACAAGCTGTATGAAAAATCTATTTTGTACTTGTGTAATTACGTTATTAAGTGGCAAGACGAAAACGGCATAGTTCATTATAAGCCGTGTAATATTCAAAATGCTTCACAGTATAATTCGGGTACAAATGAGACAAAAGTAATTACCATTGGTTACGATCAGTTGATGATGTACATTTCGCTTGACGAGGAAACGAAATATTTTCCTCATGATAAGCGTTTTTTCATTGATTATAATGACAAAGAGCCTACACCTTACAGAATTACTAGACCTGATACTGTCAGCTTTTCTTTTGGAAATGGCAGATGTATGCACATTATCTTGTCAGAGAGTCAATATAATCCGCAGACAGATAGAATTGACCTTATGCTATGTGACTACTTTAAACCCAATAATGCAACCAAACCTGTTGAAATATCTTACAGTGGTAATGCAGAAATTCGTTGTGGTGGTACAGTTAAAACATTTACTGCAAAAACAGATAAGAGTGTCACTTGGTCTTTGAAATTACTTGATAAACAACAAGATTTTATTACCATGACAGTAAATGAAAATAAGGTAAAGATAAAGTGTTTAAACAACAATGCTTTAATCGGTAGCTCTTTTAAATTGGTTTGTACAGTTGATGATGTTTTGTCTGAATTATTAATTAATATAGTGGGAGGTGTGTGAAATGCCAATAAATTCTGTTATATCGGAATGGAAAAATAAAGCTATTTCTATGATATTGTCACAAGATAATATATTAGATTTATTTGAAAAGGACGAGGAAGAATTAGAAAATATTGTGTATTCTAATATATACCCTTTTTTATACATACCTTACACTCAAACTGATGTAGAACTGTACCTTAACATTGAAGTTTCAGTTCCAAAAGTAATATGGGGGGCATTTAAGGGTTATCCTCAAATGATAATCCAAATAATTTGTCACCAAGATAAAATGAGACTTAACAAAGCTGGCATTTCCAAAACTAGAATGGATTATGTGTCTGAATTATTAGGTCAGTTATTTAACAACTCAGATGGTTGGAGTGGCAATAGAATACAACTTATTTCGGACGTACCAGATAATTTGTCACCTATTTATAAAAGGCGTACCTTAATATTTCAAGGTGAAGAACTTACGATAAATCCATGTGAGGGTAATTAGTTATGGACGAGCTTTCGATTTATCGTAATAAAAAAGAAACATTTATGTTAGGCAAGTTTGAAATTCACAACCCAACTTTGGACGAGATTTCAGACGAGTCAAAACTAGGTGAAAAACAGTTTTGGGTCATTGTGTCTGACATAATTTCAACTCCATATGATAGAAGGCTATATCTTTGGAGCAAGGGTATTGATTTTAACTCAGTAGATAGTTTTGACTTGTTTTGTGATATTGTCGAAAATCATTTGCTAACTGATGTTTCATTTATAATCCGTAATATTGATTTTGGTAAGATGAAACGCTATATTGACACGAATAGCGGTGATATTATTTTATTTGATGTTTATAACAATATTCAAATAGGTAAAGCAGATTATGAACTGCTTACTGAATATTTCAGAAAAATGCTTAATATCGCTGATAACAATATTAAAGACGGAAATGAACATACCCGAAAATGGAGATTACAATATGAATTAGACAAGCTTGAAAGACAATTGGCTAGGGGTGAGTATCAAGAAAAAGAATTTCGTTCTATTTTGTTGCCATATATTTCAACATTAACAAATATTGAAGGGTTTAAATACAACTGGGACACGGTTTGGTCGTTACCTATTAATGTTTTTTATGATTGTCTTTTAAGAAATCAAATCATAAATCAAGCACAGAAGCTTACCACAGGTTTGTATAGCGGTACTATTTATTATAAGGACATTAAGAATAAAGAAGAATTAAATTGTTTCCGTACATGGTAACGGAAACAATAGAAAATAAAGGAGGAAATAATATGTTTAATCCAGACAAATTGCTTTTTAAACAAGCTATTTCAGGTCAGATGTTTTCGCCTACTGACGGAGTGCTGTTTTGGACTCTTGAAGATTTGAAAGACGTAAACATTCAGACCAATGCTACTTCACAGGATAAGACAGATGCAACAGGTGCTGTAATTGCAAAATACTATGACGCTGACACAGCTCAGATTACAGGTAATACATCATTTCTTACGCTGTCACTTCTTGCTGCTCAGTGGGGTACAGAAAAGAATGTCGCAAGTTCTACTAACAAAATTCTTATTCCGAAAAGAGAAAAGATTAAGCTTGGTAGTGATGTGACTAAGATTACTCTTAGTAAAGTTCCTGTAGGTGGAATATCATTTATCTATTTACTGAATGAGAAAAAGGAACAGGTCGCTTCTTATAAGTACGCAGCGGTAAATTCAGAAAAGGAATTTTCACTTGATGCGGCTAAGAAAGAAATTACACTTCCAACAGATAGTGCTATCAAGGAAGGAATGACTATTCAGGTATATTATACATACGAGTCTGAAAATGCTGTTGACATTACAAAGAGTACAAATGATATGCCAAAATCAGGTGAATTTTGGCTTGAGTCAATTTTTACAGATATTTGTGATAAAAATATTGAATATCATGGTTGGGTTGTCATGGCATCTGCACAGCTTTCTCCTGAGACTCAGATACCGCTTGACAAAACAGGCGACTTCCCATTTACTATTGACTCTCTGAAGGACTATTGTAGTGACGAGGGTCAGCTTCTGAGATTTGTTATTCCAGAGGATTAATTTATGGAAAACAATCATGAGTGTGTTATTTGCGGTAATGGATATTATGCGTGTAATAAATGTGATAAAATAAATAGCTGGAGAAGATATGTAGACACACCATCTTGTTATCAATTATATTTAATCATAGAAGAATATATGCACGAAGTCATTTCCAAGGTTGAAGCAAGAAAACTTCTTGCTAATATTGGTATTACTTTTAAAACATTAAAAAAGGAAGATTATAAAGAGTCGGTTTATAATGTTTTGGCTGATATTACAAATTTCAAAAATAGCACAACAAGTAAAAAAAATAAATAAAATAGAAAGGGCGGTTATTATGATAAGTATTGACCGCCCTTATTTTTTTATAAAGAGGTAGAAATGACAGATAGAAGCAAGTTTAATGTAGATAAAGACAAATCAAAACGTAGTTATAATGGTATTATTTTTGACTCAGTGTTAGAAATGAAATATTATCGTGATGTACTTTGTCCTTTAGTGGAAAGCGGTGAAGTGATTTCGTATGAGTTACAGAAACCATATGAACTGCAACCGAAGTTCGTTCACGATGGCAAAACCGTGTTGCCAATTAAATATGTCGCTGATTTCGTGGTTACTTATAAAAATGGTGTCACTGAAGTTATAGATACAAAAGGTATGCCAGACTCAGTGGCAATACTTAAACGTAAATTGTTTTGGTATTGCTATCCAAACATTACATATAAGTGGATTACTTATGTTAAAAAATTTGGTGGGTGGATTGACTACGATGAGTGTAAAAGACTTAGAAACGCAGAAAAGAAACGTAAGAAATCAGAGGAGGACTAAATGAAAAATAAGCTTAGTTTTGCGGAAATGCAGGCATTTATAAATAATGTAATTAAAGGTACAGTTGAGTATGGTGCAGGATATGAAGAAATTTTGCGTAAATATTACGTTGTCACTCTTTACGGAGAACATAAATTTTCATCAGATGATATTGCAGAGATTTATGATAGTGGAGAACTGGATAGGGAATGTAATAATATTGATTGGGAGTCGATTGATGACGCACAGTATAGCATGATTAATGCAGCTATTGACAACGGTATTGATATGAGCGTTAGATATAAGGCGGCTGAAAAGGTTATGAGTATGGCAAACATAGCTATAACAGAACTTGCAAATAAGGCGAAAGAAATGATAGAACAGATTAGTGTTACTACGAAAGATATTGATACTGAAAGCTTAAACGAAGTGTTAAAAACACTTAAAGATAGTAATGACATGGCAAATAAAATTGTAATTTCAAACAACAAGGACGGTGACTAATATGTTCTTTGCAGAACAGGAAATAACACTGGGAATAGTTCCTAATGCTAGGAATATTCATAGGTTTGTGTATTTTACACAGGTACGCCCCTCTGTGATTAATCTGACAACAGATAGAACGGTCAATGGTAAATCAATTATAGGTCTTTGCAGCTTGGGTTTAAGAAATGGTGACAAGGTTACGATAGAAACACATAGTAAAGTTTCTCAGGAGCAAGCTGACGAGGATTTAAAGCTTGTTGTAAAGTGGTTGCGTGGTGAGGAATAAATGGTTGTAAAAAACCTTAAAGAACTAGAGCGAGAACTAAAGGCAAGAATTGATTATGCTTTGCTTACAGATGTTGCCGAGGTTGTTACCACTGTTATGTTAGATCATATTGAAAGAGATGTTTACGATAGTTATGTACCACATGAATATGTAAGGCGATATGATAATGGTGGTTTAATGGATATTAGCAATATTAATTCTTCTATCGAAGGTGACACTTTAGTTGTTGAAAACAATACAATGGCTAACCCTTATATTTTTGTACAGGGGAAAATGATTAAGTCAGATAATGCAGGTCAAGAATTAGCACCTATCATTGAAAATGGTTGGGGGTACGATTTTGGAAATTGGACGTATCATGGTGTTGCTAGACCATTTGTATATAACACAAAAGAGGATTTAAGTGATAATAAATATCACGTTATAGCTTTAAGACAAGGATTAAAAAGACAAGGAATAGAGGTGAAGTGAAATGGCAGATGATTTAAAAATACGAGTTCCTGTGGAACTTGACACAAGTAAAGTTAAGGACGATATACCCAAATTAAATAATGTACTTGCAAATGATAATAAGGCTCATGCTAAAATCATTGGTGAGTTGGACTTGAGTAAAACACAAAAGAAGATTCAATCTCAACTTGCTACAATCAGCAAAAATCTAAAAATAGATATTGGTGGTTTAAATGTGACCTCTATTCAGAATAGTATAAAGGTTGCTGAAAAACAGGTAACTAGCTCTGTTAAAAATATAAAGCATGAGATACAGAATATTGACACAACTCTTGCAGAAACTTTCAAGGCAGGTTTTAATAAAGACGGACAGATAGATATTGTTAAAACTATTGAAAATGCAAGAAAAGTTTTGAGTCAGTTTGGCAATCCGACATTTTCATGGGCTAAAGATAGTTCGGGTGAAGTTACTCAAATTACGGCAGAAGTTACAAGCTTAACAGGTCAAGTTGAAAAACTGAAATATGCTCTGAACGAAACAAATGGGTCATTTGACTATCTATCGGGTAGTAGTTCTGAAAAGGGTATATTAAAGCTGATTGCGGATATTGATAAGGCTAAGTCGGATTATACTGCTAAACTTTCGGCATTTAAGTCAGCGAATAAAGGTATTGAATCGGGCATAGGAAATGAAATTAATGCCGTTAATGTTGCTATTGACAATCTTGGCAAGGGTGGTTCTATTGCAGAGGTTGATAAACTATTCAATTCATTAAAAACTACTGCAAGCAATATCAGGCAAAATTTAAAATCTCTTACAAGTTCTTTTAATGAAACTACAAATGCTGAAAACACTTTGGCTAAAATGCCTGCAACAATACAGGAAATATCCAATAGTTTTTCAAAACTTAAACAACAACCGTCAGAGGTTTCCGAATTAATTGGTAACTTAAATTCCCAATTAAACAAGGTCAATGAAACCGAAAATCAATTTGGGCGAAATGAAAAATGGTCTGAAGAATATCGTGAGTTAGTTGTTTCGGTTAAAAAAGCAGAAACCGAAATAAAGAATTTACAGTTACTTGAAAAATCTGATAATTCTGAGGCACAACAGCAAGCTCATTATTATAATAAGATGTTTGGTGAAATCAAACAGATTAATAAGCTTAAAAAGCAACAGGTCAATGCTGGCGAGCAAGAAAATGTTGAGTTAAAAAGACAGATTAAAAATCTTGAGAGTAGAGTTTCTTATGACGAAAGGCAGCTTAAAAAGAAGAAACTGATTACAGAAGAACTTGAAAGACAAAAGAATGAATTAATAAACATTGGTAGGGAAGAACTTAGATTAGCCAATTCTCGTTCTGCTGATAAATCGTCAGCTACCTCTACTAAAACAGAAAATAATGTAGCTAGACTTACGCAAAATCTCACCACTTTAGAAACAAAGTGGAAAGAGTCGCCTATTTTTAATGGAGAGTTTCAAGAAAAGTTTAATGAGTTAAAAACAAGTTTGTCTAATGTAGGTGGCGATCCTAAAGCATTAGACGAATATCGTATTAAACTCAATGAATTGACAAATGAGTTGAAGAGGGCAGATGTAGCTTATAAAGCTAGTTTTTCTAGCAATAAATCACAACAGAATATAGAAGCTACAAAGCAGAACATTAAAAAGTTAATATACACAATTCAGACATGGCAACAGGCTAATACTAAAGCCATGAGCAAGAATACTTTTAATGGCGGCACATATCAGGTTGAAACTGATAATATGATAGCTTCACTCAAAAAGTTGCTTAATGCTAGTGATTTAACTGCGAGCGATTTGAAAGCCAATGTTGATAGAATCAATCGTAGTTTTAGGACAATGAGTTCTGAAGCACAGGCAGCAGGTGTGAATGGTTTAAGCTTTTTCGATAAGATTAAAGAGGACGCTTTAAAATTCACAAGCTGGATGAGTTTAACTACTGTGATTTCAGGTGTGTCAAGAGAAGCTGTTAAGTTCTATAATAATGTTGTAGACATTGATACAGCTATGACAGAATTGCGTAAGGTTACTGATAACACAAATCAGCAATATGCCGAGTTCTTTGATAATATAGGTCAAAAGGCTAAAGATTTAAAGATTGATTTATCTGATCTTATTTCTCAAACGGCAGAATGGGGCAAACGTGGTTATAGTTTAGATGAAGCTAAAACACTTGCCACAAACTCAGGCATTTATTCAGTTGTTGGTGAAGTAGATAATGCAACAGCAGTACAAGACCTAACAACAGTTATGAAAAGCTATAACATGACAGTTGATGAATCTATTAATATTGTCGATAAGTTTAACGCAATATCAAACAAGTATGCTGTTTCAGCAAGTGACATTGGTGATATGTTGTCAAGGTCAGTATCTTCACTGAGCGTAGCAGGAAATACACTAGACCAAGCAATAGCAATGGGTACAGCCATTACAGAAATAACTGGAGACGCAGCCGAAGCGGGAAATAGTTTGAAAGTCCTGTCAATGCGACTTCGTGGAGCAAAAACAGAACTTGAAGATGCAGGCGAGTCAACAGAGGGCATGGCAGTATCAACCTCAAAACTGAGGGAAGATATTAAAGCTCTTACTAACGTCAATGGCACAGGTGGCTTCGACATAATGAAGGACTCTCAGAACTTTAAGAGTACCTATGAAATTATGAAAGGTATCGCCAATGTTTGGAACGACCTTACTGATACATCAAAAGCCGCTATCATAGAGAAAATCGCAGGCAAGCAAAGAGGTAATACAATTACTGCATTGCTTACGAACATGAGTCAAGCGGATAAAATTGTTAATGACTCAATAGGCTCTGCTGGGTCTGCTATGTCAGAGTATGAAAAATACCTTGATTCTATCCAAGGAAGAGTGCAAGGTTTTCAGACAAGTATCGAAAATTTGTCGGCTACTCTGATTAATGGTGATTTGGTTAAATTCGGTATCACCAGTGGAACACAAATTATTGATGTTCTTGATAATCTCATTAGTAAATTCGGTGTTTTAGAAACACTTATTCCTGCTGTTATGGCAGGATTATCATTCAAAAACGTAGGTAAACAATACATAAAGATGCCAACTTACGCACAGCCACAAACTATATGTGCATAGGTCACACACGTTTTAAAATAAGGTTGCCAAATTGCTGGGAACGGCTAAAGCTTTGCAACTACTTATAGCAATGGCACTATAAGAGTGAGGAAACTCGGAAACAATAGCAAAGATGACATATGCTGAGATAAAAGCCTATTATACTATTATAATAGGTGCTAAGTGTTATTAAAAATGTCAGGTCAGCAGCCAACCCCTATCGGGAGATACGGACTAGGTTCAGAGAGTAGACGGTAACTATCTTGTGGCAAGATAAAGGTGTATTCCAACTATAGGTAACACCTATAGCGTTTCAAAAAATGAATTATCCCTCATTTATTTAGTTTTGCCCTTTAACAGTAAGGGTGGGATAAAACTGTTATTAATCATTTTGCATAGTGATTTATTTTACACTATTCATTTGTGTATGTCAACACTAAATTTGTTCGTTAATAAAAATTTTACATTTATATTTACATAATGTTTGTTAATGTAACCAATATATGGCTTGACATTAGTTCCCAATATGGGTATACTAAGTTAAGAATAGTCCTTACAAGTCTAAAATATGATTGTGTGGCATATTTTATAAAAGTGTTATATAGTCATATCAAATTATTCACAAGATCTCTTTTAGTATTTTTAGAGAGTAAAGAATAAAATGTAATTAAGTAGTTTAGAATAAAATGGAGAGGTGTGATAATATGGAAATGGGTAAGGAATTTAAACTATCATTGAAGATTGAATATCAAAAAGATACAGACAATATCGAAATTACAACTAACGGACAATCAAGTGGTATAACTTTTCCAGCTAAGATGTTTCTACCATTTGTACAGACATTGCTTCGTGTCGGTTTGGATATGCAAGACAAAAAGATAGTTGATTTGGGATTGCGAGAGGGGTGATATCATGAAAAGCACTACAGATGTTTATGTTAGAAATGTAAATGTTTGTACAGAAGATAGTTACAAAACCAGTTTATCGGATATCTTAAATATTGAGCCGTATTACATGGAAATCAAGCAGATTCTCGACAATATCTATTGTTGTACTGTTGACAATCTTGACGAGATGTCGAAGTGTATCAAGTGGTTGCAGAATAATAAGTTTAAGAACTTTGTTGTCAAGAAGATTTATGTTAGCCGTATAAGAAGTGAAATCTATGTAATTGCTGATTTTGACGATGACAAAATAGGTGAAGTATTGGACGAATATTATGAAGCAACTTTTACTTTTACAACTAATTATAAACAAGACATTGTTTTCATGATTACTTCCGAAAAGAATTTAGTGGAAGCAAATATGCCTAAATTTGAAGAAGTGATTGAGGTGACTCCTAGTGTCTAACTCGCAGGATTATTCTAAAAAAATAAAACATAATGAGTTGTTTGTGCAATGTCTAAAGGACACAGATGTTAAAGAATATGACGATTTTTCGGATTGGATAATAGTCGGTATATTCTATTCGTCACTTCATTATATGAATTTGTTTTTGTCCAAGAGATATGATGACATAGATCTTGAAACTGTAAAGAGTCATAAAGATAGAAATATTATCATACAGAAAAAATGTCCGTATCAAATTCATATGGCATATCGCACCTTATATGAGTTAAGTAGAGAGGCGAGATATCAATGTTCAGATGTATCGTCTAAAGTCCGTTTTGTGGAACAGAAATATCAAGAATTAAAGAACTTGTGTTCTGAACAAATGCAACGGAGCGTTTCTAAGAGATAACGTGGACTACATAATGAATAACTATAAAATAAGACCCTAGATTTTCTCTAGGGTCTTATTTTATACATGAACACACATTGTTTACTTTTGCACATTTATACACTTGTGTACACTCGTACTCATTATCTATTCCCTCAAATTAACATTTACGTTAGTCCAATCCTTGCCGTCACGTTCCATAGTAACAGTATAGTACAATCTGCCCTTAACACCAAAGCTATTTTCAGCGTCCACATAAGATGATACGGTATAGCTATCATTATGATGTGTAATAAAGTTTTTATCATACATTGGATAATCTGCCGTGGCAGGGGCTTTTAACTGTTTGTTTACATAGAATTTAGCCGCTGTGTAGGCTTCTTGGCTGTAGTCTTTTTCAGAGCTTGCACTATTTATGGCAAGGTAAATAATTAAAATTAATATGCCCCATGCAATTACATTAGCAATAAAAATCCCCAAACAACCATTACTTTTTTTATTTTTGTCGGGTATCACGTTTGTGTTTTCTTCCATTTGTATTTCCTCCATTGTTATTTGTATCGAAACTGCAAATATTGGGTTTAGGTCTTTAAAACAACCAAAGATGATGGTGGTAATGATAGGATAAGTGTATTTGGGCAAATGATAACTCAGTTGTCCGATTTTAAAAAGATAAATCCGTTTAGTCAGTTTAAAAACAATTCACTTATTCCTGTAAATGAAATAGCAAACGTCCGTCAATTTAATAATCTTTTAACACAAGGTAAATCAGTAGCCGAAGCCGAGTCAATAGCTTTAAAAGGCTGTTCTAAAACAACTCTTGACATTGCTAGAAGTGCTAATGGTGCAGCAGTATCAGAAGAAATACTGTCTGCTTCTTTAAAGGGCGTTGCAACTTCTTCCAAACTCGCTGCTGTTGGTATGAAAATATTGTCAACTGTTGGCAACATGGCGGTCGGTCTGCTCATAGGTTTGGCTATTGATAAGATTATAACACTTTTTGATAATATTGTCAATGGTGCAGATAATGCAAAAGAAAGTTTAGCTCAGTTCACAAGCAGTTTCTCTGATTCTATTGACAAACTGGATGAAGAAAACAAGTCAGTAAATGAATTAGTAAATCGTTATGTAACTTTGGTTGCAACAACAGATGACTTGTCAACTGTTAAGGATGATTTGAATACTATTCAGGACAACTTAATTGACAAGTACGGTAATGAAGCTAAGAGCCTTGATTTACTTAATGGCAAAATGTCTGAAAATATTAAGAAAATCAAAGAATGGAAAAAAGAAAAGGCTGAGAGTGAACTTTATCAAGAGTCAGATATTACTGATCCTGATGATGAAGATAGAAAGCTGAGTATTAAAGAAGCCTATGATTTAGCACAAAAGAAACTAAAAAAGGGAAGCTCTTTTAATAAAGGTTTTGGCAATGCCAATTATGGTGGTAAAGGACAAGTCTATGTAACAGATGGCTTATTTAGTGGCTATAATTCTAATGCAGATATTAACAAGGTCGGCTCTCGTGGTTATGGTGATTGGAGTAGTTACGAAAAAGAAATAGAGTCAATTCTCAAAAAGTATAGCAATGTCGGTATAAGCACTAATGGTTATGACGATTTACTTTTTGCAGGCACAATGCAAGAACGTATTGATACTATGCAAAAGGTTTATGATGAATTATCCGAGAAATGGGCAAACATTTCAAAAGACGATAATCGTAACAAGTGGTTGGCTGACTTGCAAAAAGAAATTGCCACCACAACAGAGGAATATAATAAACTTTCCAATGCCGTTGATAAATACAACGAAATTCAGAAAACACTTGAAAACTATAACACAAGTGAAGAATTTAGTAAAGCATTTGATGAAGCTCAGAAAGCTACTGAAAGTTATAGTCATACTGTAGAAACCAAAAACATTGATGATGTTGATAGGCTTTACGATTTAACTCAGCAATACAAGGACAAATTAATTGACTTGGCTAATGGTGATGAGGATTTAATTAGCTATGTTAATACTTTCTTTGAAACTTTACCTGCAAAATTAACGACAGGTACTTTTGATATTTCTGAGTGGACGGACGATATTGACGAAGTTCAAAATAAGGCAAAATCACTCAAAGACACTTTAACGAGTCTGCAAGACGGAAGTATTTCGGACAGTGATCTAGTTGAATTGTTTAAATCATATCCTGACTTAGCTAAGTTCTCAGGCAACACGGAAAAGCTGACAGAAGAAGTTAAGAAACTGATAAGACAAAACCCTAAAGAACTAACAGACAAATTAAAAGAACTATCAAACAGTTTGCCGAATGGCAATGATAAGGCTAATGTAGAAGGTCTTATTTCAAGCCTTGAAAAGCTTGGAGAGGTAGCTTCTTCTATTTCCGAAGTTAAGCTGTCTGTAGACGATATTGAGAAAATTTATGAGGAAACGTTTGATGATCTTATAGATAAAGCCGAGGACGAGAAAGATGTTCTTGAAGAACAAAAGAATATTCTTACAGAACAAAAAACTCAACTTGACAATATTATTTCTCAGTACGAAACCGTTGCAAACACAGTGGAGTCTTATATTGACGAGCAGAAATCAGCTATTGAGGACAGATACAATGCTGAAATTGATGCCATTAAATCCGTTAATGAAGAAAAACAAGATACTATTGACTTACAGGAAAAGTTAAATAATCTTGAAAATGCTAAAAAGAAAAAGGTAAATGTTTATTCTGAAGCTAGTGGTTGGCACTTAGAAACCAATACCGAGGAAGTAAACAAGGCACAGCAGGAATATGAACAGGCTAGTGCTGATAAACGTGTATCTGACCTTGAAAAGCAGCGTGATAAGGAAACTTCATTGTGGGATAAGTATAAACAACAGTGGCAAGACCTTATCAACAGCTCTACTAATACAGAAAATGAACAGCTTGCCAAAGATATTTTAGGTGTTAATTGGACGGACAAAATAGCACAGCAAGACACAAATATTCTTAATGACTTTGCAAGCAAATACCAATCTTATCGTTCTCAACTTTCAGATCAGGTTGAAAAGGAAATTGAGAGCGTTGAAAAAGAGATAACGGCTAAAAGCAAAGAAATTGAGGCATACAAGAAAGAAAAAGAAGCTTTATCAAAGTATGTTACAGATATTACGAATAAGAATAAAGACTACATAAAACAGTTGACAGATGTTTCTGAAAAAGAAATGCAGACTATGGAAGGTAGGACTAAGTTCTTAGAGAATTGTAAAAAACGTGCTAGGGAAGCTCTTGACTATTCTGATATTTCTGTTGAGGGCGCTAAATCGAATGGTTTGTATCTTGTTCAATATGACGGTGAAACTGTTGGAACAGGGCTTGATGAAGCACAAGCAGAACAGTTAAAATCTGAGCTGTATGGCAAAATGGTTTCATCAGAACTTTTGGCTAATCCTATGCTTGGTAAGAACAAGGGTGCATTAACAGCTATTCTTAACGCTTTAAAGAGTAAGTTTAACATTATTAAGCCATATCGTTCAGGTGGTATTGATGATTATACAGGGCTTGCTCAACTTCATGGAAAACCAAATGCAGTTGAAACTATCTTCAATTCAGAGCAAGGCAGAAAGCTATACAACCTTGTAGCTAATACTGATAACCTTGTCAATTATATTGGAGACAAGATTTATAACGGCATAACAGATTTGGTAAGGACAAAAATGTCCTCGCCAAACAATATTCAAAATAGAAATGACACAAACAATAAGACTATCGTATTTCAGATCGATACTGTTAACACAACAGACGGCACAACATTTTTGGAACAAATGAACACCTATCTGCAACAGGCTGATTTGGATAGAATAGTTGGCAAAAATTATTAAATAAATGCAAAAGTAATAAAGAGCCATTAATTATTTAGTGGCTCTTATCTTTTGGAAAATAAGAGAGGTGAAAAAAATGATTATGACTCCTACATTGGTATTTCCTGATGATGAGGTTGTAAAGATAGATAAACATAAGGACACAAATGGTGAATATGATCGTGCGCCGCATTTCAGCTATCAGTTTAATTGTACGGCAGGTTCGGCTATGCGTTGGGCATTGTGCGAGTACACAAACCTTAAAACAGGTGAGGTTAATCACTCTTATTTTCCAAAGGGTGGTGACATAAACACCTTTTACAATGGTGATAAAGTTGGTGTTAATGAGTTAGTTTTTAATGATATTGCTGAGAACGGTCATGACTACCAATATCAATACATTCTTTTTCAAACAGACCCTACAACCATAGCTGACGACACTCAATATGGAGATGGTGTTGGTTTGTATGATATGTATTTCTGTCGTGGAAAAGTTCAGAGAGCAGGTTCTTCAACATCATTTTATATAAACAAGGAAATAGGCAATTTGAAAGACGCTTATTATTATGAACGTGCTGACGGTTCAAATTACTTAGTTGGTGGTGCATACATGGAGATAGGTGAAGAACGTAGGTTTATTGAAAAGTATGACTACAAAACAGGCATGGTTATATTGAAATCTGCTTTTACAAATGCACCAACAGTAGGCACTGAATTTAGGATATTTACTAATTACTTCATAGATAAACCGCACTATGTAAAATGCAGAAATGACCCTGATTGTATTGTTACGGTTGAAGTAAATGAAAACAATTCTACCAGACCAATACATTGTGAGACAACGTACACTCACCCTAATCATGTCGGCTTGAAGTATTATAAATACTATTTGTACCAGATAATTAATTCAAATGTAGTCTATGACGGAACTATTCAGGACAGTACAAATGATACAACTCAGGTCAATCTTGGTAAAAGTATAGGTGAAAATATAGTAAATAAGTGTATTACTATAGAGGTAGAGCCTAGTGGAACAGAGGGTCATGTTACCGAGGGTATTAATGGTTTTATTTCTAACTACAATACTGCTACAGGAATGGCTACAATTTATTGCCCTGCAAACACTCAGTTTGTGAAAGGTGCAAAATTTACTGTTTATAGTGAAACGCAGAAATTGATTGATGAGAGTCCTGCAATTTATAATTTCAGACTTAACTATGATTTCTATGCTATGCAAGCAGGAAATTCATATTGTGTTGTTAGTGAGATTATGACACTTGACGATAAAATGTATCATTTTAGCAAAAGAGTATCGTTCCAAGGCAACGAGTTAGGTGATTTAGTAAACAACTTTAATTGTTTAATAATTAATAATCGTATAGCAATGCTGTCATGGAATACAACTCTTAGTGGTACTGCAAAGATTTTTAGACGTAATGTGAATGAAGAAGATTATGTTTTTCTTGGTACTACTAATACAAAGAGCTTTTTTGACACAACAGTTGGTAATAAACAGAATTATGAATATTATATTTGCTACGGAGATTACAAACCATATAAATCAGAGCAAGTATCGGTAGACAAGGACGGTTGGTTTATATACTCTTTAACCGATTTGGGTACAAAATATAACAAAAAGTATTATGCTATTTCTGAGTGTTGGGAGTTTATAACAGGTATGACCGATAATGATATCACATCAAATATTGGTCTTGCAGTACATACAGGAACAGGTATTAAGCCAAAAACAACTAGAACAGTAACAGACTATGAGAGTGGTTCTTTCTCTGCTGATCTTCTGACAATTAATTGCCCTGACGGTCAAATAGTCGATAATATTGACAGAGTAAAAGCATGGACTAAATTTATTAAAGGCAAGAATGATTTTATGTTAAAATCTCATAAGGGCGATGTTTGGATTATAAATATCTCGGATAACCCTACTAGAATTTATGATAGCACAAGTGTATTAGGGCTGACTAATATTAAGTATGATTGGATTGAAGTTGAAGATATAAACGATGTAATAATTATTAGATAGGAGGTAGGGAAGTATTATGGATTATTATAGTAAAATAGACAATGCTTATCTTGCCGAGTTACATAAGCCAATGCGAAAAATGTATGTTAAAATGGAAATTTTATCACACTATGAAGGTGCTATTGGTGAAATAACAAGTGACTTATCTTCTACAGATGGTTCAATAACGATTAATAAAGAGCAAGGCTGTCGTAGGTCTTGCTCTTTATCTATTATTGATAGAAGTGGCAAATACATACCTCAAAAAAATAGTCCATTTTGGTACAATCGAAAATTCAAAATCTTTATTGGATTGCAAGTTGATGAGAATATTTATTGGTTTCCGCAAGGTGTTTTTGTTGCAAAGTCAGCAAACTCTAATGGTAGACGATTAAATGTTGAGGGTGTTGATAAATATGGTTTTCTTGACGGAACATTAAATGCTAGAATGTGTCTTGTTGAGTATCAGGCTAGTGTAACTAATTCTAAAAAAGGAACGAATATTGCGACTTTAATTAAGGACACGCTTATGCTTGATTTGGGTAATAATATACCTCTCGACCCTGTTGAGCCTATTATTGACCCTATTTTCTATAATGTAACTCTGTATGACGATATTGTAGTTGATGAGGGCGGTTATCTTGGTGAGATTTTCGACAAGATTGCCGAAATGTATGGTGCTAACATTTATTACGATGTTAATGGTAGATTGAGAATGGAAAGAGTTTTCAACTATAATTTACCTTCTTGGTATCGTCATTTGTCACCACAATTTGAATTGAGTGAAACCGAAATTACAGAAACGGATATTAATTATACTTATAATTATGACGGTGTAAACATTATCACAGTTACAACAGACAATACAAATGGTGAAATTTATTCGTACACAGCTAAAAATGAAAACCCACAATCACCTGTAAATATAAATGCTGTTGGTTATAAGGGTTTGGACGGTGGTACTTATTATATACCCCTAGGAGATACAAGTGAAGAAAGCGGAGAGGAAAAGTGTAGGCAACAAGCCGAATATATGTTACTACAACATACTTGCATGAGTACAGGTATAAGTTATAATCTGCCGATTACTCCACATTTGAATGTTGATAATACCGTTAGGGTTAGCAATGATTATTATAATTTTGACAAACAGTTATTTATCGTAAACTCTATTACAATGCCTTTATCGGCTTCTGAAATGAGTATTGAAGCCACTAATCTGCAATGGCTACCATTTGATACAGATTGTATTTCGATTTACTGTGAAAATTCGAGTGATACAGTGGCAATATCTTACAATACGAATGGTGGCAAGGACAAAGACGGTAATACTATCACTTATAAGAGTATCAGCCAAGCCCCTAATAAACAAATTGTTTTACAAGGTGGGGATATGTATAACGAGAATAAATTATTTGTGTGGACGGATAGTCAGGGCAATAAATACAATTATGGTGACGTGTACACTGTACCAAATAACAATGCAACACTGACAGCTCAATGGATAACAGGAAATGAAGTTACAGTTACCAATACGTTATCGGCAGATAGCACGGTAGAATTTCAATCTATGTCACCGTCACGTTGTTTGATACGCTATGATGACAACGAAGTAGTCAGACGTAATACAAACACAATTTCAATATTTAAAAAGAATTATTCTTTGGGTACACATGATACAACTATTGTGTCTGAGAGTGATGATTTAACTAACTTTGACAATGCTTTTGATAAAGAAACAACTACAAAGATAGATTGCTCCAAAGTAAAAGCTACCTACCTCACTTCACCTATGGGAAACGGATTTGAGAATATGACAGATTTTGTTTTCCCTGCTAATCTCGCAAACATTTCGACCAGTAAGGGTGTGTTGTCGGGTTGTAAAAAGCTTGCAAATATTACATTTCCTACAGTATACTGTGATATTTCGCACCCTGAATCGTTTCTTGCTAATAGCACATTTGTTAATGGTTTGGAACTACCTTACACCTTGAATTTCACACCAATGGTTTCAGTTGGTAAGCAAACAGGTGTCGAAGAAATAAAACAAAACGAGATACTAAAAGGAAGTCATGTTGTTAGAAGCCTAAACATCAAAGCATCAACTACGAATAAATGTGTAGTGTATGTAAATAAAGAAACAACAAGTTTAGTTATTTATCCTGCGACAGTGCAGGGAAGATTCTATCTTATGGACAAAGGTATTGATGGAGATTTATCTGGACTTCAAAGTATACAAATTGGGCGATCTACCAATATTAACGATACCGATGGTTTTGCAAGTAATACATCGGCAAACATAAATTTAAGTTTAGACTTGCAATCGGGTAATTGTACTACCAAAATACCTAAAAACGCTTTTAATGGCTATAGTGGTAATACGATTAATGTTATAATTTATGGTAATGTGACCGACAGCAATGGTATTACGCTTGAAAGCGGATCGTTTTGCAATATGCCTAATATGACAAAATTGCCAATGACAAATAGTACAAGCTTAAAAGTTATACCGGAGAACTGTATGAATAATTTAGCCTCATTAACTTCAGCGACTACAGGCTATGTGGTTGACGTTGAGGGTTGTAACGATATGCTTAACTTAACAAGTTTAAGGATAGAAAGTTCTTGTGAAATAATGAATGGATTTAATAACTGCCCTAAATTGAAAAGTTTGTCATTCATGAGTGATGGAAAAGTAAAAGAGATTGGTGGGTTAGACAATAACGCCATTGTAACATTTTATATTCCAAATACGGCTTTATCTGTATCGGGCGTGAATAATTGCTCTGCATTAACAACGGTTGCTATTGGAGCTTCTTTGACTAGCTTTACAGGGTTTAATAATTGTCCTAAATTAAACAAGTTTACTGTGGATAGTTCTAATACTACTTTCAGAGTCGTTGAGAATAACCTCTACCAAGGGAATAAACTCTGCCGTGTTCCAATGAGTAGGTCAGATATTGTAGTAGCAAATGGTACAACGGAAATCATGAGCAATGCTATTCAGGTTACTTTTGCAAACAGCATTTCCATTCCAAATGATTGCATTTTAGCCAACGACTCAATCAAATGTCAAAGTGTAGGTCAAATTATTTTCCATACTTCTTTTAATACGGAAACTGGGAAATATAATAATTTAACTATGACCGATTTTAGTACTCTTGATAACGTACAAGTCGGAACTATTTTCACATATGGAAATGGTATAACAGATACTACAAACGCAAATTGTTTGCCTGTTGTAAAACACTGTATAGAACATAATATCAATTATGTTGATATGAACGAAACAAATACTAACGCTCGTGGAGCTATTGGAATAAGCGGTAATGCAGAATTGGATGGTGATAACTGATGATAAATACTTATACTTGTACTCCAAATCAAACTTCTTCTGAAACTGTGTTTGCAGACCTTAAAACATTTTTTGAAGATAAGTGGGCTTGGAGTAAAATTGAAACAAATTATCCTGATAGTGAGTCCACCGATTATAACACTTTGACATTTTGGATTGATAATACAACGTACTTTAGAATAATGTTTGATCCTGCAAAGTCACGTTATTGGGCTGGGTGTGGTGAATATGACTCTTCCCAAACGTCACCATATGCTGATTACGTCAGCTTTGCCTATAGCAAGTTTGATAGCATTATGTTGTACACTACAAGTCGGGGAATGTTAATTTTGTTCAAAAGTGGAGATAATGACTATGTATTAGGTGGGGCTATTGCAAAAATGAGAAAGCTATCTGACAATACGGAAATTACAGGTTTCTTTACACCAACTTCAAATTCAGGACATCAAGGAAGTAAAATGGCAAGCTTGTATAATATGTTTAGTCAAAGTTTGCACAATGGCGGTACAAACCTTGTACCACAAGTTGATTTTAATATACCATTGAATAGCACGGTTGAGGGGCAATACGCTGCTAAAACTGACGGAATATTCTATGTTTATATGGGGCAAAGTAGTGTGTTTCCTGCTGACGGAACTGTTGTAAAATTTACAATGAATGGTGTTAATTATGTGGGTAACTGCAAAATGGTTTTAGCTGATTATTCGTAAAGGCGGTGTACAGAATGTCTAAAATGAATAAGCTGATTAAGGAAAGTCAAGATAATAAAAAAACACTTGGTTACACCTATGGAACAGTTAAAAGCTATGACTCTACAAACTGCACGGCTGTTGTTTCGCTATTAGAGTATAATGGTGCTGAAAAATCTTTCTTGAATAAATCAGGTGAGATTTTAAGCATGGGAGATAGTGTGTGGATCTATTTCCGTGGTGGCGGTATAAACGCTGGCTACATTGCTATCAGGAATGGCAAGCCCGTACCTCTAGGAAGTCAAAATTCTAGTGTAGGGCGATTTGTTGAATACATTGATAGTGGTGGTAGTAGACACATCTCAGAAAAGTTTAATTATTATGGCGATTCTTATATAACCCCTGATGGAACAGGGCAGATTATTTATCTTGAAAATATTGCTCATGGTGATTATAACCATGTTGAAGGTCAAGCAAATCACTGCTACGACTATAGTTATGACAGCAATAACTATATTGATTTTTCAGAAATGAAAATGCGTATGTTGGTAAACTATACTCGTGAAAATAGCAGTTTAAATTCCTTAACAGGTTTTAATAACACTAGCGTTGGTGGTTTTTCTAATCACGTCAGCGGTATGTGGAATACGTCTGAATATAGCATAGCGGTTGATTGTAGCGGTGCAAAAAATACTGTTTCTAATTCTTGTGATACATATGTTAATGGTATAAATAATATGCTCGAGGGTGTAGCTAATAGTATTGTAGTTGGCACATCGAATATTGTTAAGGGCGATAAGACTAAAGATCAAATGGCGAAATATAACGCCGTGTTTGGATATCACAATGATGTTCTTAATTATGATGGATGTCTTGTTGCAGGTTTATGGAATCGTGCCACGGCAGATAGCCAAACCGTTATAGGTATCAATGCAAAACCAACTTATAAAAGCTCGGAAAATGCAAGTATACTATTTAATATAGGAAACGGTCATAATATAGAAGATGGTTCTCTAACTCAAAATTCTGCAATGCAAGTGGACTTTTCAGGCAATGTTTATGCTGGCGGTGCGTACAAAACTATTGGTGCTGACTATGCCGAATATTTTGAATGGCTTGACGGAAATGTTGACAATCAAGATAGGATCGGATTATTCGTTACGCTTGACGGTGATAAAATCAAGCTTGCAAATAAAGACGATTATATACTCGGCGTCATATCAGCCAATCCTTCTGTTGTTGGTAACTCTGCTGAATTAGATTGGTATGATAAGTATAAAACAGATGTCTATGGACGGTTGATTTATGATGAGTCACACAATCCTATAGTCAGTGAAAACTATAACGATACGCTTGAATATGTTCCTCGTGGGGCTAGAAAAGAGTATAGCAAAGTTGGCTTGTTAGGACAGTTAGTAGTTCAAGATGACGGAACGTGCAAGGTCAACGGATATTGTACGGCTAGTGTGAATGGCGCGGCAACCAAGTCAGATAGTGGTTATAGGGTTATCAAACGTATTGATGAAACACATATAAAAATAATACTTAAATAGAAAGAGGGCTAACAACCCTCTTTTATTATTGGAGGAAAAGTTATGAAAGAGATTATTACTCAGATGATTACAGAGTATTTGCCTGTAATTTTAACAGCGGTTATGACGGCTATTGTCGGTTTTGTAAAATCGAAGTATACAAAAATCGCAAATGACAGCATTAAGAAAGATGTGGCGGCTACAACGGTTAAGTATATAGAACAGATTTATAAAGACGTTCACGGCACAGAAAAGCTTGAAAAGGCTAAAGAAACCATGCTTGCCCTGCTTGAAGAAAAGGGCATTAAGATTTCCGATGTAGAGCTTGTTATCTTGCTTGAAAGTGCTGTTAAGGATATGAATTATAAATCACTCACAGATTTTATTGACGAGGTTAAGAATGGTGGCGGTGAGTAAATGAACACAGTTAAGGAAATTGCTACCTACTGTGGAAGCATTACGACCATTTTGGCACTGATAACAATTATTGTTAAACCAATCAGAAATAGATTTGTAGGGTGGATTTCAAAAACAAGTGATAAAGATAATCTAAATAAAAAACTAGATAAACTAACAGCATTAGTGGAAAGACAGGTAGAACAGAATAAAAGTATGGAAACTGAGTTGCAAAAACAAAGTTTGGCTTTGCAGGCTACGTTGAGAAATTCTATTTTGGCGATTTATAATTCAAGAATGAAAGAAAATAGTATTTCACTGTACGAAAAAGAAAATCTCGCAAGACTATACGAAAGCTATTCGTCTATTGGTGGCAATAGTTTTGTACATAACTGTGTAGACGAATTAAATAAACTGCCTGTAAAAGAAGATTAATTGGAAAGGAAGTAATTTTTATGGCAACAACAATAAAAGGTATAGATGTTTCCCATTGGCAGGGTACTAATGTAGATTTTAACAAAGTAAAAAAGGCAGGATATGACTTTGTTATGATAAACGCAGGCTACGGCAAACATATCGATCAGAAAGACGAATGTTTTGAAACCAATTACAAAAAGGCAAAATCAGCAGGACTTAAAGTTGGTGCTTATTGGTATTCATATGCTCTAACAAAGGCAGAAGCCGAATTAGAAGCCAAGGTGTTTCTTGAGGCAATCAAGGGTAAAACTTTTGAAATGCCTATTGCTTTTGATATAGAAGATTGTACACAGTGCGATTTATCGGCTTCTACTATAGGTAGTATAATTAATGCTTTTTGCGGTTATTGTGAAAAGAAAAATTATTATGTAATGCTTTATAGCTATACTGCTTTTCTTAACAGTAAAGTTCCTAGTGATTGTAAAAACAAATATTGTGTATGGCTTGCCGAATTTGACAAGTCAAAGCCTTCATACGGTGGTAGCTATGGTATGTGGCAGTACACAAGTAAAGGCTCGGTTTCAGGTGTAAATGGAAACTGTGATTGCAATTATGCCTATAAAGATTTTACCGCAATTATAAAGAAAAAGGGTCTTAATGGTTTTAAAAAGCAAAAAACTAATGAACTTCCAACACTTGAAAAGTCTGGTTACAAAAAGGGTGATAAGACCAGTGGTGTTCTTGCTCTAAAAGAAATGCTCATCATAGCTAAGGCAAGAAAACTTCACAACGTCACACTTGACGAGAATGGTATTTTTGGTGAGGGTACTGAAAAGGCTGTTAATGCTCTGCTGAAAAAGTGGGGCTATAAGCAGAATAGTATTGCAGGCGAGAAGTTTATCAAGAAGCTTGCAAGTGCTATTAAATAATACTAATTATTTTTGTTTTTAAAGGGCGAGGTAACACAGCTTCGCCCTTGTTATATTTTATTTATACGAAAGGAAGATGAACTATGGCGTATTGTGCTACAAACGGAAACCTGTATGAAAACGGAAAAGCTTTTGAGCTGAAAGTTGGCATTGGTGCTGATTTTAAAGTACAGGCTTCGGGAACTGGCAGTTTTCAGGTTGTAGGAAAACTGACTCAGAATGGTGCAGAGGAAGTGCTTATGATGGTCGATCTGAGCGACTTCTCAACAGTTGATACGATTACAACAGAAAATGTTTATGCAGGAGATGTTAGTGGTTACTATAGTGTAACTGTTAAAAATGTCAAGGGTGTAAACAAAATTTGGGGAACGATCACATATTAAGGAGGTGGATTTATGGCTACAGATATTATTGCTAGAGGCATGGCGGCTAATGCTAAAAAATCTGTCACCGCATTAGGCAACAAGATTGAAAGTGAAAAGTGGATTGGTACAAAAGCCGAGTGGGAAGCTGTTGATAAATCCACTATAAAAGACGGAACAATCGTATATATCACTGATGATAAAACGGTGATTTTATACGATAAAGCGGAAATGGAAAAGATAGCCACTAAGGTCGCAGAGGACCGCAAAGCTGCTGAAACCGCAGCACAGACGGCACAATCCATAGCTGATAGCCTGCCTGATGACTACGTGACGGCAGTTGCAAAGATAGCTGAAAATACGGCAGAAATAGCTAACGTGAAGCTGACCGACAAGGAACTGAAAAGACGTGTGGACGCACTGTTTGACATGGGTCAGGGTGTGACACATAGGTTTGAAACAGACACAGATACGGCATATCAGAAAACTGTGCCTACAGGTGGTAAGCTGATGTCGGTTAAGAATGTTGGTGGCAGGTCGATTGTGTTTAACCAGTTGGTCGATTTTTCTAAATCCAAAGAAATTACAGCCAATGGCGTTACGTTTACGTTTTTAGGTGACGGAATTGTTGCATTGAACGGAACGTGTACAAAAGAAGGGCAAGCAATTGCCGTAGCAACCCTGGCAAATGTGAAAGGTCATAAATATTTACTAAGGGCAAACCCACTGTCAGGTGTTTATGGAGTAAAACAACTTTTATTTTCATCGCAAGGATACGGAGATGACCAAACAGGTCGTGGGGTTATAATCACAAATGGAAGTAGTAATGCGAAATGGTACTATACGTTATATCTATACAATGGCGTTACATATGATAACGTTAAATTACAACCACAGATTTATGACCTCACCCTCATGCTCGGTTCAGGAAACGAACCCACAAGCGTGGAAGAATTTGAGAAAATGTTTCCTGCCGATTATTACCCATATAATGCAGGTGAGATTGTCAGTGCAGGCACGGAAGAGGTCTCTGTGGGCGATACCACTCACCAAATCCCCGAAGCTATCAAGGCACTGCCTGGCTACGGCTGGAGTGCAGGAACGGCTAAGAACTATGTGGATTATGAAAATAAAAAATACTATCAGTGCGTAGACAGCGTTGATTTGGGGACGCTGAACCTAATACAGGTAAAGGGACGTTTTACTGTTGATGTGTCCGATAGTTTGGACAAATTGATAAAAAAACCTAAGGACCCAGAGACAACCATAAATATCGTATGTAGTCATTTCACAGCCGTATCATATGCTGCCCCTTGGGTAGATCATATAGTATCGTGTCACATCAGTGAAGGACAGAAACGAATATTATTCATAGATTCAGCCTACACCGACGCCACCGCATTTAAACAGGCAATGTCAGGTGTAATAATGTATTATGAACTGGCTACACCTATCGTCACCAACATTTCAACCCTGGTTGACGACGATTTCCTGCGAAATCTAACAGTTGAAGCAGGCGGTTCAGTGGCATTCAAAAACAGCAATGATAATTACCATATACCAGTGCCGTCGGAAGAAGAGTACATTGTGAAACTGAGTGAAGTAGGAGGTACAACATGACAGATCTACAGAGAAAAATGGCTGACAAGCTAGGGCTATCCACCGAAGATTTTCAGCCGAAGAAAGCCACAAAGGTGGACGAACTAGAAGCACAGGTGCTATATACTGCGCTGATGACCGACACGCTGATTGAGGAGGACAAGGAAGATGTATAAGAAAGTCAAACGTTTGTACGATTTAGGGTTGTACACCGCTGAACAGGTCAAGGACTTTGCTGACAGGGGGAAGATAACCCCTGAGCAGTATGAAAAAATCACTGGTGAAAAGTATGAAAGCGAGGATAACGAGGGTGGTGGAAAGACCAAATGAGCGTAAGTATATATAATAAAACGGATAATAAGCTTAGTCCACTAGCAAACCAAACGGAGCTTATGGACAATGACAGTACGGCAGATATTACAAGCCAAATAGAAAATTTGGCTACCTCGGTTAAAAGAAACACAAATGAAATATCTATTCTGAGTGGAAGTTGTGTTCGCATGGGGGAATTAAATCGTAATGTTCATACCGCAGGTGGTACATGGAATTGTAATGATCCAGATGGTATAAATGGGCTTCTAGGTCAAATAAATCGTAGCGATATTTATGAAGTAGGTCTTGGTACAGAACTGAAATTAAAAGGAACTATTGAAAATGTTCCTTGTATCGTTAATGGCGAAGAAAGTACAAAAACGGTAGAGTATGATACTTATTTTGTATGTGTAGCTGTGGATTTTCTTAGGACTACAAAAGCCTCAAGTGGAAAACGGTCATATACATTTATGCCTTTTGGTTCACCAATAGGAACAAATGCTATTGATAACGCTACAGGTTTAGGTGATGTTCACGCATACTCTCAAACTTTCATTCAGCAAAAGGTTATGCCTGTTTATACTACACATTTTAAAAATATTTTTGGGAATAATCTTGCTGAGTTTTCAGACCCATTGCCACTTAAAATCAACAAATCAGCCACAAGTTATACTTATGTCAATGGTGGTGGAAGAAGTGTGGAAAACTATGGCTCTAGTGATAGCTATACATCCTATTCGCTTAGATTACCGAGTGAGCCTGAGATTTTCGGACATTATATTACATCGGGTTGTTATGACAATTCGGGCATGGAATCACAGTTGCCATACTTTGCAAATAAGCCAATTACTACAGCTTTAACAGGCTTGGGTTATGATACCACTGGTGGAATGTGGCTATCGTCATATTCGGGTATGAATTATTACGGATATTATGATATTGATAAAAGAACAATTCACGCAAGACCAGCCAATGCCGAGTTTGGTATTTACCCACTTCTGACATTGGTTCAGAAATAATTTTAGGGTACTAGATTGATTTCTAGTACCCTATAAGAAATATATTCAAAATAACTTTATAAGAAAGATGAAAAATAGATATTTATAAAGGAGAATTGTACACAATGGGCATTGAAGAAGATGTTTATAAGATAATGCATGGAATCCCTTGTGAGCCTAATATCGACCCTTGTATTTGGGAAAACGAATATGGGTATAAATCTTGTAGGGAAGATAGAAAAGAAACTATGAAACAAGATATAGAAATGATGTTGATGAAACAGAATGTGGAGATATTGAAACAGGATGTAGACAAAATGAAAAAGCAAATACGAGAATTGAAGCAAGAGAAATCTAAGTATAAGGTAAAAGTTAAGAAGAGGAAATGATATGGAAAAAGAAAATTCTAAGTCGATAGCTTATATTGATATCCTTACAAACATTATAGGAGAACAAAGAAATATGACAGATGAAGAGTTAGCCATATACAGAAAAATACTTTATCAAGGTGCAGAACATCATCCACTTTCAGATAAAGAGAAATTCTTAGTTGGGGAAAATACCCATAATATTTAA